TGGACGAGCCAATGATTTCTTCACAGCATGATACATATGACTTAGCTATGCAAGAAATTGTTAAGCATAAAGACAAACTGAAATTCAAGAGTTTGACGATACTACAAATTATAACCGTTAATTACGACGGTGAAATAAATTAAAGTCATGAGAGTAGAATATATCATAATCATTATCATTTTTATCCATTGGGTAGGAGATTTCTTATTCCAGACGTTTAAAATGGCTACCAATAAAAGCAAGGACAATTATCAGTTGTTTATACATGTCCTTGTTTATTCATCTGTATGGCTTGTAGGCTTATTCTTTTATAGCGTAATGCAAGTAGCTGTATTCTTCGTGATTACCTTTATATTTCATTTCTATTTAGACTACATCACAAGCAGATGGACTTCAAGTCTACATAAGAAAGAGAAGTTTTATGGCTTTCCAGCCTTTTTTAGCGTAATCGGTTTAGATCAATTTTTCCACTATGCACAATTAATTTTAACATTTATTCTTATACAAACATTATAATGGCTACATTAAGAGAAGTTAAGGAATGGCTTGAAGCACTGCCAGAAGAATTTTTAGATTTCGAAGTTGTTAACGGCGAAGAAGGAAAAATAGACGATCAATACACCTATCGTATTGACAAGCCAATTGTTTGCCTCATGGTCGATGAAGAAACAAAAGAAATTGCATTTTTGAATGTACCTGCCGATGAAGCAGAAGTAAAAATAGACTAATTATGATCAGAATAAATAATACTAATTACAGCGGAAGTTCTGTAACTATCTCAAAAGGCAAAATAATTATCGATGGCATTGATGTAACGCCCGATTCTAAAAAAATCGATATTATCGTTGATGGTAATATCAATAAACTAAACGTCGATTCTTGCGATAGTCTTAAAGTGACTGGCGATGTGGACACTTTATCGACAATGTCTGGCGATGTGGACATAACAGGTAATGTTACTGGTAATGTTAAAACAATGTCTGGCGATGTTAAATGCGAGAATATTGGTGGTAATGCATCGACAATGTCTGGCGATATAAAATATCGAAAATGATTAAGTTTCTTATTCAAACAATCGATGGCGAAGTGAAACATGATTTCAGCTTTGCTTTAATAGAGAGTCTCCGTTATCAGGCATGGGCAGATAAAACCAGTCCATTCATGTACACATATATGGATACTAATGGACTGAGATTAAATCAATTTAAGCCAATCTATAGTGATTACATTCCTGTAGGTAGCGTTGAGTTTGTTTCTGATTTTCTATTTCAATTTTTCGGAAAAATACCTTTGCCAATAAATATACCAGCTGAATTAATGTCAGAGGATTTTACCCACAGGCATGTGAAGAACGGTACTGAACTGGACATTGTTCAGAAGTCATTTGTAAAATCAAATGATAAGATCAAATCATTCACTGAAATTTGCGATCACGCACCTATTGGTAACTATCAAATATCCGATATTATTGAGATTGAGAGCGAATGGAGAGCATTTGTATACAATGGTGAGTTGGTTGGGCTTCAAAATTATTCAGGGAGTTTCACAGAATTTCCAAATGTGTATTTAATTAAAGTCATGATCAACGCATACAAGTCTGCACCAATAGCATACACATTAGATGTTGCAATTACAAAAGGTGGATGGACTTCGGTAATTGAGGCTCATGATTTTTTTAGTTGTGGACTATATGGATTTGCCGATCATAAAATATTGCCATTCATGTTTTCAAGATGGTATCAAGAATATATAAGAAATCTACCTTTCTAAAATGGCTGAAATTCGAAATACTAAAGCCAAATTTGAAATATACGATGTTTCAAACATACAAAAGGTTTATGCTCGTCATGCTGATTATTGTGGTACAGTGCTGTACTCAACAGATGGTGGCTATGTATGGCAATCCGTCGGCATGGATAGTGGCAAATGGGATTATCATAATTGGCTCTTTACATTCATCGCTTTAAAATAATAAACAATATGAAAAATTTACTACAAATCACATCTTTTAGAAATATTACGACACAAATAATAGTACCACTTCAAAAAGACGGTCTTTATCATACTAATCCTGTTTGCCAGAAAAAGCACTCTAAATATTATACCGTTGAGGCGTATTTAAACAATATTGAAGCTGAGATATTTAGCGTTCTAAGACTTTCAGATGGCGTTGAATTTCATATTGGCGATAATTTCATTTGGAATGATGAAACCATTTTCGAAATCAGTAAAATTAATTGGGAAGCTGGACAAATGAATTGTGTGCATAAATCGTCTAATGGTATGGGGTATGGGCAAAGCTTATTGATAGCGAAAAAGATCAATATCGTCAGTATGCGAAGATTTAAACTAATCAAGCTATATCCAAATAGTCCTGAAATTGATTCAATTGGGTATGTTGGCTTTAGAGGCATGAAACTCGAATCATATACCATGTTTCCCGAATACTGGAAAGAACTTTCGAAGCCTTTTACGGTTATACGTTATTCCGATGGTTTCAATGACTATTACATGAAAAGGAACGGCATGTATACCATCAATGGCGTACATGAATATAATTATGCGGATTTGACTCGTCTCGACAAAGCAAATTTACACATAAAAACCGTTCGCAGAGAGTCTGATGGAGAAAAATTTTCTATTGGCGATAAAGTTACCGACGATCTTGGCGTTATCTCAACAATAAAAAAATTTATGATTTCATCAAATTACTCATGCATTAAAATATATCCGTCAGAGCCTGGAAACCTCATTCTGCTTGACGACGCAACGATCATCGACACATTATTTACGACCACTGATGCCGTTCAAGTAACTGAAAAATCATTTCATCGTTATGACTTTTATCATGTTGACGAATATTTTAACAAGGTAAGGCTTTGTTATCCTATGGATTACGATTATGATAAGTATATTAACAGGCTATTTTCTTCGGCAAAAGCTGCTAATGAATTTATTTACAATCACAAGCCTGTATACTCTGAAAAACAATATCAACAAGCATTAGCTCCCAAAGGTGGCGACGGAATGAATGATTAAAACTGACCGATATGATTAACGAAGACAAATTAAAAGAAAAAATTGAACAAGAATATCGTTTTTATTTGGATAATCTTGAATATCAGGATAGAAAGATATTTATATACATGAAGCAATTAATGCTTTCATGGGTAGACGAATGTACTTTTATGCCTACAGGTAGAATGCCTCATATACCAGACTATACGGCTGGTCATAAGTACCGTAAGGATGTATTCTCTCCGACAGCAATGTATGAAGCAGCATATCTTGAAACAAAGCCTGAACCACCAAAATCGCAGGTTATACGTGAAGCTCATTTCAATATTCCTAAGAAATTTAAAACTTTCTGGGGCAAAGTTGTAACCTTTCGCAATTCTTCACGTATAATCAATAAAAATAAGTTTTGACGATGAATTATACAAGCAAGTGCCTTGAAGGCCCGATATTTTCAAGAGTTTGGGAAATGCCTAACAGCAACACCTTTGATATTAGGTGCATTAAGAAATTAATACACAAATACATCACAGATGATATGTTAAGTATTGACCCTTTTGCTAATACCAATAAAATTGCAAAGATTACAAATGACTTAGACCCTGATATGGGAACTGATTTCAATCTTGATGCAATGGACTTTTTAAAGACATTTGCCGACGAAAGCGTTGATTTTGTACTCTATGACCCACCTTACTCTACTCGTCAGGTATCTGAGTGTTACAAAAGATTCGGTAGGACTGTTAATATGCAGACAACTCAGGCAAGCTTCTGGGGTAATCTGAAAAAGGAAATTGCTAGAGTTTTAAAACCAAATGGAATGGCTATTTCATTTGGCTGGAATTCAAATGGCATTGGTAAAACTTTAAACTTTGAGCAACTAGAAATATTAATAGTTGCTCATGGCGGAATACATAATGACACAATTTGCACAGTTGAACGTAAAACAAAATAATATGAACTTCACATTATACGATAAAGCACTTTCTGATAAGATTACTGTACAAGGTACAGCAACCATGAAAAAAATGTTGGCAAACGAAAATAGACTCATGGTATCGAATGCTAAAAAATATGGCATTAAATGTCATAGAGATACCAACCACCGATATGATGGCAGGTCATACCGTTATCATCTTACGATGGTACATGATTTTTTCAACAAATACTCGTATCTTATTAAAGATCATGAGGACTTCTTTTATGCAAAAGCGAGTTGCTTCACCCATGATACAATTGAAGATGCTCGGCAAACATTGAATGACGTGATAAAAGCTTGTGGCGTTAAAATAGGCGAACTATCATATGCTCTTTCGAATGAAAAGGGTAGAGTTCGTGACGAAAGGGCAAATGCAAAATATTATGCCGACATGCGTAAAGTACCTCTAGCACCTTTTGTAAAAATATGTGACAGACTTGCAAATGCCGCTTATTCGAGCATGAAAAAGGGAAAAATGTATGACGGTTACGCAAAAGAACTTGATCATTTTGAAGAAGAACTATTTGACGAAAAATACGCCATTATGTTCGATGAATTACGCAAAATTTTAAACAAATAATCATGCACAAGAATATTACGACAATTGTTTTTAAGGATATCATTTCCTTTCCATGCATATCTAGCGATTTATCTGGCAGCGATTGGTGTGTCGCTACGTCATTGTTCCGAAGCCCTAGAAATTATTATCAATTGGCACTGTTATCAGATGAAAGCTTTGTGCCTAAAAACTCGCCTGTGTACGATGATGGTCAGATACGTCCAGCTACTAATAATGAGCCAGATGTAATGATCGTTGCAATATATCCAAAAATGTATGAGTTGCCAACATTTACAGACGAATTTATAGCTCAATGGATGATAACACGTCCAAATGGCGTTGATGTTACATACAATCAGGAATGTGGTCAAGACTTTCATAAAACAAAATTATTCGTATTCAACGGTTATGTTTATTGTAATATTATTAAGCCATTATTCAATGCCGAAGAACTAATCGAATTTCATAAGAAAAACAATATTCCCACAAACATAACCACAAAAGTCTTACAGGATATGGGAGAGAGTCTTGACAAAGCACTTGAAGATGAAAGCGAAGAAACCCTCACTGCTTGGGTTAAGGAACAGCGTGAAAGCGACGAAACATTATGTAAGCTTATTCCAAAAACGGTGGCATTTGAATTTGCCGACTGGTGCGGCGAAGGCTACATAAAATGTGGCGGTGGCTGGATGCTTAAATATGCGTCGCAAATCAAAGCAGATATTTACACTACATCGGATTTATACAATGCATTCACAAGTTTGAGAAAGGTTTTTGGCTATGGAAGATAGACGTGTAAAATGCTTAAGCTGTGGCATTGTTCACTACAACATTATTTGCCCAAATTGCGGCTCGGTTGTTTGTACCGATGCCGTTGATAAATAAATGTTACGATAATTGTAACAAAATCAAAAATTCAACGTATAACTAAAAAAATATTACTATGGAATTAAATGATCTTAAACTAGGCAACGAACTTCATGAGAAAATCAGGAAATCTGGTGACGTATTAGACTGTTTTGAATGGACTTACTATAATGAAAAAGACGAATTGGTTCACGAAGGAAGCCGAGAGCCTACACTGATCATTGAATTCGATAGCAATGAAGGCGGCAGAGACACTTTGCCGATTCCATTTGTTATGAATCCTGTCTTAATCGAATTGATCAAAGACTTCGTTATTAATGAACGATTTAAATTGGAGAAAGAATTTAAGGAATTATAATATGAGCAAGCGCACCAATAAACAGATTCTCGACAGGTTTCATTATCATGAAGCTATGGACAGAACCTACATGATTCAGAGCAATGTTGAAACATTCTTAGTTGAGCATCCAGTATATGATGCTAACAAAAAACTGAGAAAGAAAGCTGAAAAGGTAAGTACCCTACTTGCCGAACTGTATCAAGAAATAAGCACGAAAGAATATAAAAAATTTAAGTAAATGGGAAAAGTGAAAATTATTGGAGTAATCGAAAACACTACGCCAACGCCAGAGCCTGAAATAATGGAGTTTGACGACTGGTTAGAATATCATGTTGACGAAATCGACATTGAATTAGCCGAAAGCGGCGCAGACAGAGAATTAGATTTCGACTCAGAAAAGGAATACGAAACAAGATATTTCAAGTACTTGGATAATCCCTTCAATAAATAATGAAAATAGCCAATCCAAAAACGGCTATAGCTTATTGGGAAGAAGGACAGAAACATTGCTTTCCTTGGTATAAGAAAGGATTTTTCAAAAAGTATCTACGAAATAAATTCATAAGAAAACGATTTACCGAAGATGGTAAGTGCAATTAAAATTAAATTAAGATGAATACAGAAAACGAAGTAAAGGGAACTACTGTCTTAAAATATGACGGCGAGGTAATTGATAACCAGAATGATAATGTTGACGAAGTCTATAATTATTTCTGGGTTGTCAAAGAATTAATGAAAGCTCAGATTTTGCTGATGCGTAAAGCGTTTCCTTCAAGCGATGCATGGTATTGCGGCTCAGCCGTAATTGGTGATCTAAGTAATTGCAAAAATGTAAGTTTTGTATTTGGGTCGGAAGAAGATTTGGAATGGATTAAGGAAGACTCAGACGTTTTCGTTGAACTCCCTTATGGCGCAACAATAGACTCAGATGAATTGGATTAAATTAGAGAAACAATTTCCAGCAAATGGTCAAGAGGTCATTTGCTGGAATGGTGTATCTAGCGTAATGGCTATTTACGAAGAAGGCATTGGTGGCGGCTTTAGAGTTCAACGCTATGCTACTATTGGAGACAGAATTTCTGTTTTATATTGGAGTAACGTTACGCATTGGATGCCAAAACCCTTAAAACCAGAGGAATTATGAAACACGCCAGAAAAAAAGATGATACTATCATTACTCATGAGTATTTGGATTCCTTGAACTTCGGTTCAAATCCAGTTAACACTATTTCTAATATCAGTCTCGCATATCGTGTTAAAAATTGTATATGCTTATTCTATAATGATCCATTTTCAGGGTCATGGCTGATTGGTCATGGTAATATGTATGAGGGTAAATATTATGCCTCAACATTTCGCTGGATTACAAAAAAAGAAGATTTGGTGAAAATCTATGAATCAATTATTGGTAAGCCAATTGCCGAAACCCCTTTTAGATCGAATTTATGAGTATACTACAAGATATCATCGAATCATATTGCGATGAAACATTTTTAAAAGCTGATGGTTTCGATGAAGCAATCATAGGCGTCGAAGAAGTATCAATGAGGCTAATATATTCTGTTTCAAAGTGCATTGACATTTTAATTGCACGTGATGGAATGTCATGGGAAGCAGCGGCAGAATTTTTCAATTTTAATGTAAGTGGCTCATATATGGGAGCGAAGACACCTATCTGGTGTGAAGATCAGTTCGAATCTTTTAGGGATTAAAAATAATTTAAAAATAATCACCGATTTTTGTAACATTTAGAAAGTTTCAACGTATAAGTAGTCATGGAAAGAATATATAACGATATTACAGTCGATAATGTAAATTACAAATGGTTCGTAAAGCATTATAACAGCGTTGGCGATTTTGTCTATATTCAATTAGACGGCAAAGTAGTTTTCCTCGACAAAGTAGCGTCATTACCTGTTCAACCCGAAACTATAAAAATAATTATTGCTAAATTAAATAAAGCTATGAGTAAAGTGAACCCTAATTTGAAGAGTGGTGTATCTGATTTAAAATCGGATGAAAGACTTGCTGGTGGATTTGGAACCAGATCGGCTAAACAAGAAGATTTAGCTCTGCTACGTAGAGTTGTGTTAGCGAACCTTTTATGGGAAAATATTGCGTATGCAAACGGTGAAGACGTTTCAAAGCAGATTAGCATGCTGATCCCAAAATGCGATCCTACCGAAGTGGCTAATCTTGCTGTCGAAGCGAGATTGGAACAGAAACTTCGTCACACGCCGTTATTTATCTGCGTTGAAATGCTTAAGTATCCAGAACATGCTGCATTGGTTGCCGATATCTTACCAAAGATTATCACCAGAGCCGACATGATCACCGACTTTCTTGCTATCTACAAGAAAATGAATGGTGGCAAGCTTAAACCGCTTGCAGCAGCTGCAAAGAAAGGTTTATCGAAAGCATTTTATAACTTTAACGAGTATCAGTTTGCCAAGTATGATCGCAATGCTGAAATTAAACTGAGAGACGCTATGTTCTTGGTTCACCCAAAACCTGCACAAGGCAAGGCTGAACTTTACAAAAAAATCGCTGATCGTAATCTTAAGACTCCTGACACATGGGAAGTTGCCTTATCGACAGGTAAGGATAAGAAAGCCACATGGGAGAGACTGATTGACGAAAAGAAAATCGGTGGTTTAGCAATGCTGCGTAATGTACGTAACATGGTACAGGCTAGTGTTAATTCAAATAGCATTAGAAAAGGCTTAAAGAACTTGAACAGTTCAATGTTATTGCCTTTGAACTACTTAACAGCTTCGAGATTCGCACCTGAATATTCGAGAGATATTGAGGACGCTATGGTTGAATCTTACGAGAATCTTCCAAAGCTTTCTGGTAAGACGCTATTCATTGTTGACGTATCAGGGTCAATGGGTTCAGTAACAAGTGGTCAATCGCAAATGAACCGAATGGATCATGCATGTGCTATGGCGATGCTTGCAATCAATCAGTGCGAAAGCTATGAAATTGTTGCAACTGCTGGTAGCGACGGAATGCACAAAGGTGCTCACGAGCATATCAAAAATCCTAAGAAAGGCTTCGATGTCTTTCAGCAGATTATGGACACGAGAAGTCGAATCGGCGGTGGTGGTATTTTCACCAGACAGTGTATCGAATGGTGTAAAGCCAACGTATCAGATAATTTCGACAGAATTATCATATTCTCCGACTCTCAGGATTGCGATTTACCAAATCAGAGAATTCCTGCACCTTATGGTAAGTTCAACTACATCTGCGATGTGTCCTCAGAAAAACGAGGCGTAAACTTCAAGAATGTGTGGACTGCTGAAATCACTGGTTTCTCTGAGAATTTCTTGACATACATCGCTGCTCACGAAGGTCTTACTAACAAGTTTGACGAGCAGAACGAAATTTAATTAATAAAGGTACTATTTATACTTGCATATTTAGAATTAAATAGTACCTTTGTAAAAAATATTAAGCAATGGTGACTGGCATGGTTACTTCCACCATACATGAAAATCCACCATGCCACCTAGTTCTTTGCTTACAATCATTTAGATAATGGCGTCTTATACGGTTACTTCACACTTAATGGAAAAACACACCGTATTACCTTTTTCCTTATCTATTTATCAAATCGGAGTGTGTCATGGCTTGTAGACAGTGCACTGAACCTATATAAGGATCGTTCCCTTGCACCCCGACTAATGAATAATGGCGACTGAAACAGTTTCATCAACTATAAAAAAAGACAAGTTAATAAAAAACTCTGTTTCGAAACATTCCTTATTCATTTACATTACAGGGCGTTAGCTCAGTTGGTAGAGCACGAAAAACACTTTTACTCCTTTTCCCTTAATTGTGGCGTTCGTAAAAGTTACTTCAATCCTAATGACGTGGTCAGCGGTTCGAGTCCGTTACGCCCTACGAAAAACAATAGTGTTAGAGACAGTTTCATCAAAAAAAATCGAAATTTTTCTACAAAAAACTCTGTCTCGACTGTTCTTTGTTTTTAGAATATAAAAAAGTCAACATACACAAAATATGTTGACTTTTTTTGTAACCTTTTGCTAGTTCATACGTATAAGTAATAAATAATAACATACTGAAATGAAAAAAATCATTGAATCGAATTTTATTGACTTTAGGAATCCTTTAAAAATAGTTAGCACTGACAAGTATTTTGTCATTCAGCCTGACTATCAAATACAAGGGCAAAGGGTTTACATCGAATGCATAAAGGGCAAAGAATTTAAAGTAACAGTTGGCTGTCAGTCTTTAAATATTACAAAGCTTAATGCTTTATCAATTGCTTGTGAAATCGAAGGACTCGTAAAAGAACCTGTCACCTACAATCTTATTTTACCTATAGATAATAAGCGTGAGTTCAAATCTGTAAGGAATTTGCCAATTTATCTTGAATCATCCGATACGATGCATATTTCCACGAATGGGAAGGCTTATGCTAAAGAACATTTCGCTGTTGTTGTAAGGGTTATCACTCCTTTAAATGAGTATTTCAAATCTCCTTCAAAATCTTCGTTTAATACGACTACATATATTAAAAATGACCGAAGACTATACGCCGAAGAAACCAAAAGTGTAAAATTGATCTTGCAAACAATTTGCAATTTCTTTGCAATTCAATATCCTATTACAACAAACGATGATGTCAACAACTAAAATAGAATTTCCTTCGCCAGAGCTAATATCATGGCTTGTCGCAGAACGTAAGCGTCAAAAAGAACAAATGGATATGTTAAAAATTACAGAAACTGATACATATATCATCAAAAAATGAAAAAGCCAAAAATAGTTGATTTGAAACAAATTCTTGCACAATGTTTCATGATTGCCGAAGAAAGCGAGTCATTTAAAACACTTGGGTTAAACGATGAACAGATGTTATATGCCGTAACTTTGACAGCTATGAAAGAAGCCTGTGAGCAAGCAATTGTGCTTTCGGCTAAGAATGCCGAAACAAAACGTATCATGAGGCATAATGTTTATGACGATTTAATTTATACTACAATTATTGATAGAAAATCAATTCTAAACACTAAAAAACAAATTATATAATATGGAGCTAAAACTAAATAGTGACTTCTCAGTGCTTTACGATGGTAAACCAATGATGAAAGCGATTACAACCCAGAAAAGGGCTATGACAGAAGATGAAAAAAAGATTTTCATTTTAAAATTGAACCAGTTATATAAAACTGCTAACGAACTTACCGAACAGTTGGCAGAAATTTATGAATTACACTCAAACAGAAATTTGGGTGACGCAATGGTATCTATCGCCGAATGTAAAAAATCTATCAATATTTTCAATAGCTCATTACAATAATATAAACTATTATGACGAAAATGTTTAAGAGAATCATGGTGGAACTTGAAGACGGTACTATTCTGGACATAGCTGATCTTCACCAAAAAGAATATGAGGCTTTTTTAAATCTAGCCTTAAAGATTAATGATACCTATAGATCATTAATCCTTGAAGGAGCATTTTTTATCAATGAAAAAGATGAATCACAATCCATATAATTTCAAAGTAGGTGATGAAGTCATGTTAGATGCTACCTATGCCAATCATAGCTTGGTTATTATCGAAGCATTTACGCCGCATCAAATGTACGCAACTGTGAAAGTGGGTACTACCTCATGGGAAACCATGACAAACAGATTAACTCCAAAAGATGGCACTCCTAAGCGATAATTTCGATTTAGATGTTGTATTTTTCAGAATTATAACTGGAAATGACGGCGATTACTATCCGCAGATGATCTATAAGGACGAAAATGATCATGTTAGGACTGTTGGCTCAAGAATATGTATGAGTGGTGGTAATGCACCTACTGACGTAAAATTGGCAATTGCCAATCTATTTAGAGTGATGGAAAAGCATAATTTAAATGAACATCCTAATGACGAGCCTGATCGATGGAATGTCGAATTATGATTACCATACTTTTAAATTGAAGAGATATACCGAATTAAACATATATCCTGTTGGCCACTGACGATTCGATGGAATATTTTGAGCATTTGGATCGAATGGAACAATTTTTTTAGCATTTGATCTAGGGGCAATTTTCAATGGCGTTCTTTCATTACTCTTTAATTCGAAATTTTCTACACCTATTTGAATTTCTATAATGGACATATATCTTTTACTATAAATACGGAATATTACTAAAATAGTCAATGTAATTTGTAACAAAATAATTTTCTACTCGTATAATATAAGAAATATATAATGGCAATAAAATTAAACGACAGGTGTGCAAATTTTAAAATAGCTATGTCAATTGCAGAAATGCCAATTGATAATGCTGGCGCAGAATTTATTCTGGCTATATTTGATTTCCTTGGTCAGAAAAAGGGCGATGTTACCGTAAGGGATATCATGAAAATAAGAAATAAAATTACTAGCAAATATATCATTGATGCTCAACAGGAACAGAACTATTATGAGTCAATGAATGATGCTGATGAAACAAAAGACGAAAAGAAAGATGAATAGAACAAATTTAAAATATAAAATGTATTTCCTTGTATTGGGTTCGCTGCAAGCTATCAATAAGGGTGTTCAAAATGTGCACTCAGCTTTAAGATACGCACGTGAATTTGGATATACTGACGAGTTTAATGACTTTCTCGATAATGATGAAACAGTAATTTTCTTAAATGGCGGAACAAGTAATTTCGAAATGTGTGAAAATGGTTATTATCTTGGCACGTTGAATCAATTTATTGACATACTTCCACATGAAGTAAATTATTCTATATTCATTGAGCCAGATATTAACAATGCTTTAACATCCGTCTGTCTATTAGCCGATGAAAGAGTATATGATTATTCTAAATATCCTGATTACGACTCAGAAGAGTTTACATCATATGAGCAATGGCTTTTGAGTATTGGCGGAGAAAAGAATGCTATTTTAAGGGAATTATTAAGGGAGAAAAAACTAGCGCAATGACAACAGACCCAACATTCACGATTATAGTCGCTGTCAGTCTTGACGGTAAAATAGGTCATGACGATAAACTATTATGGCGCATACCCGAAGATTTAAAGCACTTCAAAGAAAACACTTTACATCAAGTGCTTCTTATGGGCTTAAATACCTTTAAGTTTTTGCCAGAGGCTGCTAAAAAGAACCGTAAGTTCATCATTCTTAATGGTAGTGAGGAAGAATTATCACATGACTCAATTTTGTTTCAATGTGCCACAATATCTGAATTATTCGAAGAACTTAAATTTGATCAATATAAGGATATCAAAAATATCTTCATTGCTGGCGGTGCAATGGTTTATGAAACAATGTTACCTTTTTGCGACAAGGCTTTGATAACAATTGTGGAAGAAAGTTTTCCAAATGCTAATAAAGACTTTCCAGCCAAAGAGTTTTTAAGAACATTTAAATGTGATACCAAAACAGCTGTGTATACTCGAAGCACCTCAAATATAGTATATTCGTTTCTCGAATATTCGAGAATACTGTAACATTTTAAAAATAATTACGTATAAGACAATGTGTGTGGTTTTTCAACTATACGCATTGTCTTTTTAATATAAATATATGAACGATAGAGAACTTATATTACCTAATGGTAAGCTAATTACCTTTAATGATCAACAATATGATGGGATAAAATTATTAAGAAACTGGCAAAAATCGGGTAATAAATTTTTTACGATGGCTGGATTTGCTGGAACAGGTAAAACGACTATTGTAAAAAAAATACTGGATGAAAGTAATCGAACAATTGCTGTTTCAGCACCTACACATAAAGCGAAAAAGGTTGTTGCAAGAACCACTGAACAGGAAGCTTTAACACTACAAGCTATTTGTGGTTTGCGACCAGATGTTGAACTATCGGATTTCAACCCAAATAGTCCACAATTCAGCGTCATTGCAATTCCTAAGATTAGTAAATATGATATACTGGTAATTGACGAAGCATCTATGATCAATGCTGACCTTTTTGAACTAATAAAAACTTTATCGAGAAAATGTTCCACCCAAATATTGTTCATGGGCGACCCTGCGCAAATTCCGCCTATTGGCGAAAAGGAAAGTGTTGTATTTAGCGATCCCTCAATAGACATACATTGGCTAACCAAAATTGAGAGGCAAAGTGATTCAAATTCATTATGTCAAATATACGACGCATTGAGAAATAACCTGAGCAGGTCTGACGGCGGTTTTAATAGGATTACAGACATAAATTCGGACGGCGAAGGAGTTATATTTACCAAGAGTAAAAAACTGTTTAGAGAGCTTCTATTGAACGAGTTCTCGTCAGATGAATTTAAAAAAGACACTGACCATGTTAAATTAATTGCATGGAGAAATGATACTGTTATGTATTCGAATAGACTGATCAGAGATAGCCTATTCGGTGTTGATGCGGATATCGTCGAAGTGAATGACTTATTAATGGGATATCGAAGCATTAGCGATGCTACACAGCAATATAATATCATTGAAAATTCTGCTGACTACAGGATTGTCACAAAATCAGACCTTGAACAGAACGCATTGGATATCTATGGATATTACGTAAAACTAAGGGAGAACACTGGATTTGGAAAGTTCTCATTCAAAGATATCTTCATTGTGGACACGAGTAAAAGGGATAATTTGCATCTATATGCTGAGTATCATGATTTTTACAGAGACATGGCTAAAAAGAGTCCAAAATTATGGAAAAAATACTATGAATTCCGCCGTAAAAATATGATTCTATGCAATATAAATGAATTTAGGAATGGCTCAGCAAGAGGTAGTGGTGACGTTATTGTAAAGGACTTGGACTACGGCTTTGCTGTTACAGGTCATAAGGCACAGGGGAGCACCTATGAAAAGGTATTCGTGCTTGAAGACGATATTGACGCCAATTGGATTGTTAAAGAACGAAATCAAATTAAGTATGTTGCATTGACACGACCATCCAAATCAGCAACAGTTTTATCGTCAAGGACAATTAATTAAAAATATTTTGACATATTTGTAACAAAATATAAAATGCATCGTATAATACCAAAACAACAGTAAATGAATGAAGATTTAAAAAAATATTGCGTGGTTTGCAACCAATTTATTGGCATCCAGTTTGTATCAGATATTGATCTGACTAAAACAGAAGCTGAGATTGTTCGTTTTAATAATGACAACAATTCGGATTATTGTGAAAGCTATAATATTTTGATTCAGGACGTTGAAACGCTTGGTGAACATCTAATGAGTCAGGTTTACAAGATTAGGGCATTTTCAATCCTTAAGCCTGAAACCTGCACAGAAGATAATATCATGTCAGAGTATGATTTTTATTCACACATATGCGACGGAGAAGTTAGACGAGGACACCCAGAAGGTGCAATTGTATATCATATCAAAGAGGTATTCGACAATATCGACAAGTACAACGAAGGCGATAACGAGAGATACGTGTTGAGGGAAATTGCACTAGTTCATGACAGCTTTAAGTATAAGGTCGATAGATCACAGCCTAGAGTCGGCGATAATCATCATGGAGCAATTGCAAAAAACTTTGCAATGAAATTCATAAACGAATTACGAATACTGCTTATAATTGAAACACATGACGATGCTTACAATGCATGGAATAGCGGCTCACGCAATGGCGACTGGAAACGTGCCACAAGCAGAGCATTGGATTTGATAAGGAAACTAATTGTATTTGATGCACTTGATTTATATGTTAAGTTTTATAAATGCGACAATGAAACAGGCGATAAAACGCAAGAATGCCTTAAATGGTTTATCGATTTAATTAAAGAATATAAAGAAAGAGCAATATGAAAACACCAATCTGTTCCATTAAGCATTTTGAAAAACTGCTTAGACAATTCGAAAAAATGGCAAATAAGCAAATCGTTGCGAACATAGTCCATGAAGAAACATACCAGCCAAAAGCAGGTACATACCTATCATTACCAGAATACCTGAGTTCAAAGGAAACTTTTAACACCGATGTATTGCACATAGCATTGTTTGATTCGTTGTTACCGAGGTTTAAGGCTGATAAGTTCAAAACAAAATCTGAATTTAAGATTAGCTACGGCGAAACAAGGTTCTTTGTGTCATATACGGTCGAAGACTCAAATCATAACAGAATGTTTATGAGCGACGAAAATTACGACATAATCGACAAATTTATTGTTTTCAGAGTATATTGTCAATATTCACAAAAAAGATTGCTGGCACGATGGAGTATCCCAATAACTTGGTAAAAGAGTGGTTCGTATTCACAGACATTGATGGAGTACTTTCAACAAGTAAACAATATTTCATGAAAAATCTCCATCCAAAATATCAATGTTACAAATTTGATCCTGAGTGCTCAAAAATTTACAATGATATAGTCAATGTTATGAATGCGCACATTGTACTTACCAGCGATTGGAGAGAGCAATTTACAATTGACGAAATGAATGATATTTTTCATTGGTCTGGAATTAATCATACTATATCAGATATTACGATTTCGTTAATGGGTGCAACATATTTCATGGAACAAGAATTGGCGATTTGTAGAGCACATGAAATATTGGAGTATGTGCATCGTTTCAAGATTAAAAAATTCATCGTCATCGATGATCTCGATTTATCGCCTTGGCTGAAAAACAATTTTGTACAATGTCCCAGATACGGCGAAGGCATTAAACAAACAGGAATAAAAGAAAAGATTTTAAATAAGTTTTTAAGTAATGATATCTAAATTGAATAACATGAATGTAGATTTGAGCGTAAACAAGTTAGTTGTTTATCAGACAAAAGACAGTGAATTTAAAGGTTTTTTGTTGAAAGACAATGGCAGTTACAGTATTAAGGTAATTGAAACCACACGTGGCATTGTAAAAGTTGGCGACGTATTCGAAATGATGGAAAAGGATTTGACGAACATTGTCCAGTCTGAGTATCCCAAACTAATGGCGGTTAGCATGAAATCATGGCATTATCGTCTTGTAAAGTATGTGCTTGGGAGCAATGCTCCTACGCCGAAAACAATGCATAATGGCTGTCCTTATTTCTGGTTATTGATTTTCTCATTGATTACCTGCCCATTTGTTTTACTTGGGAGTGTTATTTCGAAAGTTTTCGGTTTTATCGGAGCAGGTATTGAATACGTAATGAATGCTTTGGTAGATCATTGGCTTGAAAATTTGAATGATTCAGAGATTTATGACTACTCGCAAAATGATGGCGACTATTATAAACCAAATGCACTTACGAAAGCCATATCAGGTAATAAATATAATGCATTTGACCGTTTCGTATTTTTAAAATATGGTATTGATAAAGATACTAACTATGCTAAATATCGTGAACAAACGACAGTTATTTTTAACAAATGGCGTGAATGGCGTAACGAATTAAATGAAAAAGAAAGCCTATATCGTATTCAGTATCAGAAGAATTTAGCTAAGAAAAGAATTAGCGATGAAAAATGGAGAAAAAGAACTCAACCAATTAAAGATGGTATTGCCAATGCAATGTCGAGTATTGTCGATTTCTTTACGAAAATACAAAAATCCTTTACTGGTAATAATAATCTTGTAAAAAGAACTAAAGAATTCGTTGGTTTTTTTGTTACAGGACTCATGTTAACAATAACATTAGGTATTGTGTCTGGAATTGCCGCATTAATTATTTTACTCTCAGATGTATTGTCGGGTAGTTGGGGAACAATTTTCGTGGTATTTATGTATATACTTGCAATCGTTGCCGCTGTATTCGCAGTATTTTTCTTAGCAACATTAGTAGCGGGCTTTATTGATAAATGTAAAAGTAATAGGAATGCATGGTATTCGAAAATATTATTATCAGCAGTTTTCGCCCCTATTGTTAATATTGGTAAGTTTGTTGCATATTGCGTATTTTATATAGTGTTTATTCCATTAAAGTTTATTATCTTTGACGTTATCTGGAAAATCGTTTGTGTAAAGATCATCGCAGGTACTTGCATTGGATTGTTTAATGTTACAATTAACTCTGGTGGTATATTTACAGAATACTTTAGAGCAAGTTACAGTGACTACTGCCCTGGAATTGAATGGATTGATACCGATGAAAAGAAAAAAATTTAATTAAAAATAAGAATCATGTATACATTTTTAGTAGTTTCCATAGTAACAATTTTGATCTCAATATGCTTCTTCAAAGGCAATACATGGGATAAAAGACTTTTCATCCTTGGCGTTATAGCCATCTTAACAATGGTATCATTTGTCGTAATTGACTTATCGACGAGAGACAAAAACAAGGTTAAAATAAGTTATGACACAAAGCTCGAATTAGTCAGTCTAAAATTTGGTGGCGATACAATTGACATCATTAAGAAATATGCTGTTTACGATATTTATAAAATCTATAACAAGATTATCTATAAAAAAACGTATAACACACATTTAGTGTTTATGATCAGCGGTGGCGATACAACTGTTTATTATTCGACGAACGGAAAGGATGTTTTGTCAAAAGAAATCTCAAAGGTATATTTTCGCAAAAACCCTGATAATAATGATGCCTTTTCAATCATAAAGATCGTCGAATATGACAGGAATCGAAATAGGTTTTATAATCCGTTTGCTCTTAACAGATATCTCACCCATACCGTACTTGTATTGCCAAAAGCTGAATTTGATATGATTCCAAAAAGCTTTATCAGACCTGAAATATTCTTCAAATGAAAACAAGTCTACTAAAAGTCGTCCTTTGCAAAGAAAAATTGCACTGGCACAGGATTATCGAAATCTACGGTAAATTTGACAACATTTTTGCAAGTGTTATAGCTGGCACAATTGTATCGATTTTGTTCTCTATAGGTCATTATTGCCACGTTGTTATGCATGTTTTATTTGAATCCTTCTTGTACGTATTCTATCGTAGCATGTTTAAGAGTAATTTAATAAAACTCTCAGCAACCTGTAAGTTTTAAGAAATGCACATTGTACATGATTTATAAATTAAGAAACGCTGATGGTTATAGTGATCATCAGCGTTTCCTTTAAAATACAAAATATAATGAAATCAATACTTATTTATATAGCACTGCTATTTGTAGAATCAATAGCTGTCGCAGGTGTCATATTCGCAATCTATTTCTACTATGTAAAAACGAAATACAATATATCGATTGAGTATATCGATATGGTCTACGTTGTATTCTCAATAAAAATAATAACAACCAATTTCATTGCATTTATAAGTGCTGTAAATGATATTGAACCTGAACAAGTTGATACAAAACAATAAATATATGTTATACCACAAGGACAATTCAAGAATCACCGTCAAGTATATCGACGCTGACACCGAAGAAACAATCTTCGAGATTCCTAACAGGAATCACACAAATATTGGAGAGTTATTCTCCGATTTCTATGCTAGTTCAATAATGCAGAATGAGATCAAGGACGGTAACTTTCCCAAAAAAATAATTATATTAGCAGCTATTGAATTAACACACGAATAATATGATAAACGAAGAAAATTATAGCCGATTTGTCTTTTTTAAGAATGAACATATGCGTGACGGCGGCAAATTTCCATTAGAAACTGCTTTAACTGAATTAGTGAAAATATGTATTATGACTAAAGAGTATAAGCTTTATTATGGTGGTGGCTGTGAATATGAGACAATAAATCCCATAAGCGTATATGATGTTGTCTGCTATTTTGGAATAACAGGAGACCCCTACTTTATGGTGTGTATGGATAATGAGCAAGGTGATTGCTGCGACTTATATCGTTGCAATGCTAACTGCAAGATTGAGAATAAATTAATATAATAAATCATATGAGAACAAAATTAATAACTGGTCACGTGGAGCATTATTCTCCAGAAGACCCTAGCAAAGAGCTTGGTGTCTTTATCAACTATAACATCGATGGAACTAATTTAAAATTCGAAGCCTCTATTCCATACATTTTTAAAAACGGAAATTATATCTTCTTTGAAACATTGATGGTGATGTTTGACTACTTCCTAAATGGCAACGTTTATTTGAAACGAGCCTATTTGCCAGAAGATGAATTCGACGCATTGTATGACGCTAAATTCATTGACGGCTTATTTGTCGATAAGCTAGACTGGATAGACGGTTCAAGTGCCGAAAATCCGAACTAAAAAAAGGGAAGCAAATTAAATTTGCTTCCCTTTTTCATTTGTACAATGTACCGAATTATAATTGACTAAGTTCATTCATAATTCGCAATGCAACATTAACCTTTGTCATGGATTGCATTGCCACCCATTTAATAGTTTTATCATGATCTATAGCAATGTTTCCCCAAAAATGCTTTGATAAGTCCTGATCATCATAGATTTCAACCGTGTTCTTTAAACCTAAGAATTCTGAAATTACAGAGACTGTGCTTGTAGCACTTCCACCGAACTTCCAAACTTCCTCAACGTCAATAACCAAATCGCCTTCCCAAGGTTTTGACGACAACATTTCCTTTATGACTACTGGCAATTTAACAGGCTTGCTAAACGTAGCCTTGTTAACTAGATATCGTTTGATTAGAAGCGGAATCTTATGTTTAGACAAACCGAATCCGCATAATATCGGTGCTTTATTGCCTGTAGCTTCTAAATCATTCAAATAAGTTAAAAATGTTTCAATGATCAAATCTTCACCAGAACCTGCAATTTTTTGGAAGTTTCTTTTTATCTCTCCGTTAACCATTCCCATTGTGCCATAAGATATGGCGACAATTTTACAAAATTCAGGATACTTCACAGCAGATGTTTCGTAGGGAAAACTGAATTCATCCCTGTAGCCACTCCTGATCTGCATCCACTGATCATACATGCCTTTGTTGCCACTTTCAAGGGCATCTAGCGTGGGATACTCTAACACACTATCTATCGATACAAATAACATCTGATAGATGTTTGCACGATTAAAAACCGTTTTAATTAAGTCCATATTATTACAATTATTTATATTTTTTACAAAGATAGGGTATTTATATGAAATGGACAAGAAAATTACGCCTACACCGACAAATATTTCCAAAGGTTTTTGGAATGATATTATGACAGATAATAATTCAACTAGATATAGCATGACTAAGGTTGGATCATTGATGGGTATGCTTATGATGTTTATCGTCATAATGGCATCTACGATAATCATGGTTGGTAAGCAAGAGATTGATCACGTGTTAATCGTAGAGATAATCGGGTTTACTCTAACAGCGGTTGGCTATAAAAACGGCTTTGGGTTTAATGTTAGTAATAAAATTGGTAGTATGGACGCCGAAACCATAAATGCCATCAATGCTATAAATAATAACAATAATGGCGTAGCAGGTGTCAACAACGTGATGCCAAAAATGCCTGATGTTCCAGCAATGCCTACGATAGCAACGATACCAGTTGTGGCAGTTGCAGATATGCCGCCATCAAATTCACAGATAGAAGAAAATCCCCAGAATTAACCAAGTATAAACTTGATTAATTTGAGGATTATTGACTTGTTTTGCTCCTTTACTTTTGCGTATATCTCACTGATTTCAATAAGATCATAATTAAGTAAACTATATTCCTGATAATCCTTTGAATGCTTTAGAATGTATTCAATACATTCCATGCGTTTCTGTTCGCTTAATTGACGTTTAAGTTCCATGTTTTTAACCAAGTCATCGCCATAGCCTTCAATATCTCTGGCAAACATCGTCATAGACCTCTCATTTTCGCTTTTTATTTGCTTAATCTCGGCAACGTACATGCTTTTTGAAACTGGCTTGTCTGCGCCAATTTCTATGACTTCTTCCAATAATTCCCTATCTTCGTCGCTTAAGGTATTAGACTTCTGGTTTTGGTTTAACTGGTTTTGGTTTTTTTGTGTCATCGGCTTTAAATGAATTTTCTCTCATTTCGTCTAATTCTCTATAAAATTGCGATGCTTCCTCTTGTAAGTCCTTTTTTATGTTTGCCATTTTTGCTGCGAACAATGCTTCCTTTTCAGCAATCTTTTTATTTGTTTTTATAAGCATCTTAACAAAATCAACAAGCGTATCGAGTCCTATGTCTTGCTTGGTCGGTGAAACAACAATAAGCTTGCCTTCTTCTGACTCGCCCACAATCTCACAATTCACCATTGGGTTTCCAACGATAGCCCATTTAGCTGGAACGCCTATTTCTAATTCGTACCATCCCTCGACAGTATTTCTACTTATTGTAATAAGGACGCCTTCCAAAGGTTCTAATAACTTTTCTAGTCTATCCATAATTAAAATATATAGCTTAGGAAAATTCCAATGGAAAACCATAGAATTAATTTTTCGTATACAGATAAAATAAACTTGGTATCATTGCCCATTTTAATTTTACTATATGCTTTAACGGAAATGTCAATAACGATATGCACTAAAAAAATAATTGACATAATAAATGCCAATTGATATGCCTCTTTCAAAATTTGTATAATCATTTTATATATTTTTAATTTATTTTTGGTCTTCTTGATAATTTTCTGGTTCGTTTTCCAAAAAATACTGATCTACCATTCCGATTTTTGAATTTATTAAAATAATTTCGCCAATAATGTGTAAAATGTTTTCAAGTTTTGCACGATAGCTAAGAGTTTGCGAATTTGCGCACTCATTTAATTCGATTTCTGCTAAATATTTTTCAGAAGATAGCTTACTTAGTAAATCATATTTTAAATTATCCATTTTTTTTGTAAAAGTATAAATAATTTATAACAATTGCAAGTTGTTTTAAACTTTTTCAAGAATTTCTTTTTTTGGATTTAGAGATTTGTTAAAAATATTATAAATTTCGATCAAAATATTCATATCATTGCTATTTTTTTGATTTTTATAATTAAAAATGCCTCGCCAAAATTTATCTAACTTATGAATGTCAATAGAATCCTTATCGGTTCGACCATCTGTTTTATAAACATGATGAATATAGAACGAATAGAAGTAGGACTTTAAATCAGCATTGTCCGAAAAAATGATTTTCTCTTTTTCGAAACCTTTACACACTTCGTTATAGCACCAATTATAATGATTACACATATCGTCGCTATTACTTAGAGTTTTTACGTCTAAATAATAATCATATATTTTATGTAATAAATTTATTGTGAAGTCACGATAAAGTTCCGCCCTAATTATTACGATTTTTACTTTCTGATCTGCCATTGTTCTTATAGTTATTAAAATATTCTGATGCAAATATACTACAAATATCGATACCACCAAATTTTATATTCTAAAAAATGTTTTGTATAAAAAAACAGGATATCTAAGTATAAATAGTCATACTTAAATATCCTGTTTCAAATAAAGTTTATGCGACAATTATTAAATTCTCGTATTGTTTTTAACGTTTACGAAGTCAGACGCTTTGTATTCGAATAAATGTTTCATTTTATCGAAATCACCGTTAACGACTTCCTTACCCACAGTGTTTTCGCTAAGCATTTTTTTGCTTTTCTCTACAGTGAAGATATTCTTGTTAGCGTCAACGTAGTACTCAAACAATGAAATGATTTCAGAAATGCCTTCGTTAATGCCAATTTTATGAGTGGTTGTATCAAGTTTATTGGTATAAGCATTTCCAAGTCCGTTTAAATTTAATGGAAACCATGCTTCGTCAATCTTTGTCATTTCCTTGGCTTCGCTTAATGTAAAGTCAATGATATGTGATTTGCCGAATTCATCAAAGAATTTGCCGCTAATATAAGATTCATTAACCTTTTTAGCATTAGCTGTAGGCTGAGTGTCTTTGTTATACATCGGTTGATTGTGACGCATATCCAATTTACGTAATCTCATTGCATAATTCTTATCGCCCATATCCTTTTTCATTCTGTCTTCGAACTTCTGATCAGGTTTGATTGAATAGTCATAGTCGCCAAGTCCTAGTCTGTAGCTGTCAACCTCGTCTTGTTCCTCAGTGCTCAAGTTTCTCTTAGGTACTTCATCGCCACTTTCATTAGCTGAATTACCAACGTTCTTCAAAGCAACACCCTTAGTTTTCTTAAGTTCTTCTTTTTCAATGTCTGAACTAAGTTTCTTAGGGTCTTTGATTTCGGTTTGCTGATCTTTCCACTGCAATTCTTTCTCAACGTCGATAATTTCCTTTGTTCCGCTGTGCTGCATATCCTGTTTAAAGTTTTTGCTATTGTCGTTACCCAATCTGTCAACATTTATAAGCGATGGAGTTCTCTTGTCCTCTGAAATGCTTTTCAAATTTGATTGTAAGTCTGATAGTTGTTTCAACTCCTCATTTAATTCTGAGAATATCTTATTTTCTTCCATATTGTCCTCTCTGTTATCTCTATCCATTTGTCTTTGCTGATCACGTGGATGGTTCTTAATCGCCTTGCGATACTGTGTTGCTAGCGTTCTCAATGTGGGAATACCATCATATTCCATGTTACGTTTAAGAATAACTTCAACCTCTGGTTTGCTGTTATAAACGCTATGACTTGTTATTTTTAACTGACCGTTTCTATATTCAATTGGCTCATAAATATAAGGTTCTTGCCAAGTGCTCTGACTATCGACAACGCCAATAGGGTCACCATCGGAATCCTTTGCCATGTTTATCAGGGCATTAACGATATTAACCAGTTTCTGAACTCTAGGATCAGCCTTAATTATTCCGCCTTCGCTCATATCGCCTTCACTCATGCCACTTGAATTCATTGTATCATCCATTTCGCCACCCGAACTCATGCCAGTATCCATTCCGCCACCGCTACCAGCTTTTACTGACATACTTGCTGGGTTATCATCTATCATTGATGTTTCTTCGATATTTTTCATATTATTTTCTTTTACTTTTTCAGGTAATTTATTGGTTTTTGTCGATGCAAAATCCTTTACATCGTTAGGCTTCATAGAACTAGCCGCTTTTTCAACTGACGAACCAACTTTACTTGGTTCAATTTCGCCAGTCTGTACGGCTCTAACCATGCCCATAAAACGTTGCTGTGCTTTTGAAACAGCCTTTTCATCCATTATACTTTCTTCCAAGTCTCTTAGATTATATCCGTCAGCGGCTAAACGTTTGTTTACTGCTCTTTTAACGGCTTTCATCAGACTATCAAAAGTCATTCCGCCATTTGGTTTAAGATAATCATACATCGAATTAACATCAGATAAATCATCCCAGCTTATAGGCAACATTTTATTAGCTAAAGTCATGGCAACGCTATATAAAGCTTCGCCAGTTAAGTTTGGAATATCTTCTTTAGTTAATTTTCTACCCAAAGCCTTAACATCTTCTCTGGTACTAAGTTTTTTACCCATTGGTGCAACAGATTCCGTTTCAATGTTTGCTGTATCGAACTTATGTGACTTCATTTGATTGTCAATCACATTAAGATCAGAATTGCTCATGTTTTTTGTCTCATTTCCATAAGCATCTGACTTATCGGATATATCGGATAATTCGGCTTCTCTATCGAGTTGTTCATTTTTTACACCTGATATTCCGTCCTCTGGTAAATTTTTGTTTTCAGGATGTGGAAAGTATGAATGAGGTTGAGTCATATCATTGTGTAATAAGTCAACGTCTTTGGGTCTCATTCTCGCAATATCTTGACCAACATATAATGGCGAATTGTCATCAATATTTTTTATTTTTTCATTTGTTTTTTTTGATGCTGGTAATTCGCTAACACCAATACCGTGATTACTTCCTGTATGCGATGCTTTATAGTCTTTGTTCAATTTATCATACATTGAGAAATCCTGTTCTTCATTCAACTGGTCATAAACTTTTGCAAAATAATCAGCCTCTGCCAAGTAGTTTTCCTGAATCACTGTACCCTGCGGAAAGATAGGTTTACGAATTGGTGATTTAGATGAATTTCCTAATAGATCGCCGTTAGCTGCCCAAGCCGAGGGGCCCGCATATGCTCCAGAACTAGATGAATTTGTTTCTTCGTCAAGTTCGGTGGCTGTTTTGCCTGCTTTATCTGCTACCTTTTCAATTGCATCGTTTTTCAGTTTATTTATACCTGATTTGTCACGACGTTTCTTTTCTTTTGGTCTAGCCATTTTATATTTCTGGAGAAACTTAGGACTGTTAAGAATATAGTCATTGAAGATGATATTCATAATGGTTTCATTATAATGATAGCCGTAACGCTCCTCTCCATTGATAGCCATATCGTTATAGAGATTTGTTAGCTTGGGGTCTGAAAAAACTAGAGTCTCCATTTTACCTAATTTAAAGATTTTTTTCTTTAAGGATATCTCTCTTTCATTTAGTAAATTGTCAACCTCATTTAAATTAGTTACACTCATGATTTATATTTTTATTAAATTTTGCTTAGGATAAAATTCATCAAGCCATCCATTTTCCCATGAATTATTATACGCAGATACACATGTAGATCGAAATTCCATTCTTGTATCACAAGTCAACGAAATTTCCTTACAGCGTTCCTTAGTCCAATAATTTGGTGCTTTTCTCATTATTTTATAATTTATTCATTATCAATTAGTTAATTCCAGTTTTCCAAAACTCTTTCTTCTGCCATAATACCTTGAATATCTGCTCCATAGAGTCTTTAATAGTCCTTATCAACTCGCTTCTAGCAGCACCGCTTTTATTGCTGAGAGCCTTGCCAACTTCTTTATTCAGAGATTCTTCTGAGAATTTGCGCAATTCGTCTTTTACAATTTTCTTTATATCGTTTTCGGTAAATTCCATAATTTATAAGTATTCAATATATAAATACGTTAATAATGAATAAACGTATTTATATATTGAATTTAAATGCTATGTGATATTACTTTAGTGCTCTGCCTATAAAGTATCCACCCACAAGTGCTGTTGGCGTTATAATGAGCATCTTATTCTTTCCAATGGATATACCCACTCGCTGAATGAAGTTAGGTTTTACGGTTACTTTATCTAACTGAGGTATGGCATAACTGGAAATATCAAATGTTTTAAAATATGGATTACTATTTGACACACTAAATGCCACTGGAAATCCTTCCTTGCGATTATCCTTCCAAAAGAAGTCTACAAACTGAGTGTTGATTAAATCGAACTGATTAAACATGATTGCAGGCTTAACTGTGCCCTTTAAAGCCGTCACATTCTTCACATCAATGTTGAACTTAAGATAGTTCGTGCTATCCTTAAAATTGACTGTATTATGCAGAGAATCGACTGTCACTTTTGGATTGCTAAGAGAGTCTATTATTACATGTGTTTCAATCAATGCTGCTGTGATCACAGTATTTTCCTTCTCAGCTTTCTTTACCCTTGCAAGCAAATTCTTTTCATTTGATGATAGATTATTGTTCTTATCGGTCAAGTCCTTTACTTTGCCTTGTAATGTTAATTTCTCTGCTACTATCTCATTATATGCGTTCGTTGTAAAGGAAATGCTGTCAACCAAGGCATTTTTCAGCTTAGTTTCATTTTCCAGTTTATCCTTTAGATTTCCGACCTTATTGGAGTATAGCATCCAGCCACCGCCAATTAATACTATGAGAGCAATGACAATTATAATTATCTGCCCTATGTTTATCGTGATTACACGTGTTGTTCCTGATTCTGCCATGATATTGATTTTTATTGATTGTTGTTGGTATCGCCTAAATTTTCGATCCAATATTTATTAAATTCGTCGTAATTTGCTTCGAGCCTACTTGTTATCTCGCTATTTTCCTCATTATCCTTGTTAAAGTTTTCAGAGTATTTGAATTCCACACCAGTTGAATTATTCACTGGTGGTACAGTGTAAGTGAATTCCAATTCATTGTTCACAACTCCGCCCCAGAATACGAAATCGTCATAGACTTCGAGATCATAATATTCGATATTCACATTTATGTCTTGAAATAAGCCATTTATAATACCTTCCTCACGCTCCTGATCATTTTGAGTTGCTTTATTAATCCTATCATTGTCGCTGGTGCTAATTTCAACGTCCTCATTAAGCTTTCTGGTTATTTTAAGCATTTCACGCATGGTCATGTCTGATTTTTCAACCTTGTGAAAGTGTTGCATTATTCTGGAAATTTTGTCTGTATTAAAAGAGTTCATATTATTTTTTTATATAAATACTTATATTGTAATTTGTTTTATAAACCTTGGTATGTTGAAATGTGGTACGCAGAAGGTGTCCACGTCGTAATAGTTGCTCATGAAAACGATTCCGCCACTCTTATTAATGTCCTTATGATAAAAATCAAATTCGACACATTTAAGATTTATTCCATATTTTTCACATAAATGCTTTGAAAGTTCTGCCAGCGAGTCCATTTGTTGGTCTGTTATAGTTTCCCAATAATAATAACCATAATACTTCATTTCGGTTATTTCGCCTTCACAGACTTCGTTAAGTTGGTTATTAAAGATATGATCGCCTTTCATTAAAGCACCCATATTTTCTAACACAATACTTATGTTATTCTTATTATAAGCATCAATACCAAGATACTTGCTATAATATTTAGGGTCATAATGCTCAAATATTTCGCCATTTCTAGCGATTGTATAGGTATTCCATTCTTTACAAACGCCATTATCCTTATTAGCAAGTCTGATAAGATGGTTGTGATCTTTACGATTGGAGATATTCACAATTATTTGAGTCTTTTTAGTTTCGGTGCTGATATAATTTTTGCACGTCGCAGGGTAGTCTTCAATATTTATATTAATCATAGTTAGCCTCTTTCTTTATAGAATTTTAGTATTGATTCATAAACTGATATATCATCCGATCCGCCAGATATCCATATAATATCTGTGTATTTTAATTCGTATCTCGGAGTTTCAAAAGGTATAACCACTGTATCAATGCTGCCGCCCATTAAATAGCTAGGCTTTTTACGACCTATCACATATCCAGTCTTCTCTTGAAAATGGTCGTGGTAGACATCAATACCGTCCACCACGCCAATTTTATTTAGTTCTGTTTCCATTATAATGCATTTATTGTTAATGACGATATATCGTTCTCGTCTAATTGAACGTCGATAATATAGTCTGGATTAATCTCATGATTATGCTCTATAACTAAAACCTTTCGCATATTGCTCTTAATCAGCTGTAGAATCTCGTTAAATTCCTCAATGCTATCGGCACTCAATTTACCCATAACTTCATCGAGCATGAATATAGTTGGCTTTACCTTAGCATTTATTTGATTTAAAGCGAATTTTAAAACAATCGCTGAAAATGTGCGTTCCTTTCCAGATGCGCTAATACAGTCAATGATAGACAACGGACGGCTATTATAAGCCAACTTCGGTCTCAAATCATCCAAATCAAGCCACACTTTAAACGTTGATACTGATAGTATATTCGCTAGAGTATTATTTATTTTTGGTATGATATAATTCACAAGCATTTGTCTTGGAATACCGTCTCTGTGAACGCATTTAATATATAAAGCATATACATTATCAACATGTTCCTGTGCCTTAAATTGTTTAACAAGCAATTCAATTGAAGCTATTTTACCATTAGCTTCGCTAATGCTTAATCGTTTACTATATATTGAGGCTTGCTTGATCTTAAGATCGTCAGCATATTTAGCTATCTTGGCGTCAGCCTGTACAATTCGTTCAGACAGCTTACGATTTTCTTCGATCTGACTAATACTTTCGCCGTATCTAACTATCTTTAAATTGATAATATCTAATTCCAATTCACTTGCGTGAATATGTAATGGAATTGTTTGAAGTTCGGCGGCAAATTTTTGACGTAACAAAAAGTCATTTTTCTCGTTTGCCAAAACGCCAATTTCATCAAGAATTCCGACCATTTGAAGATTAAGGTCTTTAATGGTTTCTCTGATTACGTCAATATCTTTGTTATAATCAGCAATTGAAGCCTTAAGCAAAACAATATCATTCTTTTCATATATATTAATCTGATCAGCTATAGCATACATATCTGTTTTCAATTCAGACATTTTTAATTTAATGTGTTCATTGTTATCATCAACATGCTGCTGACATAACGGACATGTGTGACCGCTTGTCCCTTTATTAAAGGCTAGTAATTCGTTCTTTTTCTGTGAACCGTCTTTTTTTAGATTATGTATTTTACCATTAATTATTTCAATCTCGTGATCTTTTTTACTAATATTTCCATCGATGTCCCTAATTTTTAGATTTAAAGCATATTCATTGGTTCTATGAGCATCTTTCATGGCGATTAATTCGTCATATCTTTTTTCGTCGTAAGTATCTTTCAACACTGACATACTGGTTGTAACAGTGTCGATTCTTTTCTGATAGTCCGCAATATTGATTTTATGCTTATCGACAGTTCTATTAGCCTGTTCAATATTCATATTATATATTTCATCGTCTATCTTATGCATGTCCTTATGTAAAGTATCGACATACTTTCTGCCCTCTACCATAGATTTCTCAATACCAGCAACTTCAATGTTTTCAAGCTCCTCGATCTGTAGAGTTAATTCGTCAATCAAATTCTTTAGTCTAATTGTTTCATTCTCAGAATTTTCGACATTACAATTAACACGACCTTTTTCGGCGAGTCGTTTTTGATTCTTTTTACATGCGTCCAGTTTCTTATCAAATATATCCAAGCCGCTATCAAATAACAGGGAATCAATGAATGTTGCCATATCATTCGACAGAATCTTATTCAGGGTATCGGCTGTTGTAACGACTATACGCATAAAGTTGTCATAGCTTCCGATTAAGGATTCAATGATTTTCTGGGTCTTTGATCTTTGTTCGTCGCTCATTTTATCCAATGAATTCTGATCGTCCATTTCATCGTCAGGATTTTGCATTAAATAATAATTCAATGTCGTTGGAGCACCATTAATCGAACCGTCTTTAGCTTTGGTGATAGTGGTTCTTTTCTTTATACCGTAATATTCTGAATTGTATTCGAATACCATATAGCCATCACAGAATGTCGCACCGTTTCTATTATTAACATATCTTGAGTCGCCATATTTAACACGACCCTCGGTCTCAATGGATTTATTATATAAAAGATATGATATGAGCTTTATAAGAGTTGTCTTTCCAGCTGTATTCTTGCCTGTGATCTGAAATAGACCATCTAGTTGTCGCCAGTCAATTTCAATCTGTTCATATGATGCAAAGTTTGTACCGCCGAATTTAATAATATTAAAGTTACCACCGATATCATCCGTATGATCTATCTCCAAAGATATTTCATCATCTAAAGCTATTACATCAGCAATTGTGGCATTCTCTACGCCCATAGCGTCCAAATGCTCAGTGAAAATGGTTTGCTGTACGTTTGTGTCATTCACATTTAATAGTGTCACATCTTCACCCACATTGATTTTACTATCAACAATAAATTCGTTTTTATTGGAGATTGATGTAACGCTTGGGTACTTAGTCTTAATGAATGCTACCAGTTTATTTTCATTGACAGTATTTCTCACATATGGTAATGTTTTCCATATGAATCGAACTTTCATGAATTTTGTCGGTTCGTCTATGTCGATATCAATATCATCAAAGTCAATGAATGACGATATGTCGATATTTTTGAAAGAATAGTCGTTAGCCAGCGGCTTTTCAATGATTGTACCAGTTTCAATATTCCACTGCAAATAACCATGAAAGTTATCATCGCCTTCGCCAAAATTCTGTGCAATTGGCGAAGAAGGATATGCTCCAAATAATTTTGAACCTGAAACAGTATCCTTATAGAAATATTGTTTCTTATGAATATCGCCTGCCATTAAGAAGTCGCCATTAAAGTCTCCGATGTTTCTTAATGACTTCTTAGTCATTTCAAAGCCAGCGAATGTTTGCGAGCCGCTGATAGGGTCGTGGAAAAGATCGATATATGTTCTGCCAGCAATTTTTTTACCAGCAAGTTCAATACCTTTTTTACTTAGCCAAGGCGAGTTCTTGAATCCGCCATGATGCCAAACGCACCATGTGACATTTTCATCGTCATAGAAGTCAGTGGTATCGTAATATATAATGTTTTTATTGTGAAGAGTCTCCACAATAGCTTTAACCGAATCAATTCTATTAATATTTACTTTACGAAAATCGTGATTACCTCTGGTAATTCTAACTGGTGCGATAGCTGCTAGTTTATCCAAAAAATCAGATGCTAATATCAGCTGTTCGCCCTGCAAATCAAGGTAATCATGAACTAAGTCGCCGCCAATCAAAATACGATCAGGGACGTCAGCCATCAAAGCGATATATAAATTGTTGAATACGTTTATATATTCCTCATTTCTGGTCGGCAACTTTCTAAGATGTATATCCGCAAGGTGTGCAATCGTTTTTATTTTACTCATTATTAAATATATATTTTGCAAATATATGCAATTAATGCGAAATAATCAATGATTTTTTTGCTAATCGTATATTAAATGCTTATTAGCTCTCAATCTGGTCTTTATATAATTAATCTTGTTTGAAATGCGGGTACTTGTGGTATTAAACTCTTTGCCTATTTCGTTATAATTATAGCCGTCCATATATTTCATGCTAAGCATTATGAAGTCCTCATTAGAAATTTGCTTTGATAGAAAATCTAAAGTATTATTTGTCTCGTATGCAATAGATGCATTTGTGCTCGTGCAATTTACATATCTATCCTCACTATTTGCTTTTCGAGTACAATTACTTTTAATTACATTTTTCATATAATTATTGGCAATGTTATAAACCCATGTGCTAAAGTCTGATTTTTTATCATCAAATTTACTTAGATTGACGAATATGCTTACCATTATGTCTGCAACATAATCATCAATATTGTCATCGGATTGATTATATCGATCATACTTGACGTGAATCAATTTTTTAATAAGCTTCTTGTACTTAAAATAAATATGTTGTTCTGAATTCTTATTTCCTTTTAAAATATTTTGTATATGGATCGTATCTGTCTGATTCATGCATTCTAGTTATAAAATAGTCATCAATAGTTAATGCTCTCAATGTAAATAAGGCTTCAACTACTCTTTCATCACCTTCATACCTACGCAACTCGTCCAAATCATCGTTATTTGGCAATGCAATTATTTTAACACGTTCCTCACAGTCAATATATATAGATTGTAATTTATAAAATAATTCCACGCTGTTTTTATAGGCATCGGGGTCTAGCAATATTACAATATTTGGTTTCAGTTCTTTTATTTTAAAGAATAATGCCTCGGAAATTGTTTTTCCAAGCATTGGTATTGTGTTTATAGGCAAACTTAGCATTTCAAATGCACCTTCTACAAGGTATACGGTCATATCCCAATTTATTAAACCCTCATTGAAAATGATCCTAGATTTATCGGATTTAGGATTATCGTAAGGCTTAATTTTTTTATTACCTATGTCATAATTTCTTGCAACAAAATAGTTTACTATACCATTTTTATCATATGACGGGATTATAATTCTTTTTTTGTATTTACCTTCAATGCAAAATCCTATGTTATATTTGATCAATAGTTCTCTACCAATTTTTCGAACATTAATCATATAGTTGTATGCTTCAAAATGAGCAACATTTCCAGCTTCCATCTGGGAAAATAGTATCATTTCTTTGGGCAACTCAACTGGAACATATTCAATTTCTTCTTCATATTCGTCAAAACCATCATATGACGCATTATAAATTTGAAACATTTCGTAATCAATTTTCGATCCGTATAAGTATATAAGTTTACCGAGGCTTCCACTAAATTTTGGGTCGTCGCACTTCCAGCATCTAAACATACGCTTAGCGGTGTTTATTTCAAGGTTGCTCTTTCCGTCAGAGTGTGACAGACCTTCGTTTTCCTGACAGCGTGGGCAATTCACCTGAACTTGTTCAGATACATTTAAGCCTTGGGCGTCAGGGAATACGTTTTGTATTAAACTATGAAATTCTTGACCTCTAATCATGCCACAAACTTAAACAAAAAATGCCGAAAAACAAAACGAATTCCAGCATTTTTATCTCTTATCCTACATATCGCTAAATGTCTTATAATCTTTTAAATACGGAAAAATTTCGATCAATCTGTTCATAAATCCGACTGGATATATTTTAAAGTTAACCCCCCATCGTTGATGCATGTCCTGTAATTCCGAAAATAGCTCAATAGTTTTCTGCTTTAGTCCATCTGAATCGTCGGAAACATTGTAATCATTGTAAGTAATACCGTCGCTATTGACAACTGGTTGCGGCGCATTTGGTAAACCTGCTAACTGTGCTCTTAACTGCTCTGATTCTTCCGTCAATCTTGCTACCTGTTCTTCAAGCCATAATTTATTATCATTGCTTTTGTTTATGATTTTCGATTCGTCTGGCGTGTTAATGGATGTTTCCTTTACTACTTTAACATCAATATCTGCTAGTAGGTCTTCCACCATATCAATTGCCTTTTTCTGACGTTCATGTTCAGCATCTATTACTACTGGCTTAGCAACTGTCTTAATAACTGGTTTAGTCACTGCTGCCTTAGACACTTTCACTTCTTCCTTTTTTACAGGCTTATTGTCTGTTTTTGGCTTAGCTAATTTTAATAAATTTTTATTACTGGTAATTCCTGTCTTCATTTTTATATAATTTTATAATAAATACTATAAAAGTATAAAAAGTGTATTGTTAGCAATAAAAAACCCATCATATATCTCTACATGATGGGTTTTGGTTTGGGGATAAATCTACGAATATTTATTCTGGTATGTTTGCGTTTAAGTGAGCAGTCATACCTAACTTGTCATTCCAAATAAAGGCATCAGCAGCTTTAACAGCCCCAATAAATCCTTTCTTGTGATGCCATTCCTCTGTGCCTGTTAAAGACGAAAGATATCTTATGATAACACCGTTTTCTTCATTGATAAGAGTGTCCTTATTAAAATCAACATTATGTCTATAAGACTTTTTTCTGTGTTGGTGACCCAAATGCCATTCATGGAATCTGGTTTGACTCCATAATTGTTTCGATTCGATATCATTAGCCATTATAAGCGGTAACGATGTTTCCTTTTCTTCGCTACCATGCGTGAATCCAAGTAGAACCTCATGGTATCTATAGTATTTCCTTGGAGAAGCACCATTGTCAATAGTGACTTGTGGATCATTATTGAACCAAGCACTAAGCACTGAACCTAAGTAAAAACTTCTCTCAAAGTCATGATTTCCAGGAATTACCAATACATCAACTGGAACATTCTCCAATTTCAGTAAATTAATGGCATCGGCAAGCAATGCTACACCAACCTCAAATGTTTTCTGCCAGCGTAAGTCTTCATCCTGTGGTGTGCCATGCGTTGTAGTATTATTCATATTATCGGAATTGAAGAAGTCATTTCCAATTGGAAATAATATCCTCTCGTAATTGAACGATGATGCCCTTTTTAGAAGGGTTGTTAATGCCGTTACAAATCGATCACGTGCGATCTTTGTGTCGTAATTTTCGCCTGTTTCGCCATTCCAGCCCAACTTACCGATATGTAAGTCAAATAGTGAAAGCTCTAATAAGTTATGTTCGCCATGTACGTTTTTTTCAAATAAACTTGGTTGAACTTGTGGTAACTTGTAGCTTTTAACAATGTTTTCAAGAATTTCGCCAAGGTTTACAGCTTCAAATAAGGGATTGTTTCTTTCGAGTTCCAGCTTTACCTGAAAGTTTTGAATAGTTATAGGATCAACAGACTTAAACGATGTAACGTCCCATTTATTTACTATCTGCTTTTTGATCTTCCACATCGCATTGTCGATCTCCGCTGCCAGTAGTAATTGCTCAGCAGTTTTGATGTGACCATTTGGGTAATTACTGCCGTTTTTCCATTCGATATTAGCTACTTTACCCTGTATTTCGAATTTAAGCTGCTCGTTTTGAGACTGGTTGAATTGTGCTGTTTCTGGTGGATTTGCTTGAACCCTTATCTGAGAATTATCTGTAAACGTGACTGTTTGTGCGCCAGCATATACTTTATCCGCACATATTTTAGAATTAGCCAAGCTTATAACAATCGGTTCTTGTTTGGTGCATTTGGATAAATATTCATCGTATTTATCCATAAACAACACATAATCCTTAATATCTATAGTTTTTTTATTGAATTTGTCAACGACTTTACGCTTTACGTTTTTAACGTATGTGTCAGCATATCCTGATTTAACCGATGCTATTGTTAGTGACGTGTTATTATCGATAGCGTAATCGATAACTTGCATTCCCTTTAATATTCTATCTCTAATCATTCTAATTAATTTTTCGCAAAAATAACTTATTTATTTGTATAATGCAAGTGAATATTAATACTCATATAAATATGTTTCCCATAGACTTTAAAATATTTATAGCTTTATCAATAATCTTACAATTTGTTAAAAAGTCAACTTCCTCAGATATGGACAGATCAAACCACTCGCCGTTTTGTCGGGCATACATATATCTATTATGCAAACTCGTTTCTATTTTAGACGCATTAACAGATTCATATGATTCGATTAGTTCTAATTTCTCTGGGTTGCCAGTGTTTAACTGATCAATCCGTTTACTAGGATTGATAGATATACCTATTTTGTACTTACCATCGTTAGACCTTATTAAGTATACCTTTTTCATAGATTATTTAATAATTCCCAATAATTTTAATCCAGCATATCCAACACAATAGGAGTCACTTAAGTCAAAATTGGTATCCTTTAGCTTACCATTTTTGTCTACCATCCACTCAATATGTGGTTCAAGTTTTGCTACCTTTTTTCTAATAGCTTCTTTTTTATTATCCTTTAATTCAGCAGGCCATGACATGACTTCAACAAGGATACCTTTCTTTTTCTCGGTGTGCACGAATTCAGATAGAAATGATTTTCTACTATCGCTAACAGAAATCTTTATAGGAAAAACATCGAAAATCTCGTGTAGAATGAAACGTGCCATACCATTAAATGCATGTAGTAAAGCCACTGTGAAAGCATTATTACTTCCACCGATAGGTTCTTCAATAATTATATTGGTAATAACGCCATTCAACTCGGTTTCAATTCGTTGTTTGTATTGAATGCAGTAATTCTTAAAATTATTGGCTTTATGAATGTCTCTGGTTTCTTTAGGCACATCCTTGTTAGCAGTTAAGGCTAAATGCTTCATTTCGATTAACTTGCCTTCTGAGTTCCATAATGAAGACCCGACGTTTGTAGTTGACAAATCTAATGACCATATATATTTTTCCATGTTTAGATTTTTTTAGTTTTGTCTAGTCCGTCAATCAACTCATTACAGTGTTTCGGGTTATTTATGTATACAGCTATCAAATCAGTAACAACTGATCCGATTTTTAAGCCCTTTCCAAGGCAATAAAGCTTTAACTTACTGTGTAGCTTACCATCAATAATAATTGACTTCTGCTTGCCTTTATCGTCGTTTACAATGCTCATCTTTTATATTTTTTTTATAAATACTATCACTTTTATAAAAAAATATAAAAATTTACAATTTATTTCAAATATAATAATTTTCTTAATTTCCTTTCCACCTCTGGACAACGATTATATGCGTCTATCTCGTATTTACGTTCCTCATAAGGCACTTCAAATAATTTAACGGTATCATTCATCCATATGTTATACTTATAGCCGACAGCTGGCTGTACCAGTAAACCCTTTTGCATTTGATCAAAATGAATGAATTCATGCGAAAGCAATGTAAATAAATTATATGAATCATTCTTTGCTATAAACAGGTTATATGAATTAGACTCAAATTCGTTTTTTGTTATAAAGCCAAATATTTGCGTATCATTCTTATCAAAAGATAGCGGCATATAATATATATTAATTCTGGCTGTATCATATCCAAAAATACGATTAATCAAAACCTTTATAATCGTATCGGCATCATCTATACTAGTATAATTATTAACTATAATCGTTTCTGGAAATCTAAAGGAATTCATTTTTTTAGGCTTATGCGTAAAAATTAAGAAAAAAACAATAATCACTATTACGACTGCGATTATCACATACCAAATTTTCTTCATGCTTCAATATTAAAAGTCAATTCCAAATACCAAAGTTCTAGCAAGTGTTGAGTCCTTAGATATCGGGTTATTTAATTTAGCAATTGCCACAAGCTCGTGATCAGCATTATAAATTCCAATTTCTGAAATCATTAACGGTGCTAATCCGTCCCATGTCTTATTTGTTGATGTATTGAATTCATCTAAGGGTAGATGAATATCAATTTCTGTTGAGTGTGCAATGGCTTCAATGCTTGTAGTCACATTCCCCAGAAATACTTCTTCGTCACCGAAATTCAATGTGCTATCATTTTTTAAAGGTGCTGAGTAGTTCATATACTCCAAGTTATAGTTTGCTTTGGAGTTATATATATTCAATGGTAGCTTAAAAACAGTTGCTACAAGATTTATACCTGTTATTTGAATTCCAGCGACATAATTTCTAATTTGATCAGTAACATCATATATTTTCCATTCATCGGATATTGGCGTTACACTTGTCAGATCATTATAGGTTGAATTATCAATAACCTGTAGAAGTATTTGCATCTTAGTTGCCCCATACACAGATGCTAAGAATTTGAAATCATTAACACTTGTAAAGTATAGATTAACTTCATTATTTAGCACAGACGGTATCTGTAAGCTATTAATATAGTTACAATGAACTGCATCGCTGTAACCAAAGCTAGTGTCAGTCAGAAATCTATATGTGAAAAATACTGTATATCCTATCATTTTTATTTAATTTATTAAGAATTAATTGCAAGTGTTATATTTAACGGATATATAACTGGTACTGGTAATGTAATGTATACAGGCGCATCGCTTGTATAGTACGGTGTTCTCGATGTTGTTGGTGTCGGCAATGTGTCAATTGTCATATCAACATATATAGGAAAAGCTGGTAATGTACCTGATAATGTTACATTTAGCGTTCCACCTGATACCACTGGCGTATACATTGATGTCCCGCTTAATACAGGGAATGTGAAGGCAGGTACACCAGATGCTCCGCTAACGTCACTGAATGACATTCCATATGCTGGACTCAAAATGAAATTATTTGAAAATGGTGGCAATGTTGTCGTGGTCGTAGTACTTGTAGTGGTCGGCGGCAATGTTGTTGTCGTGGTCGTAGTACTTGTAGTGGTCGGCGGCAATGTTGTTGTCGTGGTCGTAGTTGTAGTGGTTGTAGGCTGGATAATTGTAATTGTATTGCCTGTAGCTACGCAATTAGGTGCTCCAAGGTCATATAAACGTGTACTATATGTTCCGCCTGATAGTCCACTGACAGTTATACCAGCGTCGGTTATTGGCTGATAATATACTCTATCAGTACCATTTAATATCTCAAGAATAAGCGTAGACCCCAATATATTATTAGCAATATCATATATGGTTATTTGACCATCGTTATATATTGTCGGCGTATTACCGCTAGCACTGAATGTGAGTGTACATATAGGACAATCGGTTAATGCATTATTAACGCCAATACTATAATTTGGTAATGTCCATGATCTATTTGCCTTGTATGACATGGCAAATAGTAATTCCTGATCTTCAATTATGAACATTTTTAGCTCATTTAATATTTTTCCGACTATATTACCACTCTCGTCAGCTAAGTCATAGTATAACGTGTTTAATCCAGCTAAATGTTTTTGTACGCCTAACGCTGTCAATTTCACGCCCAATGTAGTTCCGCTTGATTTATGCCACATTATTGTTGGGATAAATAACTCAGGAGTATTATTATAAAAACCCTCACCATATCGGTTTGACGGCGATGAATTTGTGTAATGAATTGCTCCGACTTTTCTTAGTACTGCACTTTGACTTTGAATATATGATACAAAACCAGCATATTCGGCAGTCTTAAACTCAGGGTATTTAGTATCGCCAGCAATTGTACCAGCAATATCTTCGGTGTATAATATAGACATTTTCCAAAAAGGAAATATAGGCATATCACACTGACTATTACTATAGAATGATAAAACGGCGTCAGATAAATAATCAACAGAGTCATATACAGTTGTGCCACTATAGTTACTATAAAATGTTAATGCTGCTGCATAATCGCTTGTAACACCTGTTATGCATGGCAAGAATTTATCAACAGTGACTTGTAAATTATTTGCAGCCAATGTTCCGCCGATAATACTTTCAATTTTATAAAAAATATATGGCTTAGGACTGTTAATGTCTATAACATCATTTAATGTGTCGCCACTATAGCCATTCCATTTAATCAAAACTATGTCATTAACGGATGGCTCATACGATCCAGTGGCATAATTAATAGATTGATATAAATTAAGCGTTGTGTTGCCTGTTGTTGTCATTTCAGATAGACTTACTTTAGCATTAGGCTGCTTCATATATTCGAGTCCTGTGTTAATAGTAACAGTTCCGCCGCTATTAATAATAAAAAATCCTAATGAAGATATATCATTCTGTATAACCATTGGTATAGACGGTACGCTAGTTATTGGGTTATATTCAGTTCCGCCACTAACACTTTTTATAAAAGATATTAGTTTTGGGTTCTTATCGGCAGGTCTTAGAATTATTGGCGAATAATTTGGATCGAAACTAGTCACAGCTTTGATTAAATTATAATCGATCTCGCTATCGCCAATTGCAAAATAGTTAAATGTCAACTGTCCCTTAGACAATAGCTCTCTACCCTTTGTTGTTATCTTTATGTTTAAAACTGTTGGATCGTTCTTTTCGATGAATGCCATAAATTCTATTTTTTAATAAATACTATAAAATTTAATAGTGTTAAAAAACTATTAACTATGATATTAAGTTATAACATCAGCAACCAATGAATCAATAATAGCTTGAGACTCGATGCCCAGAAACATTAGGAATTTAATGCATCTATTTTCGTATTCTAAATCTGATAAATTATACGCCACTTCCTCTGTTATCTGAGCATATGTTATTTCGTTATATGTAAATTCATTCAATAAGTTGTAGGTGTTATCATTATGATTGCTTCCCACACCGTAACTACGTGCATCAGTTATTCGTAATAAGTATTTTCTATTTGACATTTTTATTAAAATATTAAATTTTTCAATGATATCTCAGTTTCTTTTATTTCTTTTACATAATTATATGAACAAAATTTATCACTATACTCAATTGACTTGTTAAAGGGAGACAACTGATGTGCCGTTTTCATAAATAATATGCCATTATTTTCCGTAACGCCAGCATTATGAAATATTTGACATTCTCCCCATCTATTAATGCTATCAGTAGCCCATGCAAAATCGAGTCCCTTATCAATTTTAACTTCATGATTAAAATAAATTGCATTCCATAAAACCGCCCACATATCTGCCGTCCAAGACTGTATAGGAAATTTTGGACAATATATATTAGATGTTGATACCATGTATTCATATAGCAATTCTGAGTCCTTTTCGCATTTTCGCCAAAATGTAGCATCAACATTTTTCATTATATACTGTGCTCCACCAGCGTTTTCATCATTTTGCTCAATAACAGAAGGCGAAACGCCAACAATATTACACATTCCTTTGAATAATTCAACGCCCTTACTTTTTATATAATCACTGTTAATATATGATCGTGTGTCACTAAGATACCATATATTATCATTCTCGTACTTAGTAAAATCCATTTTTTTCGTAAAAATAACATCTGGGTCAGTGAATAAGAATGTTTCCTTATTTAAAAACGGATATTTATCAAAAAATTGAGCCAAAATATTATGCCTGAATGATACGCCATATTTCAAATTTTTGCGTTGATCCTCAAAAAAATGAAAATTACATTTAATTGATCGATCAGCAGCTATTTTTAATATATTACTATTATATTGACACCCTCGATGCTTTCCGACCACATATATAACGTCATTCTCAATTCCCATTTTTCTGAAATTGTTTATCTGAACCATGATTTGCCAAACATAGTAATTATTATCGGGTAATGCTATTAATATTTTCATAAATTATATGCTATAAAGGTAATGGCGGTATCGTATTAATGCCGTCTATGATTCCAACGCCTGTTGAAATCGTATATGTTAGGGTAGCAACTCCTTCGCCACTACTTAAATTTTTCGCGCCACGTTCTAACCCTACAGACGTTATTATTGTTGAAGCCGATGTAATGTTTAAGGTACTTGTATATCCAGTATTTATAAAATTATATCCACTACCCAAATCCGCTTCTCGGATCATTGTGCCGCCTTTATATAAGGTAGCAGCAACATTAACTGGAAGCACTCCCAACGTCGAGAACCAGAAAGCTCTTGCATCCATTACAATTGTATCTTCTAAAGGATACAATGTTTTAAAATTTGTTAAATTAATCAATACAGCCTCATAACCGTTTCCTGTATTATCGCCACCCCATGTCAATATTGGAGCACCTGACGGTGGATAATTCGTTATCGAGCTACCTGACGGTATTCCCCATCCAAGATATTGTTGTTGGGATATTTGACCGATATTTGGAGTTTCCATTCGTGTTCTTGTATCCAAATCTATACCGTCATTAAATTGGTATGTTAGAACTATGTAATCAGCGTCGAATGTAAATTCGCCGACAACTGTTGAACCTGTTATGACGCACCCCATATCATCTGCAATCATTATGGAAATATTTGTCCCACCAGATAAGCCTGTAGCCGTATTACCAGTTAATACACTATTTAAAGTATATTGTCCGTTGCTCCATATATAATCATAAGGGACAACGCCGCCAGTAACACTCACTGTAGCAGTTCCATCCGTAGAATCTACTGCAGTGGCATTTGTAGATGTAAATACCAACGTCATAGGATTACTCAGACACGGATATATTGTGGTCGTAGTGGTCGTAGTTAAATTGTTATCAAGCCAAGCATATGTCGGCAGTGGCTGGAGCTTCTTTATAATGCTACCATCATCACCTAAATACATTAGATTATCATTAGTTGTAAAATCTGTCGAAGTATCAGTTCCACCATATGTATTTATCTTTCCCATATAAACGCCACGTTTGTATGCAAATTTTTGCTTTGTAAACATAGTATTTCTAATAATCATGCCGCTTTTTCTCAATATAATTGTTGGCGATAATAATGTATCTATAAACTTATTAAAGAATGCATTATACTTATTCAGGAACGGATATAAGTTTACAAAGGTGTAACCATTTGAGTGCGAAGGGTCATTATCAGGTAATAAGCCATTTTTCAAATAATCTAAATACACTTTTAATAACGTTGGATACCATCCGCCTCTACCATCCGTAATAGTTTTTCTGTTCTTAGCGTTTATCAATTTCCTTTGAGCAATATCTATAAATTCTAAGAATGATAAACTGGATACATTATCAATTCCGAAAATGGTGTATGATTTCAGATAGTATACGCTTAAAACACTGTAATTCGGCATCGCCACCGATAGAACAATCTTATAAGGATCAACCAAGTCCAGATAATAATCGCTAACAGGATTCAGACTAATACCATTTATTAACATTTTTACTTCATTTGCATTGGCAACTCTGGTATTAAGCATCGCAACATATTTCCCAATATTCACATCATAATATATTTTTGCGTTATCAGTTGTGTTACGATATAATAGCTCATTTGTCATATTCAACGTATTTTTTGAAACAACAACAAACGACACCTGTACAATTGGGTCAACTATAAGATATTCGGCAAACACCTCGTTAAGAATTATTAACTGTGTAGGGTCTGTCGGATTCAATCTAAAGTCGCCGTCAATACCATTTCCAGCATTAACAAGTTCGATACCATTTACTGTTAGCTGAACATCACCATTCGGTGCGGCAGGTAGTTGTATATATGTTCCGTCAAGACTAGCTGATACTCTAGTTGAAACGTATCTCACAAGTAAATCACCTGTAGCCGTACCGTCAGCATAAATGTATGTGATCTCAATAATGTCATTACTTCCGCTTACAGCGTTATTTAGCGTAATAACATTTCCAGTTAAAGAATAATCAACCTCATACGATGTTGTGCCAGTATCGCCGCTTCTATTAGTGCTTAACAGTATTCCATTAAATCTCACTTCAACATCACCCTCTGGGGCATATGGTAAAGTATATGTTGTCGTCATTGAGCTATGATCCATAGACAAATTAATATAGAAATGCGATTCTATGTTAACATTATTTGCTTTAGCGTAATTGAAGGCGTCGATTTCAATGGCTTGAGCTATATCAAGACCCACATCAACCTCTTTAGTATTTAGAACTAGTCTACTATCCTCTTGATAATAAGATGGACTTGATTCAGATATTCTTGTTGTAGCACCTGATTGAACCCATGATTTTTTATTGTCAACGGTTTGATATAAGTCGAAACCAGCTTGTCTAAAGACATTCATATATTCCTGACCACTATCAGTGTTTCCAGATACTTGAAAATAAAATGCATTCGTTTCTAAAGGTGCTTGCGGATAACCATTTGCGTCATATGGAAATGAATTTGTGGGGTAATCAATTGCTGTTAAAACGTCCTCAGCTGGATTTATTTTACCATCAACAGTGTAGACATATTCCGTTATATTTATAAATTGCTCTGGAATGCCTATCAGCATAAATATTGACTTAATTGCATCCCTTGTACCCTTCGACTTCCAATAGTAATTTGTGTTTATAAGTATTCTTCTCCAAACCTCAATATCAATCTCCAAAGGAAGCAAATCTGTAGATAAGTTTCTCTCGATACCATCTGTGGATAATAAGTTACTCATTAAGTCATTTTCATCGGTAACTGGAAAGTAATCCCATCCGAATGTATTTGCAAGATTTGCCACAAATGCATCTGGAACATTATCTTTTTTATCATATGAAATGCTATTAACGTATTGTAGAGAATCTATAAAAATTCTAAGTTGGTCAAACTCATAGCCATAAATTCTTAAAAGCTTTGTGATCTTACTATTCTCAGTTAAGTCATAAGCCTTTAATGATGATGTTGTTAAAAATCTGGCGATTAAATCGGTTTTTATAACGTCAAATTTGTTACCTATGTTTAGCAATGCTTCCAAGAACTGCTTATACATCATGTTCCCGAAGTCAATATTATAGCCATCGAGTGTGGGCCATATCATTATGCTATTTATATACTCAATTTCTCCGTCATCATTTACCGAAGGATTTTTTATAACGAATCTAAATCCTTTATCAATTCTCTCAGAAATCATATACCTTTCATAATCCCTTAAACCCATTCTAAATTCTTCGAATATTGATGCATTAGGCTTTATGTGAAAATCGAAAGCACCCGTTACAGAGCCATTGGTAAATGGAAATGGATTACCCTCAACAGCAATCGATACATAGTTTGTCGTGGCATTATAACCTGTGAAACCCTTTAAAACGTATGCATTATTTGAGTCAAACGATGACCATATAACATATTTATCAAAGGATAAATTAATGTTATTCAATTCATTAACACCAAATAGAGTTGTATAGTCGCTATTAAATACCAGATTAAATTTATTATCAATAAATGACGCAGGTATTTTAAATGTGGAAGTATTTGTAAAAGAATCATATACGAAATCATAATATGTTGTGTTTCCAGCTATAATCTTATGAGAATTAACGTATAAACTGCCTGGAAAACTGGTTATTATATTTTGTATTGCGAATCTAAAATAGTCGTAGGCTGACCCGAATCTAAGGTATTTATTTAAATCCGACTTTTCTAAATTTAATTTAATCTCATTTGTGCTAGAGTAAATTAAATCTGATTGAGGTTTAGTAATACCCAATGAATTCAAGCTGATTGGCGCAACAAATGAGCTTAGTTTATTGACATGATCAACCGATCTTTTATTATCAAAGTTGGTTGTTACATTGAATTTACCAAATGAAAAAATGGTCTCAGAAGTAACGTTTTTAAAATTACTTCTGCCAATACTGTTTTTAATTACGATTTCTTTAGCCACAAGTTTTGCTTTTAAATAAATACATAAAAAAGCAAAACTTTATGGCAGGTATCTCTTAAGAATTAGGGTCTTTAGCATTAGCGATTGTTTGAGTAATATCGATATCAGTTCTCTTTTCCTTAACTTCGAATAATTGAGTGCCTGTGATGCTATCTTTGATCTGGTATACATCATACTGCTCTCTGATCTTTTCATTGCTGTCAAACAACGTTAAAATGCCATTGTCAGCATCTTTTAACTGGTTGCCGATTAAAACGTCCGCAAGTGTTTGAACGGTATCCTTTACAAACTCAACCTCAATAGCCAATGGTGTGAAATTAGTATTGGATAGTATTATTTGTTGTGTTGGTATACCAATAAACGGAAGAACATTTGGCTTAACCTCTGATGCACTGCTTGGAGTTAATTGTAGAAAGATTAGTGATCCAGAATCGTCAAGACGGTATCTAATTGCTTTTTGGGATGTATTACCAACATTTTCCTGAACTGGAACAACCTTATTAGATGTTATAACAAATCTAACAACATTGCGCATTTTTGTGTTATCCTGATTAATATACTCTATTTTATATCCCTGCATAGCATTATTTGATCTTAGCGATTGTGGTAATAGATTTGAATCAAGTATTATTCCTTTGGTCGTTGGCATTGCTGATAATACTCCGCAGTCTAAAATGGTTGTTGTATGTCCAGTTGGCTTAATATAAATGGTGTAAAATCCTATCTGATTAAACGTTGTGGCTGGAAGGGTTAAATTATATAATCCTTCAAGTATATTTTTGTCTGTACCAATTTCAACCAACTGTTCATCAGCTGGCAAATAACAATAGGTTAGAACATCACTAGCTTTTATATTGATCATTGCTGTGCTGCTAGTCTCTCTATCCTTTGCATAATTATAATAAACGCAAATGTCGTCAATTTTAACGTCTGATGGTCTTACTGTTCCGACTATACCTATACTCATAAATTATTCCTTTTTTAATAAATACGTTAATTATTATATATTGTTGACAATATTAAAGAATCCTCCACCAGCATAGGTCTCTAATTGTAGAATGCTATCCATGTGTTCAAGTCGAAAAACAGTATCAAAAACACTAATAGCTTGTCTATCGATGAAAATATCCTCAACGAATCGAACGTTTTCAACCAATCCTACGATTAAATCGTCTTGCAACAATGGTTGATATTGAAAATCTGGAGAAGTATACCCCGTGCCTGTATAATTTGCTGTTGTTGCACTTAAAGACAAATTATCATTAAACTCAATATCATCAATCCAATAGTTTATATTGGTACTATCGCCAGACACAACACCTGTTCCACCAGTAATTGGACGCATAATATATTTTTCATTTAATGTTGTAGCAGATTCTGGTGAGTACCTTGATAATTCCACTAGTCTGGATTGAACAGTAACACCTGAAATATATCTTGTAGAGCCAGATATAAAAGCAGGCTCACAATCGGTTAATCCAGATGTTAAACATATTTTTAAATATGTGTCAACCAGATTATACTCCAATGTTGAAACGCCTTGGTCATCAGTTACAATTTTAGTGGTTCTTAATATTTGTTTCTTAAGTATTTGCATTACATGTCAGTTCTTTTTCTCAAATAAACCCTAATATCTTGTTCTGGAAATTTGATTTCAAACATTGAATCGGGGTCTGAATACACCGTATTATTAACAATAACAATCTCGCCAGTGGAAGTGTCTGAAATTGCTTGTGAAACAGCATTAACGGAATAGTTTCCACCAACCTTGTTATATATTTTCAAACCTATAACATTATTAACACCGCTAATTGCAGCTACAATATTGTTTAATTTACCTATGAATATATCTTCATTCATATCATGATTATTCACATTGAAGTAGGAGCTAATTGCATTTATAATATTGTTTGCTATTTGATTATCTGAAACCGTATTAACATATACGTCAATATCAATAGCAATGTTATAAATTCTACCATCTCTAATCTCAATAAAGTCGTTAACCATTCGATAGCCACTTAAATATTCGGCAATGTTCTCTTTTAGCATCGCATTGCTAGTATTTGACAATTTACTATCAGAACCGACACCTATCATACTAACAATCACCTTATTATTCATTTCGTAAGTGTTAGCTCTAAATGGAGAACCGAATTTACCCTGCATTTTATATAACTGTACTAAATAGTCTTTCAAAGCAACACATCTATTTTGACTTGAAAAGTTATAGCGAATAAGTTCTCTAATCTGATCAATTGATAATCCGTCGTTACCGCCAATAGCTGCTATAGGATTCGTTACTTTTAAGCTACGAGTAACAGCATTATTAAAGTCTTGTCGTGATCCATTTGCTTTCAAAGTATATGAACCCAATTGAGTCAGAACATTTGCGCCAATGTTTGAGCTAACGCCTCCACCAGTTCTATATTTTACATATAATGTATAATTTTCCTTTAATTTATCACCAAGAGCAGTATTGCTTAGAAAATTATCAAGAAAGCTTTTATTTGTAATGCCGTTTTTGATAAAACCGTTTTTAAAGGTATCAACGTCACTATCGCCAGAACCAAAAATAATTTTACAATATCCTGTTGATGTGAACTCCTTAATAAATTTTTTAGAAATATCTATCCATTTACCGCTTTTTATATCGCCAACTGATACACTGGTATTCTCAACAAATATTTTAGGCTGTGCAAGATAGTCAACCTCATAATATCTAAACATACCCACAGCATCAGCACTGTTAAATTCATCGTTTGTTGGGTTGGCGGCGTTATTAGTACCCTCCTTAAGTATAATACTTTCAATTTCAAGAATATCCTGATCTGGAAGTGTTATGCTAAAAAATGGTATAACATCTGAGCTATTTATAACACGTTTAAAAATATTTGAAGAGCCATTTAAAACAACCTCTCTCTTTGTGATACTATAATTTAGAATATTTCCATTGGCATTATAGTTAGGAATGATTGATCTATTTGGGTCGCCATTATTACTAACTGGTATGCTCCAGTCTATTACATCCTGTGTCTCGAATATCTTTCCGCCGCCCATAATCTGAGCACCTATCGCCAATGTTGGGTAATATGATGGATCGGGTGCGTCACCCAAGACAGGCACACTAACAGTTAAATCAACAATGGTTACTGATGGTCTCTTATTTGGAACATTGAAACCAAGATTTTTTGCAATGTCGATCATGGACTTTCTAAGTTGAGCATTTTCAAGAGTTGTTTCCTGATAAGCCCTATCAATATTCATTGATAAATTGTTATTCACGCCTGCATTAATATCTATTAACATAGAGCCAACGCTTGAATCTGTAAAATCGCTAAGGACTTCTGGATACTGCTGTTTAATGTATGCGATCAAGTCTGTTTTAATGTCGCCGAACGTTCTGCTAGAATATCTTACAATATTTGTCATCGTATATTTTATTAAAATTTTAATTCAAGTGTGTCCTTCTGAGAAAATGAGTCTTCTGTATAAACAAAATCAATGTTAACTGTTAACTGATTCTCGTCCATAGTTGGATCAGTATCGCTTCTCGTAAAAGTTACATTTTTTATTGATATGTTTGGAAGATACAATGCCACTGTATTTTTTATATCATTAATCACATCCGAAGAGGTTATTCCATCATTTGGTTCAAATATAAATTTCTCTAAATCTGTGCCATAATCAGGCTCATAATATCTCTCGCCCTTTTGGGTTAATAATAGCAACATTAAGTCAGATGTATATGCATCCTTTGTCACTTTTGTAAGTTCAAAAAATGTATTTGTAATATTATCATCAACAATAGGAAATTTTATATTATATGTGCCCATTCACTAGTTTTTTATATAAATACAAACAAAAAAAAATCCTTATCTATAAAATAGATAAGGATTTTTTAATGATATGCGTGTGTGTTTTACGCTTTCGGCTTACGACCACGTTTAATGCCCTTTTCAGCTTTCAACTGTGCTTCTTCATCCCTGATTTTATCAAAGACGCTTTTAACAGATTCCTTAAAGGCAATTACCTGATTGTCACCAAATTTCTTTAATACTCCAGTGAATGTTGTGAAGTCTGGTTTGTTTAAAGAAACCACATCTGTATCTGATACAGAAATACCTGCCAAGCATTCATGCAATGCTAATTTTTGAAATTCGGGAGTTAGCATATCGAATGCCTTCTCATTAACAACAATGGCGAAATCAACGCCCTCTGATAATAGAACGACCAATTCATTGTTGCGAACAATTTTAGCCAATTCTTTCTGATTAACATTACAGAGTAATTTAAATACGAGAAATTTTGCTAGAGTGGTTTCATCACGCACTATATCAAATAATTCTTCTAATTCATCACTAGCTTTTTCAAAATGTGTTGCCATACTAATATATTTTTAATTAAAATTTAACAGTACAAAAGTAGGTAATATTTTGAATAAATCAAAGCAAATTTTCGTATTTCTTTTTTATTTCCGCAATTGATTCCTTATATTCAGCTCCAACGCCTTCCAAATCAGATGTTAACGTTTCGATAAACACTAATAAATCTTTTGTTAGTGTTTTAACACTGATCTTGGCAGCATCAATGGCTTCGATTTCATTTGTTAAATCTTCATCCAATTGAAATGCCTGTGCTAACTTAGCCAACACAGCATCAGCTGCTTCAAGCTTCTTAATTTCATCAGCATATGCTGCATTCTGAGCATCAGCAACCACTTTTTCAACTGGTGCTATTTTGCTATTAATTACTTCAAGTCTTTCACGAATAGCGTCAAGTCTACCCATTTTGCTTTCAGCCAATTCGGAGATTTTGTTGATATTCGCAGCACCTTCTGAATTGAAGTCGCCATTATCTAAAGACTCCTTCAAATTGTTTAAAAAATCGCTCATAATGTTTACTGTATGAAATTACTTAAAATCGCAACGGCGTCATAATTCAGTTCAACATTAGGACATAACGACATATTAATGTTGTTAACCTTAATGTCACTCTCCATTTCAAGAAACTTTATATACTCTGCATAAAGAACTGCGTGCTTCTCTTTATCGGCTTCTGTCAATTCCTTATATCCGATCATAAAGACATTGTTAAGATTCGTTTTCTCTTCTTCGGTCATGTCAACCAATTTTTCATTTGCTATTTCAAATGCTTTTTTCTCGATCTCTTTCAAATCGGCAGACACGCTGTCGTCAATCAGCTTAATTTCGCTGGTTAGAATTTTCTCGATCTTATTCAATTCCATGTTAAAATAGGTATTAACTATTTTACTTTCTCTTACGATTCCTTTTAGAACCTCAAAATCCCTGCCCAATCGCTGTACTTCTGAATACTTCATAATTGTTTTTTTATTTTACTTCGCCTATTTCTTTAGCCATGAACTTATAAACCTCGAAAGTATCATCGCCATTTTTATCCTTTATTATTATTCTTTTTACAAAATTTTGAATATTATATCCAATTAATTTGCCATAAGTATCTTTAATGAAAACCTGATCAATACCTATAATTTCCTTTAAAATTTTAGAATCATCTGGCAGACTACTAGTTTTATACTTAATCGGAATGAAAAACTCAAGTCTAAATAGTTCAGTTCCAACTATTTTTACATGTAATACCTCAGACAATTGTTCTATTTTATTAACTGAATCATTTTCTCGAAGGCATTTGATTGGAAACTCCAATTGCTTTGACATTGATACTGAGTCGTTTAAAACAAACTTATCCTCAATCTCTGTCATAATATTAACAGCCTTGGCGAACCCTATTTCAATGGGTGTATTATTGAAGATGTGAACTATTTCATAGTCATCATCGTCAGTTTTTCGTTCCTTATATTCATTGTTAATAACTTCACCAACTGTTTTACCAGCATTTTTACTTTTTTCATCGAAGAAACCATAATGCTCATATGAACGACCCCATTTGTCTTTCTTACCATAATTCATTCCATGACGGTCTGTGGCTGCTGCCATCTTATGTGCTGTGGCGTTTCGCATAAACTTATCGCCCTCTTTAAGAATCTCGTAATACTCCTGAGTATATTTTTCATCTTCCTTTCCAGCATAAAACGATTCCAAGGTGTTATTTCTATGTCGATGCCTCTGAATTTTCTTATCCTTTTCAGAACCAGCATGATTAATAGACTTGAAGATTAGCTCGTCAGCATAACTTAATGCCATGCCGATTCTAATTGCAATGCTATACGATAAATTCTTAATATATTTTGATACAGACATTATTTGATAGCTAGTTATTTTTCATTTTTGTCTTATCTATAAGACTTTTTATTTTTGCATCCTTTTGAGCAATAACTTTATTAAGTTCAACGAAATGTTTCTCAACCTGATCCTTAATGGCATTGGTCAATTTTAAATTCTCGCTTTCATCATTTTTAAGTTTTGCTGCCCTAACCTCTGCATCGACAGCCTTAGATGCCTTAAGCAAGCCATTTAACAGATGATTAAACTTTGGAACATTCGTATGTAAACGAGCATCAGCATAAGCCTTTTTCAACTCAACCCTGATTTTGTGTTTCAAAATAAGATCAAGAACATATGTCTTGACCTTGTTATACATTTTCTTAAATAGATTCATTTTTGTTTAGTAATTTTTTATAGACCTCGACTCTAGCCTTAGTCACTTCTTCAAGATTATAACTAATTTTAAAATCGTTATGTAATTGTGCGCCCAATCCCTTACGTAATCCTTCATCTAGGATTAGTCTCTTTAAATACTTCGCCCAAAATTTATTTGAATTTGTTTTTGACGGAATGAGAATGCAATTTTCCATATGTCTGCCATCGACATTATAAGGAGCGACATCACTACATATAATTGGTAGGCTTCTAGTCCAACATTCAACCTGTTTTAAATTGGATTTCATGTTGTTAAAAGTGTTATCAGCTAACGGCGCAATAACAATGTCAGTCTCATTTAAAACATTTGCATAAGTATTAACCTTTTGCGTCCAACGTCTAGCATAATTACCCTCATTTGGATATGTGTGAACTCTGTCATATTTGTTGAGGAATGTCAGATAATTCTTATCTTTAATGATTCTATGGTTATCAGATAATATATTTTCATATAGATAATATGACGATTCTTTGGGTTCGATAGCCCTTTCTGTTTTGATAAAAACGTTATCCTTATAACGATCACGTAACTCCTGTGGAAGCTGTGTAATACCGCTAATATCGCCTTTACCTTCATTAATTAATTTAATGATCTTGTTGTTATATAGCTTTTTCTCCTGTAATTCTTTACCAAGTTCTTGATTAAACTTAACCTCGGTTGTATTACCGTTAATATCCCATCCAGCTAAAACCATTTTAAATTTATCCCTTGTTAGAACGTCATTATTCAAAATGTTTATAACACCCTCCATTTGAGTTAAATCACCTAAATGCGACGAGCCGCCCATGTAAGTAATTCTAACCCTTCCGTCTGTGCTTGGCGTCCAATTGTTTTGAAACTGATCCATTGAGTTCGGGTCGATTGAATTTGGCATGACGAACACATTATCCAGACCGCTAACTTTTCTAATTTCGGCGGCGAATAATTCGGTTGTGGTTGTGATGTAGTCGGCATTCTTTATAGCTAGCTCAATATGCTGTTGAAGCCTATTATGAATGTAGAATGCATACAAAGGGTGCGACTTTGGTAATTGCCAGTAGTCATCCATGTCTAAAATAAGTATAGTCCCAGCGTCTCGTAATGCTTTACGGAAACTAGGATACTTTCTAGCATTATATAATTCCTTGTGATAGTGAATTATATCAAATGATGTAAGATAATTTATAATTTCTGGTTCTTCGAAGTTTATATTCGGATTTATCTCTACGAAGAATTCGTCGCTATGATTTTTATCAACCTCCATAGCTGGAGTCAATGTTCTATAGTAATTAACGCCTGCGACGTCGGTGTTATAGAATAATATTCTGATTTTTTTTTCCATAATTAAAAAATAATACTGTGTCTTTAGAAATGCAAAGTAACAGTATTATTTTGTTATATCAAAGTGTTTTTATAAAAAAATAAATAATTTTTATATTGCCTTACTCTTTTTTGTTATAATAGCTTTTTCGACGGCGACTAACTCAGGAATAACTACTTTTGGCTTACTCTTATTTGCCTTTATTGTTGAGTCTGAATTCATCTCATTTCTACTGGCTTCTATGACAGATATCAAATTTTTTGCTCTTAGTTTATGAATCGAAACTGGTAATGACACTATATCCATGAATAATACTTCACCTGCACGCAGCACGATGTTTTTTTTCTCCATGTTATTCACATACTCGATTTCAACAGAGCTATTATAGCTATTTTGTCTTCTCTCAATTCTGTTTGTTATGTTTGTTATTTTATATATTCCCATGATAAATTTTTTTAAAATCCCTGAATTAGAGACTCGCCGTATTTGATTCCGTCGAATCCGTATTTTTTAGCCTTTTCAGCTATTGCCTTACATTTTAAATTAAATTCGCTAATATTATTTTCTTTAGAAATTGCATTAAAATTCACGTGCGGAAACCATATATTTGCCAGAACATCTATAGGATTTTGGCTATTCTTATAAGAAATACCCATTTTATCCGTATCCATGATATTATCAAATTCAATTTCATATTTTTTCATACCTTCTTTAGGCTGCAACGAAAAGAAATTACCGTTACTGGAATTATTTTTAAAATCATCCCTTCTATATCCAATTAGCTTTACAGCATTTCCAGATTCTTCACCATTTTCATTTTCATCTACGCCTGACTCAATACTATCCAAGAAATTATTTGGTATAGTATTGCTCTCAGCCTCTTTTTGCTGCTCATAATCATATATGTCTTGAACCTTATTTAAGGCTCTGCAAGCGTTTTTATGATCGAGATCAACAATTATAGCTCTTATAGTCTTACGTCCCTCATACAGTGCTTTTACAAGCCTATGATGACCATCTAAGACGAATAGTTCACTGTTAATCCATATTGGTTTTTGTTCGTCATCAATATCAGCGTTATCAACCTCATGTGAAAATGTAATTCCCTGCAAGACTCTCAATATAGCTGGATTAATATCTATAACTCTGCTATTAACGCCATCGGCATTGAGTTTATCAACGACAATCTCAAAAGGTGCATTTACTTGTGGTAAATAAGCTGGTCTATGCTGCATATCTATTGTACTCATGCTTATAAATAGTTTATTTTAAATTTTAAATTCAATCTCTTTAACAGAACCTATAAGAAATAATGGTTTTCTGTAAGTTATCCAATTTTTTAAATTATTAGACATTTTTGCTGTTGCTCCATTTGACTTATTAACACCAATAGTTATATGTCTTTTGTCATTAATCGAACCAAATCCAGAAACGCCTACAGCCATAGTGTTATCGTCCATAGCATAACTATCGACCTTCAATCTTACGGTGTATCCTAGATATTTCTTATAAAAATCATCTATTTCACCAAAATTAATTGTCATATGATCGCCCACAAATTCAAATCCCTCTGGAAGCATACTAGCAAAGCTATCGTATAATTTCTTTTTAGATCTATCATCCAGCACAATAGCTGAATATGCTATAAATTTTTTACTCATAGGTTTAGTTTGTTCGGGTCTGTTTAGTACTTCATCAATTGGTTTATCTTGCGGCGTTACGTCCTTGTAAAAATCGAGGTAGTATTTGTATTGAGGACTTTTTGATTTAATTCTTCTAAGATTTGCCATGATTGAGCCATCATTAGCATTTTCATCATTAAGGATTTCAACCTGTGCATCGCCAAGTCCAAAAGAGCTAGTGTTCCCGACTCTATGTAATAATGAGAATCTGTTTAAATTTTCTTCCGAATATAGGGCATAATTGTTGTCAAACATCCCAAGTGCCTCTGACATTCCACCATGAACAAACCATGAGTTCTTACCAGCCACATATAAATCGCCATTAGGATCGCCAATAGCTCTTACGTCCGCATCGAAATTATCCAATGATTTTGGATTTTTATAAATTGGTATACCCTTACGTTCAGTATCAACAACATATGCGACAGGTTTTTCCAATTGGGTCTGTTTGTGTGCCTTAAAATCTCTCTCAAATTCTTTCTCTGGGTCTGGAATGCCAAATCTTTTTTCAGCATACTTATCACCAACGCCTTCATCCGTTACTGGCAACAATTTGTTTTTATCAAATGGCTTATTTAAGTCTATTCCGTCGCCGTCATAATATTGCTCATAGTATTTAAATTGTGGATTTTTTGTCGATAATTTATCAAACAATTTATCAATATCTGCACGTGCTGCTCTATTAACTCTCATATAGCCTTCGCTTGAATCGCTTAGTCCGAATGAATTTAGCTCACCCATTCTGTGCAATAAAACATATTTATCATAGTTTCTATATAATTCATAATTGCTATCTGCAAAAAATAATGATTGACCTATATTGCCGTGTACAAAATTACCATTTTTTTGTGCTACATAAAGATTACCGTCAGCATCAGACACTGCTCTAACATTATACTCAAAATTTGCAAGAGATTTCGGGTTTTTATAGATCGGTACTTTTTCTATCTTGTCATGACCATCAGCACTATAATCATAAATTGTTGAGTCAACAAACGCAACAGGTGTATTAGTCTGCGCTAACTGATTAGCATTATATTTTCTGTTGAACTCGCCCTCTGGGTCTGGAATGCCAAATCTTTTTTCGGCATACTTGTCAGCAACGCCCTCGTTTGCAACACTATCGTCTTTAATTGAGGTATCTTTGTCAATAGAAACATTTGTAAAGAGATTACTATAATATTTAAACTGAGGATTCTTTTTCATCAGATTCTTAAATATTGTTAAGCCTTCAATACGTCTTTCCTTATATGCATTCATGTAGCTGAAACTAGTATCGCCTAAGCCGAATGAATTAGTATTATCAACCCTATTGAGCAATAAAAACTTATCCATGTGATCATAAATGTCATTTCCGCCGATTCTCAACGCTTTTGCCATATTCTCATGAACAAATGATCCATTTTTCTGTGCGACGTATATATTTCCGTCATAATCGGCAATTGCTCTTGTAGCTGGTTCAAAGTTACTTAAGGACTTTGGATTTTTATATATTCCGACATTCTCACGAGTGTTGTAAACATGATTAGTGCTTCTAACATATGCAGCAGGCTGTTCTAATGTTGATTGTTTATGAGCATTGTATTTACTCTCATATTCGTTATCGGAATTTGGAATACCGAATTTCTTTTCAGCATATTTATCGCCGACGCCTTCCTGTTCAAGAGATTCAGATACCTGATGTAAATTAAAATTTTCACTTGTGGCATCTGGAATCGCTTCGCCAGAATTAGGATCAGTCGAGTTGCCAGCATTGAGATAATTAATAATATCCTCACGATTGTTTTTCAGCTTGTCAGTATATATTTTTAATAAAATTTCCTTAAACTTGTTCTTAATTTGTTCGCCTTTAAATCCTAGATTCATAAGGTCATTACCATTAACAGGTAAATCGGCATTTGACTTAGGGTATTTACCAGACAATAATTCATCACATGCTATTTTTACAGGCATTGGAATTATATCCGATTTTAAAGACTCTGGATAAACGGCATACATGTTATAAGCAACTGATCTGGCTTTATATATGTTGGCTGCGTCGTCCTTTGAGTCGAATGCTAGCTTCAATGCTTTTATTTCCTTATAGGTGTTGATATCGCCACGCAGTTTTGTTTTAAAAAATTCGTCAGGTGTATCGATTGTTTTGTCTAACAATAAGTAAATAAACTCGCCCATTGTTTTAGCATTTCTAAACAATTCAGCCTCAGAGTTAAAATTAACAACTGGATTAGTTCCAAATAATTGCTTATAAATGCCTGTTTCTACTAAAAGATTTGCACCGACTAAATGGTCACCCTTTTGAACTATCTTATCGAACTCTGTTAGAATCCTTTCAGACGGAATCTCTCTTATTTTCACAGCACTTCCCTGAATAGCTTTCATTGTTTCAGGTTCAATTGTGAACCCGAATCTTGATGCCATTTGAACTGCTCTAAGCATTCTTAAAGGGTCTTCGGTAAAAGCTGATGGATCAACCATCCTAATTATCTTATTTTTTATATCGTTAACTCCTCCGAAAGGATCGATTATATTTCCTTCGATATCGGTAGCAATTGCGTTAATCGTCAAGTCACGTCTTTTCAAGTCGTCTTCAATTGGCAACGTATGATCGGATTTTGTTTCAATACCTTTATGACCACCAGCACCTGTCGCTGTATCTGTTCTTGGAATTGCCACGTCTATATCCTCGGTGCTTCCTTTTGGTTTAAATTTCAATACTCCAAAAGACTTTCCTACAAGGTTTACCTGACCGTATTTACCCAAAATTTGTTCAAGCGTATCCATTGGGACGCCTGTAATCATTATGTCAAGGTCTTTAGATTCTTTGCCTAGATATTTATCACGCACAGCACCGCCGACAGAGTATATTTTACCACCCAGCTTCTCGATTTCGGCTGTAAAGGGAATCTGATCTAAGCTATAGATTTCGGCTTCATCCAAATGATTAAAGTCGTCAGCAGTTCTCGTGTCAACAGGAACATTATTATAATGCTTTTTAATAAAATCGTCTATAGATTTTTTTGAATAGCCAAATATTTCGCCGATTTCTCTGGCTTCCTCTGGCGACTTATCAGAAGCATATCCGCCATGACTGTTCATTATGTCACGAAGTCTCAAAGCCTTTTCTTTATTCGTATAAATAATATAAGACTTCTGGTCGCCTCTCTGAATTGGGAGAACATTGATATTATTATCGTTCAATTTCTTAATAATGTCTCTATTCATGTCAACGATCAAGCCGACTTCCCTTTTACCATTAATAAGAGTATTCAAACTACCGTTTAGATCATAAGCGTCGCTAGCATCTATTTCTTCATTAACAATAGATTTTATAGTAAGATTACTGATATCGCCCTGATTACAAGCGGCTGACTTACCATTAAGTTTACCTAATTTACATTTGTCTTTTACTTCAACAGTTGAAGCACCCTTCATCCACGATAGTATTCTTTTCATGCGATTAAATTATTTCTTTGCCTTCTGATTGTTCTGAATTTCTCTGATAGCCTCTATTACCATTGTGCGAATAGTGTCACGATTTTCCTGAATACCTTTCTTAATTCTCTCATTACTATACATTTCAAGCAATGTTGAGTTGATAGTATCTTCCATCAAGACTTCAAGATTTTCTGCCAAATATGCCGCAACTAATTTCTCAATGTTTGCACTGGTTGTACCAGCATTAGGACTATTGACGATCTTTTCCTTTATTTCAGGAGAAGCGAATTCGGTAATACTTTCAGCTAGAGTTCTATTTGATTTCTTTCCAAAATTTTCAAACAATTTTTCGTCTCTATCTCTATTATCAATGTTGACAGGTGGTCTTGTTGCTGCCCTTGGTGTAGGTGTCGTATTTGATATAATATCGGGCGATTCGTTTACAATCTTCCTGTAGTCATTTTGCAATTCATTAGGATCTTTTTTCTCAGCCAAAAGTTCAATTACTTTGGTTGCATGTGATGGACGACCAGAGTCACGTGATTTCAATAAACTATTTAAAAAGAAGTCTTTAGGTGTCCCTGTTGCTTCCGTTATTCCCAATGACGCATTTCTTGCGGCTTGGCTTTCATCGATTGCTTTACGTAAACCGTTTAAATCGATATTACTGTTCTTTGCCATAAAATATTCTATTAATTATTTTGCTGCTATTTCTTCAAACTATCGAAATAAGTCACAGCTTTATTATGCATGTTGTCACGAAAGCTTTTATCGTTAATTACCTTCGGGGCATTTAATTTAGCGTAAAGATCAGCGAGATTTCCTATTATGGATTCTTTAGGAACTCTAGTATCGTTAGCATTTCGCAAAGATACACCATTTTTATCATTTACCACTATATAATTTCTTGCAGGCTTATGTTTTACTTTAGTTACTGCATTATAAAAATCCTTTATATCATTTGGATTTGACGTTGGCTTTTGCATATCCAATGGCTCTTGTGTTTCAGGTGTAATGGTTGCCGCTGTTGTAGCAGGCTTGACCTTATCTATATTGCTACCATTAGGTGTCTCAGTTTCAGGCGCATTTGTTACGCCGCCTATCTTAACAGACGCCATTACGCCACCCATCATTTGCTTATCATTCGGGTTATACACGTCAGGGATATCCTCTGGCGCAACGCTAAAATGCTTACCAGTTGGTAATGCCGATGTTATATAATCTAATCTGAATAATCTCCATGCTGGTTTTTCACCAGACTTATTCGTTTTTGTGTCTGTATGATTCTGAAATTCGTGATTATTTCTACGTCTCTTACCTAATCCGCTAAAAGAATCGCTTGATCCACTTTCTTGCCATGCCCTAACAACTAAATCGCCATTCCTTGTCTTTCCTATAACAAAAGGCTTAATAATTCTATAGCCTTTCAATGTCGTATCTGGCGATGCATAATAAATGTACAGGTATTTATTATTCTCGATAGCATCAATAAATATATTGGCACTAACGGACTCATTCAGGATACCACGAAAGGTGTGAATGTTTTCGAAAAATATTTTTAGTTCATTAAGAAACATAATTAAGCGTTCGATTGATTATACTCGTTTGCGCCTGACTTATACTTACTTCTGGCAAGTAATTTTTTTCTGGTTTCAATATCAGTTTTACTTCCAATTGATCCATTCAATTCACCCTTACCCTTTTCATCGCCGTCAGATAATGCATTCTTATTTGTTAAATTGTACTCACTATTCTTAGTGTAGGTACTTTTATTTACGTTTTCGTTTCTAAACGAAGTGCTCATGTCTTCTAGTCTGCTCATAATGTTTTTGTTATTTAATTATAATTTTTAAAGCATATTGTTATGTATTCAATCAAATTTGGAACTGTGTCCAAATGTTTCATGCCCTCAATGGTATACCAACCAAAAGTCGAATGTTCATCATTCAGTTTAATTTTGTCAATATCGCCAGTATATCTGCTTGCAAATATGTGTTCACAATTAATTGTGTTATCATATATTCTTTCAAGCGTTAATCTTTTTATAAAATTGTCGAGAGCTATACCAGTTTCTTCGAATGTTTCCCTTTTGCATGCCTGCTCAGGAGTTTCGTCATCTTCAATTTTTCCACCTGCCAATCCATATTTATTAGCTGCCCAACAATTATTCCCACGTTTAAGCAATAGAAATTCATTGTTTTCGTTAACAATGATTGCCAACGCATTTTCCTGTTTTTGAAAATCATCACTTTCATTTAATGCACCTATTTCAATTTTTCTTGCCGATCCCAATGCTGTATCAACGAAATTTTTCATATCTTCGCCGCCAGCTAATAGATACTGAACATCGTTTGCGCCCATGCTTGCTAAATCATGTTTCAGTCTTTTTAATGCCTGATATGTTAATGATCCATTTTTCAGAATGAACTTAGCTCTACGAATTCCATCACTGTCAGGATATCTTGTAATAGCAGCACTTATAACGTTTAATACATTCTTTGGCACTGCAAAATTTTTACCGTATAATTCGCTATTCATTATTTACTAACCTCTATTAGATTCTTCAATTTATTTTTTGAGCCATTGTCTAGCTTGTTAATCAGACCAGCTATCTTTGTAACACTTTTGTCCGTAATATCCCTATCATTAGATTTTGCTGATAGAAAATTATCAATCTTTTTATCGACGATGGTATCTTCATCTACAATAGACTCGTCCACACTTGAAGGCTTATCGCCGAATTTTTTTACAATCTCTTTAGCATACACCTCGAAGTACTTAACGACATCCTTTGATATGGTTTCCTTTTCGGTATAAATTCTAAAATCGTTTTTCAAGCTATTAGGGTTCTTATAGTAATGTTTCATAAGTTCCTCATAGAATTTACGGAGAATTTCAAGCGTATCTGTTAAGTCTTTATTCTTCTCGTCAGAGCCTTCGCCCTCAAAAAATGGTAGCATGACAGAACCAAAATATCCCATCATGCTATCACCGAAAGGTTGATGCCCTACAGCCATATTATAGTCAGTAATTTTTTTAGAAACTGTGCTCATATTTGGGCCAGTTTTTGGTACATTATCGCTGCCAATAAGACCGCCGTCAGCATCTATAACTTCATTTATAAGAATAACTTTCATGATAATTCGAGTAATTTTATATAAATACTCGAATCAAAATAATAATTCATCAAATTGAGTCAACATCAATAGCATCTGGATCATCTGGCTGATTGGCTGTTTCAAGACCAGTGATATAGCCGTCTAGCATATCCAAAGATTCTTCGCCAAATTTTGCTACAAATGCATCCAAATCCATTTTTGCATCAATATTAAATTCCTTTTTAAACTTTTTAAAATATCGAGTCCTTTTATTCAGTTTATTTTCGAGAAATACCTCTTTATCAGTCTTTTCCTTCGAAGCCACCTTGAGATTTTCAAGTTTATTTTCGATTGCTTTGCGCTTTTCTTCTATCAGTAATTCAGTCTCGGTTTTAGGTATATCCTTAACCTCTTTGATAATTTTTATATATGTGCCATTAAAATGACCGACTAAATATTTGAGACTGTTTTTTATCAGAATGATATCGCCCTTTTCATGTTTCTCATTAATCGATTTGATTAACGGTAAATTTGAGGCGATCATTTTATCATTAAGATATTTTAATGCACTCTCATAGACTTCAAAATAAACCTGATTCTCAGGGGTCATGATGAATCCATCCCATATTAATCGAGGGTCATAGCCTGTTTTATTCCAGAAGATTGCTTCACGATCTTCAAGCTGTAAAGCTTCTTGAACACTATCCAAATCATATGAGCCTAAAGTCAATTGCTCGTCAGTGAAAACATTTCTACTCAATTCAGTTACGACAACATTTTCGCCAAAACTGTTTTTCATTTTTTTAGTCACTATTTTCGATAAAATTTGACCAACGATCTCAGGATTGAATCCAGCAAACAGTATTTCAGCTCTTTTATTGAAAGCAGCAAGGTATTTCTGAACATTATAAGAACCTGTCATATCTGGATTTAAAGCCAAATCTTTAGCATTGATCAACTTAGAGTATAGTTTGCCTGTAACTTTATCCCTTCCAGAACTGCTATCAGCGGCTTTCAAACCTGTATTAATTTGATAAACAACGCTATCAATTTCAGGTTCTGGCGGCATATAATTCGAAACAAGTTTCATCTTATCGTCGATAGTAAGACCTTCTTCCGAAGTTTCTCCCAGCAACTCTGCTTTATGTAGCTCGAATAAATCAGAGGCGATCTTTTCACGTTCTTCAATCAAGAGTTCCATATGCGCTTGCATACCCTTCTTACCACCGTTCTTATTGCATCCACGATTAATATATTGCTCAAGTTTAACCTTGACCTTATTTTTACTAGCAATCTTCTTCAATGGTATGCGTTGATAATAAATCATATCAACGTAATCATAATAATAATTAACAAATTCAGGGCCCTTACCATGTAATACCATGTCCATGCCTTTGTCAATAAAGTCCTCAATATATTCAGGCATTACCTTTGATTTAATGGTAACTCCAACCATTTTAATCTTTTCCTTTGTCTTACCAGTTTTCTTATCCTTGTATTCGGACATGATAGCATAATTGTTTCTCGACAAATTTAAGCATGAAACATATTCGCCGTCATTATCAACGCTGATATGACTCACCTTGTCTCTGGCTTTAGCTGCAAGTTGTTCTTGATCGTTATATTTATCGATCAAGGCAGTGATACCAGTTTTGCCTTTGAATTTCCACGCTTCCTCAATAGGAATTTCTACCTCTGAAATATAGTCGGCAACTTCCAAATTATCACCAATAATAATATTGCTTACGTCAGGAATCTGAAAATTGATACCATCAGTGATTGCAAGCAGCGGTACGCACTTATAATCGCTAAACCATGCCATTGCATGTCTTAAGTGTAATCGTCCAGTACAAGTGATCCTAGCGGCACAAACGTTATCCGACCAATTGAATGAAACACCTGAACCCAACGCACCGAATAGTGAGTTATTAAGAATCTTGATAGGCAACTGTTTAATCTTAAACATGGCTCTATCATGTTCAGTTAGTGTACCGTCGATGAACTTTTTATAGGTATCATGGTCAAGTTCACTCAGTAACATAATTTCTTCCTGATTAATTTCGTCGCTATTAGCCAATTTTTTATAAATATTTCTGGTTGTTGTCATATAGAACAACATTTTTTTAATAACGCCAGTAATGTCAAAAATTGGGAATATATCATCTGTCAACTGAATCATCGGGTACAATGAAGCGTAGTCAATCTTAACCCATCTTTTTGTAAAGCCTGTTTTAAAACATCTTGATAAACCGCCAGAGAAGCCGTCTTTCTTTTCAGAATACGGAATCGCCACGCCATTATCATTACTCCATGCAGTTAGCAATAGATTCCAAATAGAAGCTGTTCCCATCGTACAAACACGTTGATATGTGGTTGGCACGATCTTGGCAAGCATGAACGACGATTGATTATACAATTCATCGACTTGCTCCGTTTCCCATAAGTCATCAAGAAGATACTGCTTAATCAAATTTTTACCATTGATTAGCTTAAGCATCTTATTAGGAATTGCAGTTGCTCTAAACCACTCAACAAAGGCTTTGTTCTCAACGAACAGTTTTTTCTTTGTTTCATTGTATTGTGTTTCAGAAAACTGATCCTTATATGCCTGTAATTTATACAGATTCTTTGCAACGTCCTGAAATTCGTCTGGAACTACTTCATATTCGTTTGTTTCGCCAATGATAAATATTTTGTTCTGAAAGTAAAAATTCGAGATATTGTTACCCTCGCCTTCAACATAAGTTCTATTCGCTTTGGCGATACCCTCATGTTTTGCGATGTATTTCAATTTGGTATTCTTTATTTCGGTATTCACAGCGGCAGTTCTTTTTGCTGCATGCATAATATCTATTATGGAGAATCCCCACATTTCCGTAGCTGTAAATCTGTCAGACGTGTTACCGTATTTAACAGAAACATTTGGTCTTCTTCTGATCGGAACGTTTCTTCTATCAACAGACGTTGGAATCGCCGCTAAATCCATATTCAATATCTCTGCTCTACCGATAATAAAGTCAAAGTCAAATTGTTCTGAGTTATATCCGCAAATAATCGCTGGATTCAAATGTACCAACAAGTTAAAGAAATCCTGTAAAACCCTTCTCTCGGATTCATCGTCATCTTCCAGTTTCACTTCAAGAATAATCTCAAAGCCTCTGTTGTCCCTGACGCCAATTGCAAAAACCCTTTTCAACTGATATTTCAAACCAGTTGTCTCAATATCGAATACGACCTTATGAACATTTTTGTATTCCTCAAATCCCTTGAAAAGCCTTGATTTTGTTGACATAAAAAATTGCTCAGTCGTCCTAGGCGAATAGAATAGATCACGATATAAGAAAGTAGGCTCACCTCTTTCGTCTTTAACGATCTTGCCATGAGCGTCTTTAAGTTTTTCGTACGGATTAATGTTGCCTTCTTTCAGAAAGTTAACAATATGATTATACGATTTGGAACTGGAAATCTTATAACAATAACCGTCGATAAGCCTTTTCTGATTACCAGTTTCAAGCTTTTTCATTGTTATGCCATATTGTGCCATTTTGTTTTCAAGCAAATCTGGTATCTGATCGAACAGATGAATACCGTTCTGTTTTAAGTCTTTACAGAACATGAAAGGTTCATAATGAATCTTAACTACCTTTGGGGCAGTATCTGGCTCATGTATTACACATTCAGCATAGTTAAAATTAGGATTGGTCTCGACATTGACCAAATATTTAATGTCTTGATTATAGCCTTCAAGAAAGCCTTTTATCTCATTTAAGACAGCCGCTTTATCCATTTATATTATTTAATTTATTGGTTACTAATTAATTCGAAGTACATTTGCAATCATAATTCGTCGTCGCCTTCGTCACTCACAATAGATGAATGAGATTTTGTTATCATCACGCTAAATGGCTTAACTGACTCAACTGAATTCCATTTACCTATTGATGGTGCTTTAAACTTATCGAATGAAATAATATCGTCACACTTGCTTTTTTCAGGTTTATTAAATTCCTCAAATGGAATTTCCAACTGTGTACCATCATAAGATTCCCTGTATTTACGATACTCATAAGCATTCTTATTAACGATCTTATTACCATCACGGTCAGTCATTGAATAGCCTCTGCTGAACATTGCTTCAAGTTGTTTATCAGCTATTTTATCCTGATAAACTTTTGGTAAGTCCATTCCAAAATACTCTGTTGTTATGATAGTTTTACATGGTACACATTCGCAACAAGGTGTATATCCCAAAATTCCATCATGTTCACAGTCATCCAGCCTAGGATTTTCGCAAGATACAACTAAATCACGATATTTGGAAGGTAATTTATCAGCCATTTGATATTTTTTCATCTTTATAATCGGAAACTTCAATGGTACAAGCGATTCGCATATTGCTCCATATGACTTATAAATGTTTTTAATATCCTTAAGGTATGAAATCGCATCGTCGTTTGACACATATCCCACCTGAATTTCCTCGACTCCACGAATACCTTGGCTAAATATCATTGCCATAATCCAAATAGGAACTTGCTTAAAATATAGGCTTCCCTCATTGGCGTCAACATGTGCCGTTAAAACATACTCAATGTGATTTAACTTGGAAGGGTAATCCTTGTTAAATTCGTTCGAGAATAATTTATACAGCAACTCAATACGGTTCTTTTCCAGCTGTGCCTTATGCCTGTTATTCTCAATTGTCACATAAATCGGCGTAACGGTATTACCGTCCATAAGATTTTTCCATACAAGATAAGTAGAATCAAGTCCACCTGAAAACAAAATAGCAACATTCTTACTCATTGGTTATTATTTATATTTGTTTTTAATCCTATTGATAACATCTGATATAACTGCTTCCGACGTTGTTGATACGTAATCCTCATTATCCATTACCTTTGTAATCTCTCTACGCTTACCTTCAATCGCATCGTAAACATATTCGTCAATACTGTCCTTAACAATCGTCGGGTAGATGTTTACAGCATCTTTCTGTCCGATTCGGTGGCATCTGTCAGCAACCTGATCATATTCTCCAACAGAATATGGTAATGTCATAATAATCATTTTGCTTGCCGCAGTTAACGTAAGTCCGTAGTTTGCAGTTTGTATTGAAGCCAAAAATATCTTAATCTCGCTATTAGGGTCTTGAAAAGTCTTTACCAACTCTGCCCTTTCCTCTACTGACTGATCGCCTGTATGAAGGGCTGCAATATTACCAAAAATTTTCTTAAATTCATACAAACTTTCTTTAAAATTGTCAACAATAATTACCTTTTCACCTGTTTCAAGTATATTCTCGATGATCTCAACAACAGATTCAATCTTAAATTTGGCGGTTAATTGCCTAAGCCTAAGCATTGTTGTTAATGCATTTTGTGCCAGTCCAGAAAACAAATCGTTAGCAACATTTTTCTCAACATCGTCATATATCTTCTGATCAGCATCACTCAATTCGAATATAATTTTCTGATATGTCTTATCAGGAAGATCAGTTAAAACCTCAGCCTTTCTTTTTCTGTGCGTGTATGGCGATATTTTGAAGTAAAGTTCTTCAAGCCTTTTCTCGCCATCTTCGTCAACCTTCCAACCGAATCCGTCTATCTCGTAAACCATGCCACAATAATACTCGTAAAAGTATTTTTTGGTTGCAAAGTCTAAAGGAGATATCTGATTAAGCACTGAATATAATTCGAATGCTCTATTAGGTGCTGGCGTTCCTGATAAATATATTTTACTAGGCTTACCGTCGATAAAAATATCTTCGTTAAATAGCTTTTTATAATTCTTATAAGTATTTGAGTCAGTATTCTTTAACTTTTGACATTCGTCACATATAACAGCGTTTATGTTTCCAACCTTAAGTTTTTCCCATTTTTTCGCCATTTTTGCCTTGTCGCTGGGATTGAAATAATCGTAATTAACGATAATGTATTTAGCCTCGGCAATTGTACATGTATTCTTTTTCCAATTGATAATATATGCCTTACTGTTGGTGAACGTCGAAACCTCATTATAATAATTGAATTTTAATGAGTTTGGCGTCACCACGATAACTTTTTTGAAGTTATTCATTTCAACATAAAGAATTGAACTCAACGTTTTTCCTAAACCCATTTCATGCGAAATTAATGCACTTCTGGTTTCATTCATAAACATTGCTGCGATTATCTGGTGAGGATATAGTTTGATAGGAATCTTTATCAACGCATGAAGGCGTTGAGAGTAATCGATATACGTTGTTTCGAGTTCGAGTTTATATTTGTCCCATTTTAGCTTTTTCTCATTAAGTTCTTTGAGTAAATTTACCTTATCGGTTTCAGCTTTCTCATGTTTTTTAAAAAGATCGACAAAAAGCTTTCGACTATCAATAGTGCCAAAGTCAAAGTGTATGTACTCAGAGCCTTTAAAACTTTTGATAAGTTCTATTAAGCCTGATACACTCACTTCCCAACATATTTTTGAGGCATTCCATTTTCTATTGGTCTGATCTAATGATTTGATCTTATCCTTTAGCTCCTCATTATATATGAATTTTGTGTAGTACCACGCTCTACGTGGAATTCTCTCACAGAATACTATTAGTTTAAAATCACTCATTATTGTATAGAAATGTAAAGTACAAAGAAACGAAAAAAAAACGTAAGCTGCAAGAGTTTACGTTTTTTTAGTTCGATTTAATTCGATATACTTAATAAAGTGATGTTTTTGTTAAAGAATCAAAAACAGTCATATCAATGTATCCGCTATTGGGAATGCTAATCTTCATCGGAAAATTTACATTAAGAAAATCCAGCTTGAATTCGCCATAATAGTTGCCGACAACAGCTGTATCGCCCAATTTAAATTCATACTCGATTGAGTACTTTGGAACAGCTAAATAATCATTGTCATTTCGATATTTGATCTGACCACTCACATTAGCAATGTGATATTCTTCCGTATCCACATTATACATGGAAAATGTTACAGCTGCATCATTCATATCTTCGTCAGCCAAGCCGTATTTGTCCAAGAACTCTTGATCCAATGAATACTTTAGTGTTGGCAAAGTACTGTCCTTCTTTATATAAAAATTCATATTAAATTATCTTTTATATAAATACGTCGCTATACGTTTGTAGGATCAATATTTTTTACGATATTTTGCCTTTCTCTATCAGCCATTAACAAACTGATCATGTCCTTATTATTGCTATTAGTATCTGGGTCACCAAGACTGTCAAAATCAATTGTTTGACAAATATTTGCATGAATTTCATTTACTATAGACCTATCGATAGGCTCATTATCAGTCGATTCAGGATTAACATAAACTATATCTGGCGTAACTTTATCAAGTTCAGCAAATTCGTCTGGAATAACAGGTTCTAAGACAGGTGCTATGTCTTCAACAACTTTCTCCAAAGCATCGACAAACTCATTATGTTCAAAGTCATTCCCTCTCTGGTTTTCGCCGTCGAATGTCGTGCCTTCCAATTTTTTATTGAATCTCTCAATACTACTATCTGTTACTTTGAGAGATTTACTGTATTTGTACATGTAGTCCTCGTCATTAATAACAATTTGCATTTTATCATTATCAAAAATACAGTCTTTAAAAGTCTGACCATCTTTAGCAAACCTTGCCTTAATAATACGAATATTTGCCAAGTTAGCGTCTTTAGATGCTGGCGGTTTAGCTACAGACATGAAGAAGTGAGCTTTCTGCAATCTCTTAATACTACCACCAGCCTGACTAGCTTCAACAAATTCGCTATCTAATCCAGCACGTGAACTCTGAATCGCCGACCATGCAGGTATATCTAAATCCGCAGATATAGCAAGAAAAGATTTAACAATCTGTAATTCAGCCTCTGTCCTATCTGGCGACTTTTTATTCGGTTCAAGACAGTCTAAATAGTCTAGTACGAGCAATTCGAATTTGATACCATTTTTCTTTTCATATCGTGATATGAAATTCTTCACATCATTCATTGTGGTATTTTCCTGACTCATTCGTTTTATAACGATTTTACCGTCATGTTTATCTTTTACAAAATCATAACACTTTCGCTTAACCTCGTCACTCCTATCGTCCATTTCACTTAAAGGGATGCCAGACCAAATAGCATAATGCTTTCGCTTTATTTGCGCCTCAGTATCTTCGAAAATTATTTGTAATACCTTTTTACCCTCAGCATATCCAGTACTAGCAATTTTTGTGAGCAATGTACTTTTACCAACGCCTGACGGTGTTAATATAAGACCTATTTCGCCCTTTCCAAGTCCGCCGCCAGTCAAAGCATCCAATACAACTACGCCTGTTGGAATTACCTCTCTAAACTCTTTGCTAAGAACACTGTCAATGTCATCCATTGCCTCAGTCCCATAATCTTCAACATCACCGATCTCAGATATGTCTCTGATTTTGTCTTCAATATTTACTAATGCTTGCTTTTGGCGTATTTCGCCGTTCTTCGTCATGTTAATGATGAATTCACCAAGCTTTCTATACTCCTGTTGTTTTATAAAAAACGTTGTTTCTAACTGAATAGCTTCGCCATTGTGATCAATATTTCTATTAATAACCCGATCATTCCAATTAAGAATTCTTTTTACTATGGCAAAAAGTAATTCTTCTTCGATTAAATTGTTTGGTGTTTTGAATTTGTTAATAGCTAATATTATGCTATCATTTTGAAGATTTGGTGGCTTGGCAAATTCATTGAAGTAATTAGTCATTATGATGAACAACCTTTTCATTGTAGGGTCATCAAAATACATTGCGCTTAGTCTTGGGAGAGTTCTTACGGCAAACTCAGGTTCTACGAGTAATTGCCACATTAAATGCTGCTGAAATTCAGACCCCAAGTATTTGCTCAGGGTATTTTCTACTTGTTCCATTATAAATTTTTGTGAAAGTTAGAAATAAAAGGTAACAATTCTAGCAACTGTTATTTTATAAACAATTGCTAGAATTATCATAATATAACTTTCGATTAATTAACAGCAGCGTATGACTGCGACTCAAAACTTTTCGAAATGAACTCCAAATCGCATCGTTTAATGTGATTATAAATTTCATTTGTCACTGATTTTACAGCGTCAACAACATCTACAGAATATCTGCAAGTCGGGTTGAAACCATTCACGTAGAATGTTCTTTCAACAATGGTTTTTCCATTGACATAAAAACCTATTGAACATGGAACGCCTTTTATAACTTTGTCCTCAATCTGATAAGACACAATTGAAGGGTCATAAATAAGGTCATTACGAATGTCGTCCTCATACGAGTCGATTATGTCATTAGCATAATTAAACAGTTCATAATGTTTTTCCTCACCCACATATGCAAATGTTTCATAATACCTTTTGGATAAGGTCTTTTGAAACATACCAATCGCCTTGGGTAGAATATGACGAATGTTAATAGGATACCTAACTTCTGGGCTAAAATCCGATGAATCTATCATCTTTTCACAAAGCAGAACATCGCCCTGATGAAGCGAGAATTTGAAGATTTTACCAAACTCGTTATCGTTACTCATTTTTTCTTATGTTTAAAATTATTACACTGCAAAACTACATATTTTTTTCTGATAATGAAAGCCTTTTTAGATTTATTTTCTAACTTTATTATAATTGTCTAAAAGCTGCTTCTCAAACATAACCACTGTATAGAAAGGTTCGAGATAATTGACGAAATTACCGCCATTGAATATAGTTAGAAATCCGTCTTCGATCATTAGCTTATATAGGTTCTTACTACCCCTATTTTCAGGTGATAAAGGCATTTCCAACTGAGCTAATTCCTCCACAGCCTGTGCATTAAGAAAGGGTCTTGAAAGGTCTGTCAACTCATAATTAAGCTTTAATCTGGGGATGTTTGCCAATAAACTCTCGAATATTTTTAAAGGTTTTTTCTTCTCAAGTATTCTATTTTTATTGATTTCATCAGCACGTCCACATATCTCTCTAACAGTTAGCTTTCTAAATTTAATATCAGGAAAATGTTTTATTAGAACGTCTTCTTTTATACCTGCAATACCCTTAATGTTATCCGAAACATCACCGCCAATTATTTTTACAATTAAGCCATTAGAATAATGATACTTGAAGTCATAGAAAAATGTGGCTTTAGTCACAGGATGATCAATATTGCCAAATAATATTGTTATGTCAAGTTCGAGCAATTGAATGAAGTCCCTATCGTTAGTAAACAAAAAGATTATTTCCTTCTTTGAATTCGATTTGCAATACGACGCAATCAGGTCATCTGCTTCAATTTCATCAACTTCTATCTGGCGAATAAACAATTCTTCGATGTATTGCTGAATACGTTTCTTATTTTTTAAAATGGACTCGTCTTTAGCTTGTTCACGTCTTATTTCGGCATCAGTCATTTCAATTTTACTGTGCCACGACTTATCCTTTCGATTTGCTTTATACTCAGGATCGAGTTTATGCCTATCAATTCCGCCGTTCTCACCATCCCAACACACCACAACCTTATTGATCTGATGTTCTTTAATTAGCTTTCTAATGGTCGTTAGAAAGCCATATAGACCACCGATCGATCCGAAAGACGCTGTATAAGCATCTTTCGCACCGAAGAATGATCTTTTTAGAAGATAGTTTCCGTCAACTAATAGGGTTCTGATTTCCATTAGCTTTCTTCGCTAAATTCTACGTCATGAGCCTCAAATGTTAAATCATCGGAAGTCATTGTATCGTCATTGAAGATATTCCTAAAGAATAGAATATATTTCTTCTTATAGATTTCAAGATCGTCAGGATAAACAAAACCATGAGGCGTTGAGATAATTTTCCCCTCCATTGAGATACCTCCAAGTGGGCCGTCAATATGGTTCTTAGCTACATTGATTCGAGCCTCAATTCCGTAGTTCACATCACGTTTCTTGCTGGTTGCCATAATCTTTTTAGTTCCATGAGCAATAATACCACCGAAATGATAAATAAGCCTTGAACCGAAATAGAATGTTTCACCACCTTTATGTTTTACTCCTCCGCCGTTCATATTGTCAATCCATATTTTCTGAACAGCGATAACAGTATTAATATATGGCTTATCAATCTTTCTACTGTTTGGAATGGTATTGTTTAGCATTGATAGAAAACATGTTTCGTAAGCTTTTGCATTCCACATGTTATTCGCAGTTGTTTCTTTAACCTGTGCATTAATTGTGGCAATACAGTTTAGTGTACCAATCGAGTCAATAGCAAACGTAATATTACGATCAAGATTACCATCATTCTGTTCATCCATAAAATAGTACATACATTTAGCTAAATCTTCAATAGACGCTTCGTTTCGATCCTTATCCTGTTTTTTACCAAAATTTGTTAACAAGTATTCGTTATCAATCAGAATATATTCGCCGTTTATGTCAAAACCCATTTTTACAAGCCTTTCCATACCCATATTGTTTTCAGTATCAATAATGATTACTAAGTCGCCATCTTTCTGTGCTGCAACAATGCCTTCACATACAGCTGTCGATTTTCCTGTGTTAGAGAAACCTCTACATAGATTTACATAACCTTTAGCAAAACCTGGAAGTCCTGTTGCCTTTTCCATTGCCGCTGAGGTTCTTAGCCATGTTAAAGGCTTATCAGGAACGTCTTCACAGCCAGCTTTTTTCTTAAAATCTGCTAAAGAAAATGTTTTTTTTGCCGTAGCTTTTCTTACCACCACGTTTGGCGGTACTATATTTGTATTATCTTTCATATTTAATTTGTTATTGAAAATAATATGGGATACCTTACAGCATCCCATATTTTATTTTGAATTAGAACGGTAAGTCCTTGTATTCTTCTTCATCTGAATCTGGTTCGGCATCTGGTTCGTTAGAATCAGCTTCCTGTGTAGTTTCAGTAACTACTGGCTCATTTGAGGGAATAACAGAGGTATTAACTTCGGTAGGTTTCTCAGCATCATGCTGTTGAATCAAAGCTGCTGCAACGTCAAGAGAGTTGTCGGTATATGTTCCGACGTCACTTTTAGTAACATTAGTAATATTTACGTTACTATTGTCTTCAAGGTCAGAAGCATATTCAAAGTTTTCATCCTCTGTATCTGCATTAACCTTTCTTGTGTTAGCCAATGCTTCAAGATCAGGATGATTAGGAAATACCCAATGTTTGCTACTTGGGTCAGAATCTTCCCAATATGGACTGTTACCTTCAACAATCAATTCTAGGAATTGTAATGCTGTGATAGCTGGCGCATTTTTTGGTTTGAATACTTGTCTCCAAGTGATTGTGTCATCAAGCCATTGCTGTGCAACGATTGGGTCTTGGTGTAAAGCCGATTTACCCTTTGTTGTGATAGCTGATACAGCTTTGTAGGTTTTGCCTTTGAATTCGCTATCGCCCATAGTGATAGAGATATCTGTCCCAACGATAGGATCAGCAAAATTGACTTTGTTCTGGTCGTAAAAGTCTTCAAGTGGTGGCATTAATTTGTCGAACACACCCTGACGTTTGTAATTGAATTTAAATCTCCAAAACTTAACGCCATCTTTTTCCTGACCTTTGTCTATACCACGAACGATATAGAATTTCTTAGCTTCCCATGAAGTAGCTTCTTTGTAGATCAAGTCATTGCTTTCTTTAACCTTAAGCTGAGCAGGTGTCATGTTATCCTTTTTTACATACTTGATAGAAGGGTCTTGCTTATCAGCATATTTCTTAGCTTGCACACATAAAGGACATGGTGCTGGAATCATAACTTGTTTACCATTAAGGTCTTTTACAAGATCGCCATTTTTGTCTACCTTTGGTACGGGTGGATCATTGTGGGCTGGACAGTAAACAATTGTATTAAATTTTTTGGTGTTGCCAACGGCATTTGTGGTAACCACGTGGAAATACGCTTCGTCATAGAAGTTCTTACCTTTATAAGGTAGAATACGAAATATTTCTTTAGGTTTTCTGGGAACGAAATACTTGGCTAGTATTTCTTCGGCTGTTTTCTTTTTGTTTAGATTCTGACTTTTTTGGTAGTCAGCGAACATTGCCTTTAAATCATTTGAGTTTTCCATTTTCTGTGTTATTACAATTTATTTATTTATTTCAATTAATGTTTCAATTCTTGTTCCAGTAATTTGTTTACTTTAACCAAAAAATAAACTTATTTGAATTGATACAAAGGTAATGCTTTTTTATCAATTCGCAAGCAATTTATTTTTTATTTTGCTATAATCCTGAATTTAATAACATCTTTTATAACGCTATTATTTCCAGATATTTGTCTAATTTTCAAATAATAGTCTTGAGGTATTAACCATATTGTATTCAAGTCAATAGAGTATTCACTACCGATTTTGTTTACCTTTGTGAATGGCAATATTTCAAGTTGAGCATCTACCCCGATCTGCGTAAACACGCCGTATTCGTAAATCAGATTACTATTCTTTGCCTTGTAAAGCTCTCTCGATCTTACAGCAATTTTTTTAATGTCTCCCTGAGTAATGACCTCATTTTCAAATAAGCCATCAACAGTTACATGGTAGTTATCAAGATTTATATAACTCGTATATAAATACTCAGAAAAAGATTTTAAATAGAATTTATTCAAAATTTTATTGCTATTTCCGTTAATATTTACGTCCCATTCATCATGAAAAATAACTGCATCTGGATACGTTGAAGAGCTAATAATAATTGGGATACTAAACAGTCCCTTTGTTATGGTTGTGACAGTTGCGCCAGAAATGTACTCTATAACATTATTCTCATAGTCATATATTTTTACGCTATTAATAGTTATATCGCTAGGCACATTTCTAAGGTCTAAAAATAGCTTATTATTCTTATCCAAATAAAAATTGCTTCTATCATCATCGACATCATAAACAAATTGCGTTTCGATATATGGTTCATAATATGTATTAGTATCCTTAGCATGAAATGCCACTGACTGCATATTTGTGGTCGTACCTGTTTCAATGATTTCGGAATATTTTATGCCTATACCATAAAAGTCCTCGATACCATCGATTATTAAATTAATGTATTCTGTGATATCTAAATTAATATCCTCAGTGCCATTATTAAAATCCTGATAGCCTAGAACATCGCCACTATTGCCGCTAAATGATCCACTGTAATTCCAAGACTCTCCATTTTTTGCATTATTCCAATTACTAACTTCGTCATCTGGTTTCAAGTATTTTAAAATGTCGAGATTGAAATTGTATTTAGAACCGTTCGACCAATCCTGTTTTATCTTGAAAAATTCCAATCTAAAGCCAGATGCTCGTTCCATGTTCTCTATATATGTTCCTTTCCCAGCATATTGTGTAGCATTCCTAATTGTATTTGTCATATGTAAAACATGACTAGTAATGTTACTTCTTATGTATGTGCCGCCACTCATTGCAGATTGTAAATTTGTAAGGTCAACACTAAATATATATCTGGTAACAATATTATCAAATCCCCCATGAATTAATTCAGTGACAGGGTTTAATGAATTATTGGAACTGTTCATGCTTATTAACGTGTTATTCTTATTAAAATATGATCTGAAATTTATAGACATTCCTTTTATATTTAATTAAATGCTTATTTTAGCGGAAAGTCACTTCCGAGTTTGTTTGACTTAAATCCTAACAGTACGTCTGTTAATTGATCGTCTTCGGATTTAGGTTCTTCCTCAACCTTATTGGCATCAACCATTGCTTGGCATTGTGCCATTTTTTCAGGATTAGCATTTGTGCCATAATATTCAGGGTCTTCGGTTAAATGATCGAAAACAATATCTAATGCTACCATCGGGTCATCGCTATGTTCCCTTTCAACTTCTAAACCCTTTTTTATCTGTTCCTTACTAAATTTTGATATATTAGCATTATCACCAAGTCCGCCTTGAAGTTCGTCGCCAACTTCTTCTTTATCGGCAACAACTGAATCAACGTCGTCATTAAATGAAACGTTATTTACCTTACCCATCATTTCGAGCAATAGTTCTTTAGTTCCTTTATTAATTTTACTCATAGATATTGTCATTTATTTTGCCAAAATTCCTTAATAATATGCCTGCCTTGGCATTTGCCTCATTTTCTTCGTCGCTGCCTGTCTCACCAGACTGTGCGTTTATTTTGCCTTCAAGATTCTGTTTATGATGAACTAATTCATGACCTAGAGTCCTCAATATATCTGCAAGATTTCTGTTTGCGCCAATGATATCAATTATCATATCGTTTGGGACATAACCGCCGAACGATTTTGATTTCTTAGCCTCGTCATCATTATATGAAATATTAATCTTAGGTATATTTCCGCCTAGATTAAGTTCAGTGTCGGCAAAGGTAATAAATTGTTTTATTATTTCGTCTCTTTTATCCTGATCATTATCCAAACTAATATGATTAACCTTTTCGAATATTTCAAACAGTTTATTCTTCATGTTATGTTAGTCTATTAAAACTATCCTTTATATCATCGTTCTCAGGTAAATCATCGAAATTTGCAACATATGTGCCATCTTCCAATTGTTTAATACCCTTGTCCTGATTATTTTTATCAAACCATGAATCCGACCAGAAATCGTTAAGATTGAAGTAATATGGATATGAAACTTTTGACTTGCTCATTAATTTCTCCGAATTCGTAGGCTCTCTGACTTCGGCAACGTCGGTATCAAGCACATTCAGCTTTCCAGTAATCTTACTAACCTCATTATTTAAGCTTTCCATTTGATCATGAATAGCCTTCATTGCAATGATGTTGCTTTTGATAACCTCATTCTGCAAACTATTAATATCAGGTTCAGGCTCAGCCATTGGAGCATCAACTGGTGGCATTCCACCCATGTCAGGTTCTATCTGGTCTTCTGGTGCGACTTGTTCTGGTTCAGGCTCTACCTGATCCTCTGGAGCAACCTGTTCTGGTTCTTCAATCGGCGGAACATTTGCATTTGGTTTTAAACCTTTTTGTGCTTCGTCGCCTTCCTCATTCGATTCCTCATATAATTCATCTGGAAAATTGTCAAAGTCGTCGTCTTCACCCATTACTGCCGTATATTTGGGTGATTCGTTTACAACATAAGTCATCTTGTGGATAATTTTATCCAAATTAATAATATTTTCTTTTTTCATATCTCGAATATTAATATTGTTCTCTCTCTTGTTCTCTCAATAATTGACGTCCGTCTTCTGTAACGAAAACCTTATCAACTCTTTCGATAAGCGAATGGTTTTGAAGTACTACTTCTTTCCTTTTCTTTCCGTTCTTTTCAGAGCTAGTCAACATGCTGTCGCCTCCCATGAAGTCGTCTAAAGCATTTTCTAAATTGTTGTCCATAGCATTATATTTTTATATAAATACTATCAGATATTTATTTAGCAATCATGGTAACAACAAATCTTTTAAGTGATTCGAATCTATCATAGATTTTATAATACTTCATGTATTCGTCGCCATTAAGATCGTCGATATAATTGGGGCATCTGGATGATAATTCTTTAAAGAAAATTTCCTGATCAAAGTTTAGAAACTTGATCAATCTTAAATTAATACCTATTATCTCATTATCATGTAATAGGTAAATACACTCATTTTTATACTTGTAAATCCTATCAATACTTTTTGGGAGAACATCGAGAAAATCAATCGATGTTCTTATATTTAGGAACGTCGGGTCAATATTAACATAATTATATCTTGATCGAAAATATAGATCGGGTGCTTTCGCAACAAAGCTATAAACGCCAATAATATTTAAAGACTTATACTCATTAAAGGAAAATTCCCAATACAATTTATTGGGAATAATACACTTAGTCAGAATATCTGCATCCATGATCTTTTCATTATTATTACATGATTTCATAAAACGCCACCCCACATATAATGTGGGAAGCGTATTATCAATTTCATTGTAGTTTACAGATTTATTAATATAATTAATATAATCCGATTCGATGTGGTTTACCAATTCTTCGTATACCACGTTTGCGATTTTCATCTATGTTTTTTTATTGATTAATAAATGTATCCAGTATCAGCTTATTTTTTTCGTAAAATGGCATCAATTGATTGAAATAGTCTTTATTAAGATTCTTAAGCTTGTTTTCGCTCTTATTTCTCGTGATAGATTCCAAATGATAAGCAACCGCATCGTTTACGGTAACATTTTTCTTATCATTTAATAGACAGGTAAAATTCAACTCAACGTCTTCAAAACATTCAATATAATTCTCATTAAACTGCCCCAGAACTGTAAACAGATTTTTGTTTATCATCAAAAATGCGCCTGTATTACCAATGGAATTGTAGTTGACGTGTATCGAATAATCGTTGGTCTTTTTCAAGTCAACATGCGATAAATGTAATTTGTTGTCTGTAATATGCGCCTCAATTCCACAGTGCTGTACCGAAGAATTTTCGTAATGTAGTCTTATACCAATTGTGCCTATATTAAGCCTATCGCTTCTGTATATCTCAACACATCGGCTTAAAGCATCATTCATCAACTCAATATCGTCATTACAAAAAAGAACTATTTCAGTATCAGCATTAACGTGGTTATTAACCACATCATTGTTGATTTTTGCAAAGTTATAATAATCGTATTTAACAACGCTAACTTTATCTGATAATAGTTGATCATATTTAGCTAAAACATCTGAATCGCTACCTGTATCGGCAATGATAATATTATAGTTTTTATATTTAACATATTCATTCCAAGATGTTATATTATCTAACAATATATCGAAATTGTTTTTTGTTGGTATGATTACCGTTACCTTTGGGTCGTTTCCTTTTGGAACGATCTTAATTTCGTCGCAAATAGGCGGAATCGACATTGGCAAGTATTCCTTATATTTCTCGACGAATAACTGTCTATTACGTTCCCAATCGGGACTTGTCTGTCCGACTGATTTATGCAGTATTCTGATCGTCGTGATAACACCAATATTAACGCCGTCCAAATAATTGTCCAAACTAAATGAAATATCATAAAAATGAAAGCCATCAAATTCTTCATTGAAGTTCGACACTAAATCAGGGTCTGCCGCCATAAATACGCCATCAACAATTACAACTTCCTTAATGTCTTTAATTGGTGCTGAAAAATTACTAACCCATGTATTAATATCGTCAGTGTGTTCGACGATACCAAACATCGTATTTTTCGCTTCCCACCATATTGCGGACTCTGAAATACTGGTTGTGCCAGCTAATCCAATTATACCATAATTATGACTGTTGAATTTGGCAAGCAATATTCTACCCCAATTCATTGTTTTGAAAATGATATCATTATGTATAAAACAAAATATGGCATTAGTAGAATTGGTCTCAGCTAATGCCCTATTATATAGTGACGTTAATGAATATTCATTGTTATTCTCATAACAAATTATTTCACATTTTGCACCTATAGTACTTCGTATATGTAGGTCAAATGCCTTATTATCAATGTCACTATTTTGTGACGAATACACTACTATAATTCTATTTTTCATATTACAACTATTGGAAATACAAAATTAGAATAATTTATTGTAACGAACAAGTAAATTTAGGCATTATTAATAATAAACTGTTCGTAATCGCTTTTAGCCTTTGCAAATGGAAATGGAATTCTGATCAATTCGCCATCTGGTATATCATATTCGCTTGCAAATAAAGGATTTGCATATAGTATGAGGAAATCGTAAAAAGGATTGCCGTAATATTTCTGAGCAAGTTTATCGTATCTATTAATCATGGGATTCCAATATTCATACTTGTCAGTCGAATTCTTTGGCATTGTGACGAAAGGCAACATTTCAGTCACCTCATTCACAACATTTAATAAAGCATATCTATCGTAATCTTGTCTACTCATTATTTCAATTTATTATCAAGAGGTGTGTTTATTTTTGATGACGCAACTAATTGACCATTCTTGCTCGCCATAGGTTTTATACTATATTGATCATGTTCAACTTGTGACGGCTTTATGTAAATATCTTTATCGGTGAACGTTGAATTTGCATAGTAATTCATAGATAAAGCATTTTGTAGTACATCGATAGGCCCTTTTAATGATTGACCACCAATGATTTTAATTTGTAGTGTGACCTTACACATTAAATATTGCATACCCATTCCTTCTGGATTCATATCCCAAGGCATATCATTATAGTCAATTGTTAAATTCTCTGGAATTATTTTACTGTTAATAAAATCACCAAGTCTTAAAATAAGAATAGGCTGTCTTCCGAATATAGAATTTCTGATATCATTACCAGATTGTGTGTGCTGCGGTTCTCCCTGTCTCATACATTGCTGTAAGAATGTTAATCGTCTATGAAAATCTTCTGGTGTCTGAGAATGAAAGCAAGGGCTATAATAATTATCGCTAATAGTTTTTGATCCAGTTGATATTTTACCATCTGTTCTATTTTCGACAGGCTTTCTTTCAGTATACACTTTTGAATATTTGTCATCGGCAGTGCTTTTTTTATTTTGAAGAAGAACATATCGATCTAAATCGGCTTGCAATATTGCTAAACGTCTTTTTTCGTCTGAATTTAATGTTCGTGTCTTACGTGGCTCAGTAATAGCATTCTTTATTAAAGTTACCACAACCTGTCTTTCCAATTTAGCACCAAGCTCATTAATTGTGGCTGGTGTGTTATATAGATCATCTACAATACCTTTAGCATTTAGTTTATAAGTTACTTTAGCATCTGTTCCGAATAAAGCCAACATTCTAGCATCTATAAATGCTTTGGCTGCATCGACCCTTCTCTGGCTTAATGCTTTATTATATATTAAGCCTTCTTTAGCTAAATATAAAGCCGTTGTTGTGCCTACCAAATTAATGCTATAGTATTTACGATTTTCAACATTTGAAAAATTGTTAATCAGAAACGTGTTTAAAGCACATGAGCCTGTAAAACTATACATATTATCGTATAGTTTTGTATTCATAAAGCCACCACTTTCATAATTAGGGACAATACCACTAACATCATATATACCTGTATTAAGTCCATCACTACCATTTTCATCAGCAGTATTCATTCCTTGAAATACCTCGTAACCCTTTGTGTACATGTCTTGAAATACAGACTGAACATTACCTGTATTTGGGTAATTATTCATAAAGGACATTGATATAGTATCCGTAGATGAAATCTCTGGTGGATACTGTATAGGAAGTTTAAAGGAATCTATTTCGAGTTGTAACTCATTAATTTTTGCCTGATAGTCTTTTTGTATAACGGAATCTGGATTTGTGTCATTCATTCCAAATGCAAAAAATTCGGCAATTGCTTTATGCTTATCAGCACCTCTAAATTTTTTATCGTTTAGTTGCTGTGGATAATCGACCAATAATGTAAATGTGAGAGTTCCACTTCTTTCAGAACCTGTGTATGAATATATTGGTTCATTTCTACCAAGCATTTGCGTTGACACGAATTTTGAAGCAGTCGTTTCATTAAACTGAATATCATAAGGCGGAAACCACATAAGTCTGCCATAGTATGGATACGAACCTATTTCAGATTTTGGAATCCAGCTACCGTCTTCGCATAATCCGCTTTCGGGTATTACCTTATATGCCAAATTCTCCAATGAAAACATTAAATTCTTATTATTTACAGATCCGTCATCGTCATTTATTGGATGAATCTTTGGCATAACCGTTTTATAGATGGTTGAATTAGGATTTCCGTTATATTTAACATTACCATTATAACGGATAGCTTTTGCATATCGATCATATTGGTCAAGCATCGTATGCTGTCTTAAACCAGATGAAACACCTATAATTGAATCGGATGATGATTCATATACTCCTGATCCATTAAACATAGATTTACCCTTATTATCTACAAATATTTTACGATTAATATTAATTATATCTCCATTGGCAACATTCATTAAATTTTTAGTGTAATCCAATAAGCCTGTTTGAACACCAAAGTCACCGAGATAGCCTTTAGAGGTGTTATCATCACCCCATACAATTGAAGTATTCTTATTGAAGCCATCATCAGTGTTAATCCAAGGGTTTATACCCTCATTATCAGGTATAGTCTTAATAGTGTCTCCAAAATATTCTATTTTTTCACCATATTCATGACTAACATTTTTATCCCTCTCATTATTAACTGCTTCAAGACCAGTATTAATACTTGCCTCAATAGCAGAATTTGTTTGAAAACTTGGATACCTGTTGAAATACTTATCCGAAAAATTATATTGATTATGCTTTGCTAGCTGTGTTTTAGTATTTTCGTCTTTAGCGTTTTGAAATAATTTATCATTTATATAAATGTTCTTATTCAAATTTTTATAAAGCAAATTAATTTGCCCTGAGCCTGTATTGGCTATATAATCGTCTAATGTTGAAGATTTACTGAACGGACTTTCTTTAACAGAATAAGAACCTGTTAAATCATTAACAAAATTTATAAAACTAGAAGGACTTTCTTTCTTTGTAATACTATAATTGAATTTCTTGGTGACGAATTTAGTGTCCTTATTTCCGTCAAATAAATTCATTACACTGATCTTTGGAATTTCCTTTAATACCATTAAAGAAGCATTTGCTTGAAAGTTATATGCAAGCTGTTTGCCGAGCATAGCTAGTCCTATTTCGACGATTGGAGTCTTAGTTGATATAAGTCTTCCAATTACAGTATTGGATAGGTCAAATGAGCTGTAAGGCATTAATGTGCTTACTACACTGTCTATTGAATTAACTATTTTGGTTATGCTTGAAGCATTATCTAATGGATATTGATTGTTAGGGGAATACAGACTTCTTGTTTGAAGTGTAGTTCTTAATTCCTCTGTTGAAGTCAATAACCTTGATTTATTTAAATCATTTTCCATTAATCATTTATTTTATATAAATACTAATTGAAAATTATTTCAACCCAATTGAAATCATTGTTTCGGAGAAACAGATGATGACATAACTAACCCAACATTTAAATGTTTCTTTTTAATTTGAAAAGTTAAAAAAACAAATATTTGGAAGTTTGTTTTCACGGTTGAAAATCTGAAAAAGAGGATTTTGTTTTTTCGTTTGTCTTATCGATGAGGATAAAAATGAAAGACTCGGCAAAGTTACAAAGAATTTTTGACATTATCATCATAAATTTTTCAAATATTATATAATTATTTTCAAGCATCAATAAATAAACTTTTAAATTCACTTGCGAAGGTACTAATAATAATCTATATTAGCAAGTGAATTTAAAAATAAAATGCTTATAAATCTAATTATAAGCATTTTATTTATTTATGGACATCCATAAAATCCTGTCGAAGTTATTCCGTCTAAAACGGTTATAGGATCAACATATGTAGTTGTTGTAACTGTATAAAATACTCCAGTAGCACCCTCAACACGATATCCCGCACCAAATACCTGAATTCCAGTATAAGGGCCTGCGTAATATGTTGAGCCATCACTACAACGATCCAATTCATACCAATAATTTATTAAATTTGTAGTTGTTAAAGGTTCACCGCAGGCTAATGTTGTGAACTTATAGCATGTGGGTGTTCCAGAAGGATTACCTAAGACATATCCAGTACTACAAGTGTATCCCTGACCATGATCACCAATTAAAACTGGTTGACCAACCTCGTCTTTACTGCTAAATATAAGATTTGTACCCATGTCGGCATAGCTTGTACAATTCATTAAATCATGTTCAGTCATATCATAAATGTCTAATCCCACAGCAGCAGCACTAACAGTATTATGTCCAATTAGTTCAATTATATGATTACCTGCCGACATTAATACTGGATATATATACCATAGTCTAAAACTACTTTCGCCTGCATTTGGTATAGTCCATCCATTAGCTGTAAACATCGCATAAAGAGCTGCGGTATCTTGCATTAATATAGATACGCCATCTAATTTAATTTCAGCAATATTATCGCATCCTACCCCAACATAATATGTTTTCTCAACAACTGTTGTGAAATATATTGGAAATCCAATATATTGATTGTCTAATGTTAATGAAGACCATACAGCGTTTGTATTCATTATACCATGAATTGTATCGCCGTTTCCGCCGCTTATAATAGGATTTATCCAAAATGATCCGCTTGTATAATGATTGAAAGCTGTACCTGTACCATTATAATTCCATCCGCCACTAAAAACGACTGTTCCAGTTGTGCCATATCTTATGTTAGTACTTTTAACCAAATTTCTAGGGTCTGTGGGATTAGTTGGCGCAATAGTTTCCGTCTTTTCACATCCGCCAACAACAGAAGTATAACCATCTGGACAACTTACACATTTAGTAACATCTATGGATTTAACACATCCTTCATTATCTGTTATCAACAATGTATTTGCCATTGTTATACCTGTAAAGGCATATTGACCGTATGAGGCATGCACCTGATCAGGTGCTCCACTCCCAATTAAACTAACTGTCATTGGTAAATATCCGTCTACTAATTCGTATCTAATTATTCCCATTTTTAATATGTTATTTCAAGCACATTTACAATTACATTACAAATAATTGATCCGCCGCCACTAGAAATGATCGAATTTTTTACAACCCATTGATTTAAAGCATAAGTTGCTAAAAACGAAGCATCTATATTTAAATAATCAATACAATTCTGTTTCGTCATAAATTGATTTGAAGTAGGTAATGCTATTAATTGCGTAATACCACTACCCTGTGCATTTGTAAATGATACAAATTGATTATCAGCTAAGCTTCCCCAAGTCATAATTATTTATTTATAATTGCTTCTAATGCTATAATTCTTAATTTTAATGCATTAATTTCAATTTTTTCTTCCTGATGCGCTTTAAAACTCATACCCATCATAGTATATTGATTAATAGCATCATTATTTTCGCCCATTAAGAAATATTCTCTAACACTCTCAGGCACTTCATCAATAATAAATCCTAATGTTCTATCAGTTGTAGGTCTTGATTTATAATAAAAATCCCTTAATTTAAATTGACTTATAGCATCGCTAGCAGACCCATTCCAGTCATCATTTAAATTTTTCATTAATCTTAATGAGTTAAAGCCACCACCTGCAAATGTTCCTGAACCTGCTGTCCATAAATCACCGTTATGTGCCAATGTCATTCTTTCAATAATTGAGCCAGCACTTCTTAAAGAAAATGAATATTTAGATGATTCAGCACCTAATGTCACATCTGAGAGCATATTAGCAATGTTACCAGAATTAATACCTAATCCAGATGTGCCTAAATAAGGCATTCTCCATTCTATAGAAAGTCCATATCCAGCGGTTACACCTAATATGTGAGCATGATCAGAATCTATTATAATGGTTCTTTTTACACCTGTTGTGTTTAGATTTAAATTAATACCTATAAGTGGTATATTATCAGACATACCAGCAACACCATAACTATCTACGCCCATAGAATATGCTGAAACAGCAACTCCGCCACCTGACGTAATATTTAATGATGTCATATTACCAGTTGTAATAGATACAGGCCCTGATACGTTACCGCCAGTTAATAATAAATATAACCCAGCATGATTTCCCCATCCATAAGCTGTTTGACCATTTGCTATATTTGCATGATTATATGTTGATGTGTGCGACGACATAATACCAGCGGCTGTTCCAGCGACTTCACCACCTAAGCCTACTAATGTATAATTTGGAACATTTAAAGCACCTGATGACGTATTATACGTAGAAGCACCAGAGTTACCAGTTGTTGTTAAACTAATTGCCGATCTAGCAGAAGTATCCGTATATTGAGTTATAGTACAATTAATTACACCTGTTGATGATACATAATTAATTCCAGTACCAGATGAGAAAACACCTCTTGCTAAACTAGTTGAAAAATATTTATTAACGCCTTCTGGTATATTATCAGTTGTTAGTGAAACTGCACCCATAAAACCATTAACAGAAGCAACTGCATCAGTATTATCAACTTTTCTCCAAGATGCTCCGTCAAAAATTACCCAGTCGCTTATTTTCCAATCGAATATACCATCTAAATTTGTTACGCCTGATGCTGAAACAATATAATAATATCCTTTAGTACCAACACCGCTAGCTAAAGTAGGTGAATTCGTATTAGCATTCCAAGTACCTTGAAACGAAACTCCTCCAAGTAAAGCCGTTAATTGATTCTGAACTTTACCGAATGCCGATAAAATTGAATCTGATGATGATATTGATCCGCCGCCAACAGTGTTTAATCCTGTTAAGTATTTACCTATTACTGCTGAATTATCTAATGTAACTGATATTGAGGTTGCGCCAGTTCCAGTCGCTTCACCAGATAATGATATTGATTGATTACCAGTTAAATAAGTTGCTGTATCAATTGTCCATGTGTCAGTTGCCGTCTTTTTTAAAAAACCTGCTGTTCCTGTTGATGATGCTACTAATATAGATGTTAATCCTGTTGTAATATCTTGTTTTAGACTTAAACCATATCTTAACAGATTAACTGTCGGATATTTTATTGTGGATGTGTCGATTGTGGCATTTTCCTTGTTAGAGACATTTTCAGGAACATATCCTAAACCTCCTATTTCAATCCATGCTGATCTTGCAGCATTTAATGTATATATTCTTGATTCTGTTTCGGTACACGCCACTATTTGACCAGCATATCTTAACGGATTTGTTAAATATGTAGTTAATGCACTTGCAGTGTCAAATACAGAATCTGGATCAAGAGAATCTGAGTACTGTCTTTTAAATTGTAATGGAAATATTAATTCTGCCATAATTTTATATTGTTACGTTATATGTTGCCGTAGCTGAAAATGGAACTGCTGGCGTATACATGTATAATTTATAATTTGTTGTTGCATAGCCTTCAGCACCTTCAACAGCTATATCCGCTAATTTTGTAAAAATTCCCTTTACCTCTGCATTAAGACCTTCAACATATTTAACACTTGTAACATCAGTTAATGTATTTTTATATGCAAAGACAACATTTGTTGCGCCAATAGGAATATTTATAGTAAATGTTGTCGTACTGAAACTGCTTGTTAATGATCTGATTGCAGCACTTGTGTTAGCTGGACTCGATACGCCGTAGAATGTTTTTCTTCTCCCAACTATTGTCGTTGATTTTGAATCTGTTCCAGCTGGGTATGGTACATCTGGAATATTATCATGATTTGGGTCAGAAGGCTGTCCATATGAATCTAAAGGTTGTGCGCCAATATCATATGTAACAGAAGCATTAAAATTGTTCGATCCGTCATCTATAAGTCTAGCTGTTCTAGTTAAAGTATTTGCTGTTCCGTTTGCTGTTCCGTCAATAGTATATAGTATTGCAGCACCGCCTCTAGGATTTTGTGATAATGATGGATTCCAAATGCCTCCAGATAAGTTTCCGTTGATAGTGCCTCTATTATATGTATATATTAATACGGTATCCAAATGTGTGCCAGACTCAACATTATTACCATTATAATTAGACGTAAATGAAAATGTTGGGTCTGAGTATGTTGGGTAAAATGTTGTTACAAGTAATTTCTTAACAAATTGTGTTAAACTTGTTCCGCCACTAATTAATCTTTGTGCCCATATTCCACCGACCTCAATATTTGCCGTAACATCTTCGGTTAACAGGGGTAATTCATCTGGAGTTAAAGCTACTATTTTTATAGCCCCATCCTGATATTTTAAAGTATCACCGTTAGTCCCACCTGTTAATATTATTGGAATATCCACACCGTCGCCATGTGTTATAGATACACCGCCGACTTTATCAAAATGAGTTGATCCTGATAGTCTTAAGTCATCATTGGTATCTTGTCTAAATTGTATATCTGATAATATTGGTCTCGAATTAAAATTTGTCATGTTACGTTTATTATATAAATACTTTTATTAATATTATTGTCCGATCATTCCGCCACTATAACTCTTCATTCTATTAACTAATATAGGTATATTGATAGCTTTAGCTGTGAATCTTTCTCCGTCAATATCCAACGTTATGTTTGCTTTCATAGAAACTTCTTTATCGGCAAATTCCACTTTTAGAGGGGTTTTTAATAATGTTACCAATTCAGCGAATGCTGATCCACTCTTAGTATTCATTTTAGAGATTGCATCAACAGTTGTTGCAATTGCTGTGTAATCGTCTGCACTACCTCTCATAGCTGTGTTTATTTCTCTAAATGCTGCCCCAACTCTTTCAAGTGCAGGCGCAGAATCTGATAATAATTTTACTTTATCTAGGCTTATATTTCCACCTGAACCAGCGTTCATCACATCGGCAATTCCTTTAGCTAAATAGCCAATTCCAGCAGAGGCTGCGCCAATTCCACCTCCAATCATAGCAAATGTAGCACCTAAAGCTAGAAGGCCTGGCATTGTGGCAGCACTAGCAGCACCGATAGCAGCTATACTTATAGAAAATGCTGTGCCCATTGCAGTTATAGCTGGAGACATCATTAAAGCAGCACCGCCTATAGCTAATACCGTTGCAGGTAATGCCCATATTTTTGTGGAATCTAGTTTAGCCATTGAATCAGCTAACTTAGAAATTCCAAATGCAGCTAATCCAATTCCAGCACCTACGCCCACAGCGGCTGCACCAAATCCAGCACCAGCCATCATCTTACCTTTACCAGCCATTTGAGAAGCTTTTCCAGCATTTAAAACGCTAGCACCTCTACCTTTCGGAAGAGACGGTTTATTTGAATTACCAATTGTACCTGCAAATCCAGCACCAGCTCCTCCAAATAATTGCTTGCCAGATGCATAGTAAACCACTTTAGATAATGCAGTTGCACCACCATTAATTAAAACAGCAGCAGCAGTTAAAACACCAGCTATTTTTAAAGCAGCCATACCAATTGGATTATTAAGAATGCTTTTTATAACGTGTGATATGTCTTGAAAAACAGGTATAACTATTTTCATTACCTCATTAACACCTCTTAACATTGGTAATAGTAATGTTTTAAAGGAAGCCAATGTAGCTTGTAATGCTTCTTCGAATGTTAAAGCATCTTTGGCTCTTTGCTCCAAAGCTGCTTTCTGTTGTATGAACGCATTTGCTTCACTTTCGGTTAAATTTGCTATATTTTTAGCAGTTGTCCCAACCATAACCTGAAATTGTCCAGTTTTTGAATTAAATATGGCAGCACCTTCAATAGCTGATTTATCATCTTTAGATAATCCTGAACCAATCATGTTCTTACGCATTTTCATGATATCAGCCATTCTAAGAGCCTGCTGTGTTAATTCGCCATTTTGTAAGCCTAATGATTTCTCAACAGATGCCATACGATCTCTATCAGCAGGCGATATAAATTTTGTAAATGTTCCATCAGCTTGTTTTTGAAATGTTACAACGCCTTTAGTCATATCATTAATCTTTTCTGTGAATTTTGCAGGATCATTACGAGAAAGGAATAACATTTCAAAAGGATCAGATTTAGCAAATTCGCCACCCATAATCTGTAGATTCGATGCTAGTTCAATAGCACCTTCCAAAGTTTTTGCTGTGTCAATTGCATTAAAAGCCTGACTAAAATCGATATTCATTTTTGTAGCATAGGCTGACATTTCCATCATACCTTTTACACCACCTTTAAAATTATATAGGTTTAATTTCTTAAAATTATCTGATACGTTTTTTAATGCTTTTGTTGTGTTGATACCATATTTCTCACTTGAATGAACGAATTCATCAGTCATTTCATATGTTTTTTGTGCATCAATACCCATTAGCTCAAACTGTGAAGCCATTTTTGTGGCATTGTCAACACCTAAACCAGTTCCTTTACCTATTGCAACGATATTAACGAGCATCTTTTCAGACATTACTCTGGAACGTCCTGTTTCATCAGCAAATCCTTGCATTACGGACTGTAAGTCCTCCAATCCGCCACCCATTTCGGCAACAGACATTGCAGAGTTTTCGAAAGAAGTTCTAATCATATCAGCCTTTAAACCAGACATGCCGAGGTTTAATGTGGTTTGTCTAATGATCTTATCTGACTGCATCAAGCCTTGTATCCAAGCTGCTTCAAGTTTAGTGTTATCTATGAGAAGCTTTTTACGGGCTTCGTATAATTCATTACTTTTCTTCTGCTTTTCTATTAAAGCATCTTGTTCCTTATTTTCTTCTTTTAAACTTTGTACTTTTTTTAATTGATTGGTATATGCAACACTGCTTTTATTAGTAATAGCATCAAGTTTTTTTAACTCAAGATCTAAAGCAGCATTTCTAGCATCTTGTGCTTTTTGAGCAATTTCAGCTTGTTTTGCGTTTCGATCCCTACTATTAAATATACCATTAAGCAGACTTAATTCATTTTGCAGCAATGCTAAGTCTTGATTTTGTAGATCAAGAGCTTGTTTAGCATCTTTTACAGCCTGTTTTTGCTGGGTTGCTAACTGTGCTCTAGCTGCTGCCGCTGCTTGTGCTTGTGCCGACTGTGTTGGTGCTGCCATAATTCATTACTATTTCATATAAATACAAAAGGAACTAAATTATAATAACTTAGTTCCCTTTTTTTATCTATGTCTAGCAGCTTCTTGCTGCTTTTCCATTTCCTCGTTTTCTTTTTGCATTAAATGTAAGAAATATCTCCTTTTGTAAACTGGTATACCTTCCACATAATCAGCTTGAAACCTGCCATGTTTAGTTAGAATGTAGATTTCGTCATTTACCATTTTTTTATAATCACCTGCTAGGTGTTTGGGAAAAAAAAATCTATACCGAGCGTTAAATTGGACTTAAATTCAAATCCATCGTCAGTGGTAAATGTATAGCTAAGGTCAACATCTGGAGATACTTCAACAATTTTTTTACGAATTGTGAAAGCATCTAAGGCAGGCATCGCATCAACAAATTTATCAATGTATCCACGATCGGTATTCCCTTCAATTGAGATAATACTTGCTTTAAGCCTAATGGTGCTGTATGAGCTATATGTTTTGCTATACGCCAATTTAATAGCCTCAGCTTTTTTAGAAATGTTATCGTCTTCACCATATGTTAATATTCTGAAAACAACATTCTTTTTTCTCATAGGAATAAACACTGTAAAATGACCATTAGCGTCTGGTATTTCTTTTACTTCCTTATATGTCAGGTTAAGTAAATTAACAACTGTTTTAAATGCTTGACCATTTCTAGGGTCTGTGGCGACAACTGAATAATCTGCGCCATATGATGTAGTTCTTAAAAATAATATTAAAGCATTTCTATCACCTTGCAATAGATCGAACGTGTTTACATTTGGCGTTTTGACTTTCTTTTTTAACAATAAGTCTAAAACAGTACCATTTTCAATTAACGATGGCGTTGTTAAAAGGTCTTCGTCTTTAGAAGTCATGTATTCAATACTAATTTCCGATAAATGATTTTCATAGAATAAACCTTTTGATGGTAACTGAACTATCTCACATACCGTAATTAGGTCAGGGTCAGTTTCTTTGCTCATGACGTCATTATAGCCTGTTGTCATGGATGATACGCCAGTGCTCTGTGCCCCAGCATTTTTATTGTATCCTTGTATTGCATTCTTGATTGCTTGTGCTCCTGTTTCCTTTGCCATTTTCTATAAATATTTATAATATTTTATTATTTTGATTATAAATAGTGTTTTTTTTAAAAAGAATTCAAGATTTTTGCTTTTCAGTTGTATAATGTAATAAAATAATATCTCAGATGGGAAAAACTAATAAAAAGCTTGAAGCTGTTAAGCTCGAAGAAAAAGAATTTATTAATATTGTTAACGGTGCTGAAAAGAACTTAGCAACTATGAAAAATGAGATCGGAAAGATTATAACTACCGATATAAAGGTTTCTGCTAAGAATGATAGCCAGAAGAAAATTTTTGAGTCTATCAAAAATAATGAGATTACCATTTGTTCTGGGTTTGCAGGGTCTGGTAAAACATATGTGGCACTAGCTGCCGCACTCAACCTGTTAAAAAAAGGAGGCAATTCATATAAAAAGATTTATTTAATTAAATCCGTGACGCCGCTTAAGGAAGAATCAATCGGGTATCTTAAAGGTACTATGGAAGAAAAAATGGAACCTTTCATGTGGAGTTTTAACTTTAACATTGCTAAATTAGTTAGCGAAAATACATTTAAGATTCTATCTGAAAAAGGATACATAAAAATATTACCTCTAGCTTATTTGAGAGGAACAACATTAGACGACTGTATCATCATATTGGATGAATGCCAAAACGTAACAGTTGATAATGCACACACCGCCATGACAAGGGTCGGTAATAATTGTAAATTGATTATCTTGGGAGACGTTGATCAGGTTGACCTAAAATTTAAAAAGGATAGCTCTTTACACGTATTAATTAATTTATTTGAAGACGTTGAAGAAATTGGAACAATAAAAATGAATGAGACGGATGTAAATGTTAGAAATCCTATTATCGCAAAAATTGAGGCAAAATTTAAAGAACATTATAAGAAATGACAGAAAAAATAAAAATCGGAATCGATATTAACGAAATCTTGCGAGCCAAATGGCTTCAGTTTGATCGTTATTATTTCAATGAGTTTGGCGCAGATGGTGTGCCAACAAATATACCCTATGTATATGACTATTTTAACACATATAAATGGGAAGCAGTTAGCGAACAAATAAAAGTACTTAAGGACAAATTTGTTGACGATATTAGCCCTCTAAGCTACGTTACAGACGAGAATGGTGATGCGCCAGTCGATGCATACATTTCAAATGTTGAAACAGTTAATCAAACTGGACTTGAAGTGTATAATAAATTCATGCATCTTGATTATGTCTTTGAAATATCTGGCTCTGCGCCGTTTATGTATAAAGGACTTGACTTAGACCTTAAGAATTTCTTATACAAATATGGTAAGAATATTGAGGTGACAATTTTCTCCGTAGAGAATGTTCACACTATTCCGCCAACATTATTCTTCCTGAGTAGGGTAATGTCACGCTTTAGTAATTATAAATTTGTTGAGAAGTCAACAGATATTATTAAAGACGTTGATATTATAATTACAACAGACCCAGAGTTGCTTGATACAAAGCTTCAAGAAGGTAAAACAATTATTAAAATTGATAGACCATATAATGTTGAAAATGGTAAACAATATACATCAGTCCTACAATTAGTGGAATTGGTCGATAACGACGAGTTCGAAAAAATGATAGGATACACAAAAACAATCGAATAATTATAAAAATGCTAGAAAATAACGATTTAAACAAAGAAAAGATCACTGTTTTAACAAAAGCAGTCGCAAGATTGGAAGCAAAGGAATCTAAGTTCATATTCTGTGTTCCAGACTCTGCAGGCCCTTCCGCATCAGTATATGAGCTATATACACATGCAAATGTTTTAAAGAATATGGGATATAACGTCACAATGATGACCGAAAGTTCTGATCTGAAAGCTCCTGAGTGGATTGAACCATCATTGACAGACATTAAACATGTATTAATTACTGATTCAAAAATAAATGTATCGCCAGATGACTTTATGATCATTCCAGAGGTGTTTACGAATATTATGGAACAAACAAAGAACTTACCATGTAAGAAAATATGTTTGTTACAGTCTTTTGATTACATGTTAAATGGCTTAATTCCAGGCACTGACTTCGAATTGTTCGGTATTAATGATGTTATTACAACATCTGAAACACTTAGAACAATGCTTAACACATTTTATGGTGAAAAGTATAAAGTGGAAACATATGATATTGGTATTCCAGACTACTTCAAGCCATCTGAAATGCCTCAGAAACCAGTTATCTCTATCGTAGGCAGAAATAGTAATGACATTTCAAAGGTTATTAAACTATTTTTCAGTAAGTATCCTCATTTGAAATGGGTGACATTTGATCCATTGCTAACGAACACTAAACCGCCGACACAATTGGATAGAATTGACTTCGCCGAAAGACTTAGAAATAACTTTGCGGCTGTGTGGATTGATAGAATAGCATCTTTCGGAACATTCCCAATTGAGTGTATGAAAAGTGGTGTAATTCCGATCTTTATTGTCCCAGACATTGAGCCAGAATATTTGCAAGACGCCAGCAAGAAATATGTTGAGGCAGGCATGTATACCAGCAATATTTATGATATTCCTGTTATGATCGGCGATTTATTAACTAAATTCATCGATGACAGTATTCCAGATCAAATCTATGAAACAATGTCAGCAATTGCCGACAGATATACAATGGATAAATCTGAAAAACAGCTTACAGAGATTTACTCTAAATATGTTGAAGAAAGAATAAGCTTTTTGAAAAATGCATTAAACAATTAATAGAAAATGACACAATTAAGTATAATAATTCCAGTATCAGAATTCAATGACACTGTTAAAGAATATCTAGCTAAGGCGATTAAATCTGTTGCAGATCAGGACAATGCTCCTGATAAGCCACAGTTAGTAGTGGTATTTCCACCAAAAGCCGCACAGGTAATATTCTTTGTGAAAGAGCTAAATCTTGAAAACGTTGTAAAATTTATAACGACTACAGATGCAGCTGCCGACTATCAGTCACAAATCAATTGGGCTGTAAATGAAATTGATACTGAATATTTTTCAGTTTTAGAATTTGATGATGAACTAGGCAAAACATACGTGAAAAACGCTACACAGTACGCAGCAGCTTATCCGCTTGTAGATATTTTCATTCTAATGATGCTTGAAGTTGATACTGAAAACAAACCAGTAAAAATTTCGAACGAAATTGCTTGGTCGCAGCATTTCGCAGGCGACATTGAAAACCTTGGGTATCTTAGCGTTGAAACCGTTAAATCTTATTCAGACTTCAAGCTTTCGGGTGCTGTGATTAAAAAATCAGACTTTGTAAAGAATGGTGGATATAAAGTTAATATAAAGTTAACATTTATGTTTGAATACTTGCTAAGGTCATTGAATAATAACAGCAAGGCTTTCATCATTCCAAAGATCATCTACAAGCATTTGGTAGATCGCCCAGACAGCATGTTCGAAGTATATTCTAAAACAATGCCAAAACTGGAACGTAAGTTTTGGTTCGACATTGCAATGAAGGAGTACTTCTTCAATAAAGATAGAGAGTTAAATCTATCTAGCATTAGTTAAAAACGAATATTTAAATGAAAAAAAAGAAATATGAGTTATACTTTGCCGAAAAAGAGGAACAAGCCATAATCGACTATATTGCGACAGATTCCGCCGAAGTTAAAAACAAAATTTATAATGAAATATTGATTGTACCATTTCGTAAAATGATACAATCAATATTACGAAAATATCCGATTTATATCGGATGCTACGACATTGCAGAGGTTGAATCCAATGCTTTGAGTCATCTTATTGAGCAAATGGTTAAGTATAAACCAGATACAATTACAAAATCTGGTAACAAGACCAAAGCTTTCAGTTATTGTCAAACAATTGTTCGTAACTATTATAAGGATCATGGTAGAAAAAGCTACACCGAAAAGAAGACTAACTTATCTTATGAGGATTATACCGATGATTTCGATAATAATTCTTCGTATGCATATGAACTTGATGGCGAAAACAGCGTTGACATACTTGATAAATTAATTCAATCTATTATAGATGAGATTAATGATAAAATATCTCAGCCAACTATTAAGAAAAATGAACTTGTCGTTGGCGATGCCATTATAAACATTCTTAAAAATTGGGAATTACTGTTCAAAGAAGATAGCCCCGATGGTAAGTATAATAAAAAGGTTAGCAATATTTTTGCAAAGAATAAGATTTTGCTATATCTAAAGGAAATAACAAATCTGTCAACAAAGGAAATTCGTGTGGCTATTAAGCCTTTCAAGGATTTATACTACATGAAGAAACAGAGCTTTTTCCAATAAATCATATTTTTTAGTATTTATATGTAAAAACTATAATATGCCAAGACCAGCAAGAAAAAGATTGAGATTCGATGAAGAAAGTATGAACGATCTTCTACAGGAAATTTATGACGATTCGCTCAATATCAAGCAAAAAGCTATACGTCTGTTTAATAAATGGGAAGTAAAGATTAAAGAAACTGGCGAAGTTGCCGCTATCGGCGATCAGCTTATCAAGCTTATTGCAGCAGAAGCCAAAAATGCTGACCAGAAATTGTTAATGTTAAAATATCTTAAAGAAGTTGTATATGACTCTAAGACAAAGACTAACGGCGATGACGAAAAGGCTGATGACATTAGCAGCGATAGCAGACAGGCTTTAATTGACATGGTTCATGACGAAATGGATAAAGAAAAAGAAAAGACGCAGTAAATATGAGTATTAGCGAGAGAAAACAAAGTATATTTGCTACAATTGGGTCATTGTCTTCTTTACATGATGAAAAGGAAATTACTAAATTGAAAAGTACTTATAAATCCGTAAAGACTAAATCCAATGACGAGATAGCATTTTTGCTCGATGTGTTAAAACAGGTCGTTGGCGGTGCTTTGTTAAAGGAAATGATCGGCGGACTTTTAACAGACTTTTTTACAAAGGTAGAATCTGAAATGAAAGAACCTTTGAAAAAACAGTTTACACAGGGTAACAGCGGCGATCAGATACCTGCGTCTTTTAAGAATGGAATCCAAGTGCCTATTAAAAGCATTGATTCGCAGTCTAAGTTTAAGATCAAATCTGGGACTATTTCGGAAGACCTTAAATTTAATAATGTTATTCCAGATTTTGATACAAAGGTACGGTCAGCTTATTTAAATCAAGTGCCACAAGAATACTGTGGTTTGTCAATGAGTTTTGATCAGGTGACGCAATCATTAACCTTTAAACCGACTACGGCTACTGAAAATTTTAGTATAGGTAAATGGTTTTCAGATTATATTGATGCAGCCGCTATCATAAATAAAAAAGAGGTTGTTACGAACATTTTGGATGCCATTTTTGGCACTATGGCTAAGACAGAGGATAAGAGCATAGATCAGATTATAAACGAGCTTAAATTACAGGAAACCATAAACAATATGCTCGACGATGATAACAATCCGTTAAATCTGAATGATATCATTGATGCAGCAAATGCTTTAAAAAATGGTACTGTTGAGTATAATTTAGGATGCGGATATATCTATAACAGTTTAACGCCAGAATTTTTCTCTGGCGCAACTACAACAATATCATCATCCAATGATCCTACTCTTGTTGGCAATGCCGTTGAATCCTGTATTACCAATGGTGAGAATCCAGATACAATAGCTATTATTGACGAGAATTCTGCCGCCGCAAGAGATGGATATTTCGCTAGGATTATTAATATGATTAAAGAGAAAATCATAAACGCTTTAGTTATGTCGCCTCAAATAGTTACGCTTAGGGCAATTATGGGAACATTAACATCTGGAAATCAGCCAAGCCCAAGCACAACAATTCTTGAGGAGGTCGGCGATGCAAAACAATTCATTAAATGCTTAGCACCTGTATTTGTTAATATGATGGTTGATTATATTTTGGCTATAGTGGTTTCAGAGTTATCTAAGTTATTATCGCCAATAATACAAAAGCTCGTTAAGGAAAAGACAAATCAGGTTAAAAGAATTATTCAGAGTCTTATACCAACAAAATTAGTAAAAATATGAGCATAGAATCTTTAATGGACTACATATCCAAACTGTTAAACATAAATGTGAGTTCAGCTCCAACTATTCCAACGCCACTAATACTTACAGGCGTTGCTAATAGATCGGGTTTATCGCCAATAAAAATAGCATCGAGAATTATTGCTAGGAAAAGTGAGGCAGGTCTGTCTGTTGGAGTATTATCAACAGGCGAAGTCGCACCTGATGAAATCATGGAAAGAATTCGTGTTGAAGAGATAATTAGAGCATTGCAAGAGGAGGCTATCATACTGGTAGCCATACCCCCAGGAATTTTGGTGCAAGCAGCTGGAACGTCACCATCAGGCCCTGTAACAGTACTTGGGTCAACAACAAATTTATCAGGTGGTAAAGGAATAATATTATAAGCATGACAGATATAAAAGAATTTACGCCAACTGAATTATTGCATGAGATTAACATTGTAAAAGTGTCCCATGATAATCTGAAAGACAATGTCATTGATTTAACACACATAATTGACGATACAACGGCACTTATTAATGAGAAGCTGGATTACATAAGAGAACTTGAAAAGAAGTATATCGAATTGATTGAAGAACTTGATAACCGAAAATTAATAGAATAAAATGTACGATAGAAAAACATTACAAACGCACAGGATATTTGAAAGCGAAAGCACTGGTGGTAACACCACTCGAACCATATATTATGGCGAGGTTATATCTATAACCGATTCTACCGATGGCGGAAGAATAAGGGTAAAGATATTGGAACTTGATAATAAGAAGGACGAGAATGATTTGCCTTATTGTAGCCCAATGCTTCCAAAATATTATCACATTTACCCTAAAGTGGGCGAAGTAGTGCGTGTATTTATAATGGATACTAAATACCCTAACAGAAATAGATTTTGGATGGGTAGCGTGATTTCACAACCCCAGAAGATTGAGTTCGATTCAGTTTATACAGCATTATCAACAACTGAGATGGGTGCAGTTCAGCCTTTAAAATCGGTGAAAACAAATCCGAACACTACTGGTGTATTTCCAGAGATTGATGATGTCGGCATTATTGGTAGAGTGAATACCGATATAATTTTAAAAAAGAATCAGGTTATTATTCGTGCTGGCAAGCATATGAATGGCGATATTAATACGCTTAATACAAAAAATCCATCGTCATTAACAATGACATTTGAACCCATTATTAATAGCTCAGATTATTATAGTAACTCAATCCTTGTTTCAGATAAAATAGCACTACTATCGCATAATGGTAATCCTAATTTTAAATCGACAATACTTACGCCACAGGACAGGATAAATATCTTTGAAAATGGTCACCCAATAGGTCGTGGGGACATTATTGTTTACGTTTTAAATATGTTTAGAAAAGCATTGTTGTCGCATAAACATGGATACTCTAACACGCCGCCTTTACTCGAAACAATTTTAACTGATATCGAAAAATTCGACTTCGATAGTATTTTACAAAAGAATATTGTTACAAATTAAAAAACCGTATATCTCTATACGGTTTTTTAATTTTGTGTAATGCTGTTAAACATTCAAAATACATCTCCAAGGTTGGATTTTTACATTTACGGTAGCAAGTCCATCATCGTCATAGCTGTTTTCGCCAAAATCGATAGATGTTATCATACATTGCTCCAAGAACCATTTCTCAACCTCAACACCGACTGGATCGAGTGCCTTAAGATAAATGTTCTTTTTGTAACCAGCAGCATAACCCATACGTCCTGTTAGTGATTCGACATGCAATCTTACCCATTCCATAAGTTGCTGTGATGTTGAAGGCCCGATCACGTCAAGAAAGGTAAGGTCGAGTTCTTGCCAAGCATATGCACCTGCGACATAATTAGTCTCATTCATATACTTAATATCAACCTTATTTATATTCAGTGATGGTCTCTTGAATTTTTGTATAGCCCATACTTCAATGCCAAGTTCGTCTGGAAATTCGGCGAAGAAACGATTAATACGTTTTGGTTCATATGCGAATGGAATACCCCTAATTAAATCTGCCATGTTGTCTTTTTTATTATAAATACTAATTTTTTTAAAAATTGAGCTTACATAATTTATAAGCTCAATTTATATATTTAAATTTCTGAAAATGATGCTCCAGATGGTGCAATGGTAAAACCGATACCAATCTTTTCTAGTGAACGAGTCGGTTTAAGATAAATTTCACCGTATAATTCGTTTCTGTCTAAGGTTTCTGGCGTGTTGATCGTATCATCCATAACAACCTTGAATTCAAGCAAGCCTCTGTCTCTCTTAATACCGTCAAGGATAGGATTAGTTTTTTGTTTGAACTGGTCAATTGTTGCTTGATCATTTTGTTCGAAAATCAATCTCATTGCGATATTAGAAATCAATACCTTGATTTGAAGTAACAATCTTCTTACGTTAATTCTATCAAGTGCGCTTTCTCTAACTTGTAAGGTTTTCTGACCAAATATAGCTGTTCCAGTGTTTGAAAAGTCAACCATTGGGTTAATTCTACCTTTGTATAAAACGTCACGTGCTTCCTGACTCAATTTATATTTTGATCTTCTTGCATCGGTTACACCACGTTCAAGACCAGCAGGTGCATACCAAGGGAATTTCTTCGTATCAGTATAAGCAATTGCTTTAGCAACCTCGCCTGTGGGCGGTATATAAACATTCACATTGTTCTGAGTGTCTTTAACCTGAATGAAAGGAAAATAAGTACAAGCGTAGCTACTGTCAATATCTGTGCTGTTTAACAAGTCAACAATATCGTTTGAAGCAACCACATCAGTATTATTATTATCACCTATTGACATTGCTATGTCGATATTTGGTGCATCAATAATATATAAGCTATCAGTTCTTTGTTCTTCGATCATTTCAATTGTCTTTGTTACCAAAGTAGTATTGTCTGACCAGTTAATTGCTGGCGTCGCAAATAAATTGATGGTAATCTTTTCAGGATTTGAGAAAGTGTTTATAGCAGTTTCCCATGCCTGATAGTCATTAGCTGGCGTTACACCTGCGCCAACTCCGTCATAGATACCACCTTCACGATAAAGGTCGGTGTGAGTTCTGTTTGTTCTATTGATATCCCATCCGTCGAATCCGCCAGAAAATGCTATAGTGAATTTTCTAGTTTTAATAGAATTATAAGCATTTGATGGTAATAAAACGTCCTGAATAGATTTAAAGCTACTGATACCAACTTCAAATTCAAGTGGGTCAAGATTATCTGCAAGTACGATTGATGCGTCCACGTCCATATGAAAGCCCTTTGTTTTTGTAAATCCAGTAGGATTGCTTTCGCTATTCTTCCAGCCATTATAGTTGAAGAAATTTTGATTAACACCTATACCAACTGAATTAGCTGTATTATATGCAGTATTTGAAATACCTAAAGAGGTTTTCGCAATTTTATCTGTATAAGCGTAGCTTGTTTTGTAGAAAATCTTTGGCGTTACAGCTGTTTTAAATGTGTTAAACCAATATCCTTCAAAACCTGCTGGAAATGATTCTGGTTTAATATCTGCAGCTAGCTCAACCATAACATATTTACTTAACAGTTCATAGTTATCGTCGGTAGTACCAATTCGTTGTCCGATAAAATTTGTTTTTGACTGAATTAGAGAGCATCTTGTGAATGATTCCAAAATGTTCATATTAGCGTCAGTATCATAAAATGATCTGATAATTACGTCAAATTCAAGCGTTTCAGGATTAATATTAACGATACTCACCTTGATTTCTTGGTTGGCATCATCACCGTCAGAAATTGATACAAATTTAAATAACCTGTCAACAATATTACCTTTTAGCTGAGATACAACCCAAGGTGTTTCAGGTGTTTTGAATTTTTCCTTACGATTAACAAAAATACCGTCGGTATTTTTAATAATGTTATTGGAAATACCGAAAGCATATGAAGCAATACCTGATAGCATTGTTTCTGGCGTAAATGCGTCGCCATCAACGTCGAGTTTACTAATTAGATCAGGATAAACCGCTTCAACCCAAATATGCGACTGTTTGGCTGTTGGAGTAGTGCCTAATACATTAGCTATAAAATTACTAGCATTTGGATTCATTGATACATTGTATGTAGCAGTTCCGCCATCTGATAACGAAACATATAAGGTAAATTCTCTGAAAAGATCACCAGTGCCATCATTTGTTAAATTTGAATCAAAATCAATAGCATTAACAGTGAATGTCGTTACGGAAGGAGCATCAACATTGTCAGTTACAGTTGCTTTGCTTCTCAATACAGCTAATACCATATCCTGATATTGAACATAAGGCGTACCTGTTAACGGAGTCTCTACGTAGTCAACATTTCCAGTACCACCAGAAATTGATGTTACTGTAAATGTGTAATAACTTCCAATAAAACTAACGCCATCTTCATTTTTAATAAAACCACTAAAAGCAGCACCTTCTTGACCAACAGTATAAACAGGTGTACCAAAGAAAGTATTATCAGTGAATTCACGACTACCATCACTGGTTGTGCCACTTACAATTGTAGATGGATCAACGCCAGCATTAAGACTAATAGTCCAAGCCGAACCTGCATCATATCCTGATAAACCCAATACTCTGGTGACCCACAGTTGATCAGACTCCTGTAAATATGCGTTAGCAACATAAGGCAATTGATATCTTAGGTTTCCATTGCTATATTTGCTTGTGTCTTGTGCTCCAAATTTATCCAAAAATTGTGGTCTGTCTTTAATATAAAATGGCTCAAATGCTGGGCCTTTAAGTGTTTCCCCAGCAAGTCCTAACGTTGTGATTCCAACATTACGTGTAACATAAGTTAAGTCACGTTCTTTAAATTTAACACCTGGCGAGGTGAATACAAATTCAGTCATATCTTGTTGTTTTATTTTTTATAATTATTTTATATATAAATACTATTTTTTATCCCAAAAGATTCGATTAAGCAAAAATTGTTAACGATTTGAGCCAAAATATTATAAACCCGATTTATAAAAAAACAAAAACAAGTATTTATTCTTGTATATCACATAATATGAATAAAACGTTAGTAATTACTACAGGTACAACCAGTGAGGATAAGTATATTAAGCTTAAATTAGAACAAGATATTGAAACATTAAACATTTTAAGCTTAAACATATCGACCAGTGACGTATATCAGGACTTCAATTCTGACTACGGTATTCTGATCGGTAGAGTTAATGGAAACGATAGTGTTGGAATACCTAATGCAAAGATTTCTATATTTATACCTCTAAGTGACGCTGATTCTCTTGATAGTGAAATCAGTGGAATCTACCCATATACCACGCCAAGAATAAAAAATGCTGATGGTAAAAGATATAATTTATTGCCACGTATAGGTAAGAGCGATCCAATTACTGGAATTATTGCGCCAACACAGCCGTTTGGTTCATTTCCGATAAAGGAGGAAATAGTCACAAATATAGCTTTAATGAATGTTTATAAAAAATATTACAAATATACAGCTGTTACCAATGATTCTGGCGATTATATGATATTTGGCGTGCCAATCGGTACGCAAACAGTACATATGAGCGTAGATATTACCGACATTGGAAAGTACTCAATGACGCCTGCCGCAATGGTTGTCAATCTAGGATATTCGCCAAATTTATTTAACGCAAATAAAACAAGAATAAAAAAAAGTAATGATTTGGCGGACTTACCAAATATTGAAACACAAGATATTAGTGTAAATATAATATCGTTTTGGGGTGATACTGCAAATTATGAAATAGGTATAACGAGACAAGATTTTAGAATACGATCAGTGCTGGCAAATACTGTTACAATATTCGGCTCAGTATTTACTGACGGCGAATTGTCTATGTGGGGTCGTAATAGCGATAATGACAGAGCTATACGTGAATTATATTCGCTAAAAGCATATCAAAATAATTTTGGACTGGATGCAAGTAGAATTAATGTTGGGATATCTTCAAAAAGAAGCGTAAATGTTACTGAAAAAATATATTATTATCCCTCAAGTGTGACAGATGAATATATACTCGCTAATAATGCTATTGATATATCCGATGAAATGATATTATTAGATAAGAATGAATATTCCGTTTACAATAATAATGGCTCATTTGCCTTTATTATTAACTGTAATAGAAATAAAATTATAACAGATAAATCTGGAAATTCTATTTCTGTGCCAGATGATTATAATGGCGGAATATATACAGAATTTAGAGGATTTGCCACATTCGAAATAAATGATGTCGATGCACCACTAAATATCGATGATTTTATTGGTGATAATACTTGGATAAAGGCATTTAGATATAAGTTAAAAGTTCCACAATTTGCTGTTGGCAATAATTCGTTTACAATGCCCGTTGGTGGCACGGAATCGCCTCAAACAATCGCATGGAGAAAACAGGATCAAATATTTAAAGGCGGATCATATTACAGTGTTGCAAAATTTCATGGACTTGTTTATAATAACGAAGGCGATGACAATAATCAGACCGATGAACCTAGTACAGGATATATTGCTCATGATGACGTTAATATTGGAATTCGTCAATATACAAATAATGTTGGGATCATTCAAACTGATGATTCATTCTTTAATGACGTAACAGGACTAACAACTATTGAGAATAGTAAATATTTTCTACCTTCGAATATTGGAGCTGACACTAGTAGATATTTTGGTGGAAACTGGCTAAATTTTTCGCTACATATGCCTCAAGTAGGATATTGTCACATTGGCTCTGGATATATTAAACATATGAAATCTACGACGAATTTTTCCAGAAACTATCGAGACCCTTATTTTTATGAGAATAATGACCAACAAATAGCCGCTACAGATACCAATACAAAAGGGTTTGCGAGATCAGATTTACATTATACATCATTTATTGAGGTTAATAAAGAGGATTTAAAAAAAATAGTAAGCCTAAACAACGGCTTTAAAATGTCTGATTTAACTGCTACAGGGATAACACTAACAACAACCGATTTTAAAAATGGCTTAGCACAATGTCCATTAGATCGAAATGGTGTAAGCGGTGGTAGGATTAATTCAGATCCTTCTCAATCAATAGATACTGATACATATTTTTTTAAAGGATTGGGGTCATCTGATTGTTTTAAACTTCTAAGAGATATTGGCATAATTTAACGACATGGATAACAAATATAAAATATTACTAAATAGCACTAAGAATATAGATTCTGTTAATTCAGACGTTAATATAAAAATTGAATTGGTTCGAAAAGACAATGGACTAAACGAATCAGAGCAAGACGAATTTGTTAGCTCTACCGACGTTTTTAACTCTGAGAGAGAGTCTCATAATAATTATAGAATTTATGGTTCGATAGAATACATGTCGATGCTAAATGGAATTAAAAACGATTTAAGTGACGCTAGCAGGGATGATTATTTTATAACGGTTACTGGCGATACAAAAAGTTTATTAAATTCGTTTGAATTTTATTTATTAAGACCAAAGAATAATGACAGCTACACTGGCGTTACAACTAATAGCTATATTCGAACATTTGATATTATTGCTTATCCGTCAGATTTCGATATTTATAATGCTGGCTTTTCTAGGAATATATACGGTGACCAGAAATACTCATTTGTAATTAATAAAGACATTGATAATAATGGCTATTATGAGAGAAATAATATGCCAATTACTGATCTGTATATGTATGCTAATTATAAGCCAAACGTTGGCGAAACCATTTCTGGCATAACATGGAATTTCACTGGTGAAACAGTAACGGGTGCTACAAATATGTCGGATTATTGTACAATGGACATGACGACATATACGCAGATTGTGACGGCTTCTCAGGTTAATTATATTGATACACCATATGTTACAACAGGGGGTACTAAATACTTCTCATGGAAGTACTTGCCAATGATACCAATAAAGATTAATTTACTAAGCGACGAGTTATTCAAGATTGGCTCTAGTCTGCAAATGTCCACAGGAGTTATTACAGGTATTACAGGACTTACAAGCTATGAATTCAATCCATTACAGCCAATTGAGTTGGGGGTTATATCTGGAAGCACTTCAGACGTTTATTCTGGCAGCACTTCTTACGATTTAGTGAACTCAATTCCAGAGTATGCTTATGATCTTGGCGATGGAAGATATATATGGCGAAACATATTACCTCAAGACTATATTAATCCGATAACAAGCGTTACTCTTAGCAATCCGTTTATGAATGGTAGCAGGTATGTTTTCACAAGCATTATTCTTGATGTGAGTGCCAATAAAGAAGTTCTTAATACTGCAAATGAATTTAGAAATATCGACTTTAGCTTCACAGTTATAAATAATAAGCCAGTTTCAGACCTTAATGATATAGGAAAGCCATGCAAATAATGCATAATTGCGGCATGCATGTGTATAGTATATAATACACATGCATGCCGCAAATATCACCTAACGTGTATTTATATGATATTAATAATGTAAACAATGCAAATAAAAAAAACGATAATACTTAACGGCAACGATACGATGTTTCAAATCCCTTTGTCATCCAATTGTGATACCATTGGTTCTGATAACGATGTTAAGAAAATATCGTCAAGTATTTCGAATGATTTGATTAATCCCATTGTGGATAATGAAGTTAAGCGAATAACTTATGCGACTGGCGTCACTAACACAATTGTCTTCAATTACTATAACTATACTGGTACAACCTACAGTACATCACTTATTTATAGTAACAATTTTACGCAAGCAGAGTATGATTCGTATGACCCTAAATTGCTAAATAGCTTTTATATTTTCGATGTTTTTGATAGTCCCAATGTATTGAATCAGAATAGGATTTATCGAACATATTTATCAAAAATACATGCAGATAATGCCTTTGTTATATCCAATAGAACTAATCAGTTTAACTCGATTTTTATACCTTCTTATCTTTTAAACGCTTCTGGCAGCACGACATACTATGGCAGGTTTATGTTTTATAATGCTAAGTTGAATAAGGTTCTAACATTTAATAATCAGTTATATGTAGCCGATACTATTACCACTAGAAAAATGACTTTCGAGATCATCGTGAACAATTTAACAAAAACATGGTATTTCGCAGATGGTAGTGCTATAAATGCTATAGAAATTGTTCAAACAAATAATAACTTTACCACAAAGGTAAACAACAGTGTAACTGGCTTCGAGGTGAAGAAACCTGAATACACTGCTGGAACTGCTTTTGATTATAAGAATATAAATTATTATTGAAAACTGACGCCAATTCTCGTAGTTCTTTTAGACTTAGTTATCTCAAAATCCTTTTCATCCTGAATAAAGCCCATTAGCTTTACAGTATATTTTGTGACAAATAATCTGTCGCCATCAATATTCTCAATGGGATTGTTTTCGGCAACGTCTTCAAATACCAGTGGCATCGGGTAATTCTTCACGAATACGAATGCCTGACTAGATGCAAATGCTTTCAATGTTTGTTCATCGAATAAATTTATGTCAACACGATATTTGGTAAATAACGAAATCTCAAATTTTAAATCGACGTTAATAGGCTCAGGTGTTTTAAATATCAGATGCACTAATTCGCCAGCGTCCATTATAGGTACTTCATAATATCTAAATTTCTTCAATTGGGGTATTAAGTATTTTACTGCGCCAAGTCTTGTTCCCTTACTCTTTTCTGTACGTCTTACGGTAATATATGGCGTTGCGACATTTTTATCAGCATCACTAAACTTCCATGTTTTTGAAAACTCGCCCCATCTATCATTATCAAGATAAAACGTAGGCACAATTACGCCATCAATAACAAGTTTCATTTTCTCACTATTGACAAAGTCAAAAATGGCTTGATCCAAGTCCTCAATCTGAATTGTTCGTGGTAAATATTTCGTATTTAACTTTGTATCATTCATTAATTTTTCGATTCTTTCCATGCCATAATGCATATAATCGTTTCCAACTATTGGCGGATTTGTATCGATAATTATTTTTTTTGGTAATGACATACTTTTTTAATATAAATACTTGCATTTTATTATAGATATTAATACCTTTGCAAGAAAAATATATGCTAATTACTAGAAAGGAAAAATTAAACGATGACGGTTCAATAGGATATATTGAATCCGTCTTCAATTCGGGAAATGTAATGAAGACAACATACTTTCCAGCTATGGATAAGCTCTATATAGCGTTCAATCGTGGCGAAACATACAGTTATGCCAATGTGACGACGGAACTCTATAATACATTCGAAAAGGCTGACTCGCAAGGCGTATTCTTCTTCAAGACGTTTAATAAAAATTCAAAATACCCTGCTAGGAAGGAATTCACCCTTTACCCAACAGAAGTAAAGGAGATTAAGGACAGCATAAAAGACGGCATGAAACTTATTGAGAATGAAGATGGAGGAGAATAAATTGGACTGGAAAGCGTTGGGTTTATTGAACGGGGTTGCTCCTGAAATGGAGAAATATACCATTAATGTCTTTGAATTTGCCTTAGATTATATGAACATCCGTTTTGGCTATGCATCAAATGGATTGATATTTTCAGTGATTCTACAAATTATTAAGAATTATGCGCCGATTAAGAGTGAGATTATCGATATTATTGAAGAAGTGTCAGCGGAAGGCTGTTATGATCGTTCAAAATATACATGCTATAACGAAATTGATTGTGAAGCACAATTCGTTAGCGAATACTGCGAAAATAAACTTAAACAATTAAACAATTAAAAAACATAAAATGATAAACTATTTAAAACAAATCGATTACGAGGATATAACCGAAAACAATATTGTTGACAAGCAATATGTTTTTAGAAAGAGTAATTCCGAGAAATGTAAACGAGTTCTTTTCGGCGAATTACCTGCCGAACTTTTAGACATTATTAATCATAATGATACACACATCGTAACATTGCCGTTTTGTCAATATAATGGTATTGGCTACACTGTTGACGACATTTCATTAAATGACATGAAATTAGCTTTATATGAAAATAAGCGTATATTTCTTTACGACTGTTACGACACCCAATTTAAAAATTTTAGAGGACTAATTTTCAGTAAATAACATATGAAAGCAAAAATTTATATCAAGTACCACAATCCAAATTGTAAACTGGAATCTCATGGCAATTGGATTGATTTAAAATCAGCTGAAACAGTCGTCATGCCAAAGGCATCACACCGACTAATTGATTTAGGCTTCTCGTGTCAGTTGCCAAAGTATTATCAGGCGAATATAGTTCCAAGGTCTTCAACATATAATAAATTTGGCTTAATACAAGCTAATCATTATGGAGTGGTTGATGGCCCTGATGCAAACGGCGACGGATATTCTGGAAATGACGATCATTGGAAATTCAGTGCAATATCGTTGGGAACTGCAAAGGTCGATGAAGGTGATAGAATCTGCCAATTTGAAATCAAGCCAACAATGTTTGCGCCTTGGTATGTAAAGCTTAAGTGGCTATTTACCAACGATATTGAATTCATTGAAGTTAATGATTTAAAATCTGAAAATAGAGGCGGTCATGGATCAACAGGTAAATAGTACCCAGTTAATTGAAACTAAGGAAGAAGCCATAAAAAGATGGGAAGCTTCGGGTCTTTTGGAAGGTCTTACTGGACTTATTACCGATGGATCGATGGATATGTATAAATGCTGTCCAGAATCATATATAATTGACGAAAATAATGAATAAAATTATGTATACATGGGATTATAGAAGACCTGATAATTTTAGTGCCGACATGCAAAATGATTGGAATCAAACAATAATGGTTGCATTCAATCATTTTGCTGTTAAACATGCTAAACATCTTAAGACGAATGTTAAGATGTATGTGCCTTAGAAATATAGAGATATTATCGAATCGCTGTATTTTTACAGTCCTAAAGAGTCTGAGCTAATGAGTTCGTTTCTTAAAGGAGTATACCTTGTCGAATTTTATGATGGTAGTGTTGACCCGAAATGTCATCAAAAGGACGCTATTTTATTTGAAACAACACGTGACTGCTCAAAACGTTGTACAAGTGCTTGTAAGTGTAACGAGATCAAGACATTTCCAGTCGAATTATTAATTTTTAATCATAACAAGTAATAAATATATGAGAATTGAATTAGGTAAAATAACAGAATACCAAGATAAACAATGTGAGTTGTTTTCTAATTATAGCGTTTCATCTTCTTTGGATGAATATGAAAAAAGAAATCAATTTAATAAAGATAAAATAATAAACGATATTTATAACGGCAAAAAGGCGGAGTTTTTAGTTTACAACTTATTAATATCAAGAAAAAAAGAACTAAATTCCCCTGATTTAAATATATACGAAAAATACAATAAATCTTATGATGCTGATTTAGTATTAAATTCTTATGATGCTGAATCAGTATTAAAGGCTTTAAATATACACGTTAAAAGTCATAATGTAAATGGTATATTTCCTATTTCTTGGGTGTTCCAAAAAAATGACCCTTTATTGACTGAACAAAAAGATAATAATTTTTTAGCTTTAGTTGTTATGAATGAAGAAATAAACTATATGTATATGAAAAAAATATCAGAAGTAGATTTTAAGCCACCATTAAAAGAAAGTCTAAGAATGACAAAGGTTTGTGTATACGAAGCTGATTTAAAGGATTAATTACATGAGCAGTGGCTATATAACAATTAATAATTACAATAAATGAAAAGTTATCAAAAGGTTTTGAAAAAGATCATCGCTAAGGGCGTTGAAAAAGAAAGTGGCAGAGCCAATATGCCTAATACAATTGGCATATCGCATGCGGTTATAAAAATGGACTTGCAAAAGGGCTTTCCATTGCTAACGACAAAGAAAATGCATTGGAAAGGCATTATTCATGAATTGCTATGGTTTCTACGTGGCGAAACAAACATTAAATATCTTATTGATAACAATTGCAATATCTGGAATAGTGATGCATATCGTTGGTATTTAAAGTATGTCGGCACAATGGTTGAGCCTGATTACGACTATTTGATGGACGACCCAATTGAAAATAAGACCAGACCATTCACATCCGAAGAATTCGTTGAGAGAATTAAATTAAATCAGCTTGGTGATGATTTATCATATAAATTAGGCGATCTTGGTAAAGTTTATGGTTATCAATGGAGAAATCAAAATGGTGTTGATCAGGTTGCCGAGGTATTAGACGGCTTGAAAAATAATCCATACTCACGCTATCATATTATTGATGCATGGAACAAAGCCGAGTTCAAAGAAATGGCCCTTCCACCATGTCATTTGTTATATCAGTTTATCGTCAGACCTATAAGTATTGAGAAAAGGGTGAAAATGTATTATGACAATGGTGAAATGGTTCATGTTATATTGGGCAATGCTGTTTACGATATTGATAGTACGTATACAAGCGAAAATGATATACATGGCGACAATTGTCCCGATCCGATTGGTATAGAATACTCAAAAGAAAATATTGAATATCTTGATAAACAGAACATACCAAAGTTCTATCTTGACCTAAACATGTATCAAAGATCGGCAGATTCTGCGCTTGGAATTCCATTTAATTTAGCGTCAATGTCTTTATTATTGATGTTGTTTGCAAAAGCAAATAATATGATAGCTGGAATATCAACATGGATTGGTGGAGATACACATCTATATGTTAATCATGTTGAAACAGCTAAAGAACAGCTTACTAGAACTCCGTTAGGCTTGCCTGAAATGAAAATTAACAAAGAATTGAATAATCTTGATGATATTTTATCATTAGATATAAATGATTTTGAGTTGGTTGGATACGAGTCATACCCAAAAATAAACTATGAATTATTTGTGGGACTTGCGAAATAATTTTCGGTGTGCCTTTTAAGTTTTGGTTTTCATAGTATTTATAAGAAATAGATACTATGAAAACTGGAATTTATCGAATTCGAAATACCATTACCAATGACAGCTATATTGGCTCTGCTAAGAATATCATAAGAAGATGGCAAAGACATAAAAGCGGATTGATACATAATAAGCATGAAAATGCTCATTTACAAAGAGCGTGGAATAAATATGGCGGCGATAACTTTGTTTTTGAAATTGTTAAAGAATGTATGTTCGATGATTTGCTTGAGATTGAGCAAAAATATTTAGACTTGAAGCCTGAATATAATATTGGCATAATATCTAGTGGTGGAGATAATTTAACGAACAATCCGAATAGAGACGATATTATTCGACGAATGAAAATTAGCTTGCGTGAGACAATTCTTAATATGAGCGATGACTGTCGTAAAACAAAATATTCGAGACCGATGGAGTTAAACCCTAATTGGAAGGGTGGT